AAAAGTGCAGAGCACAGATTATGGTATATTAGCTGGCCCAGGTGTTACTGTGGTTGGTTACGACGACAATTATAATACTCCTCGTAGTGCTTATTTTAGTGTACAGGATCAAACTACTGCTACACAGCAATGGGATTTTGGTATCTTAGGGTCGGGCAGCAACAATTTTACCATACGTAATAGAACCGCTGATTCCACCCCGTTTGTAGTAAACACTGACGGCACTGTTCAATTTCAAGTCATGACAGTGGCCGATTTGCCCGCAGCCACAACTGCTGGATTAAAAACATTTGTCAATGATTCTAACAAAGTGGCATTGGGAAATTTTGGAAATATTGTAGGAAATGCCGGTTCAAATGTTGTACCAGTTTATAGTGATGGTGCCAACTGGCGTATAGGTTAATTAAACAAAGGAAATACAGAATGAAAAAAATAAATTTTATAGCAGCATTTATACTAACAGCGGCATCGTTGGTTGCGGTTGCTCAAAGTAATCAAACTCCGGTCAATATTACCACTGTGGTTCCTGCTGGAGACACCCGGCAGTTTACCAGTTATGGTAGCATGAATACTACGTACACTTTTAACACTCGAAACACAACAAATGCACAATTTTGCCAAGGCACCGACAACTGCTCATTGCCCACAGCACAAACAGGAGCAAATGCTTATACCATTTCCAATACACGCTGGGGAACATACCAACTCATCAACAATGTTCCAGGTGCTTGTGCTCCAACAGTGACTTATGGTGGCGTTCAGTATTGTTTGTTGGAGTTTCATTTCCATGGTCCATCTGAACACTGGGTCAATAACTCAGCAACAGATCTAGAAGTGCATTTTGTTTTCTTTAATTTAACAGATGCAACATCTGGTGCACGTGGATTGTGTAACGCAAATTCATTATTGGTAATGGGTCAAAGAATGGTTGGCAACGGTAATGTAGCAAATGCTGCATGGACCAATGTGTTTAACGCAATACCAACTGCCAATGCTAGCGGCGCAGTTAGTGGTTCTAGTCTTAACCTCAACATCCAGACACTAATGGGCATTCCTGGTGGCAACATCAACTCTGCTCCAAGCTATAGATACAATGGTGGCTTGACTGCACCAATCAGCATTGCTACACTAGGGCAGACTAACGGTAATCAATCTAACAGTTGCGTGGCCAATACTAATCCTAATAATGGTAATCCATGGTGGGGCAATCCACAGAATCAGTTAAACAATGGAGCATATCCTGAAATTGTTCAGTGGGTGTTGTTCAGACAACCAATACAGTTGTCTGTGGCACAGGTAAATCAGTTCAAGGCAAAATTTGCAGATGGAAATGCTCGTGCTGTTCAACCCAACACTGGTACTACAATTAACTTGGCCAATCCTAACTAAATATGTAAAAAGCAACAGCAACACCTATAATAAAAATAATAACAAGGAGTTACAATGCCACAGGCACATGAAGAAAAACAAGAAGATTGGATGGCCAAACGCTGGCGTCCAGCAATGGGTTGGTTGTATATGGCTGTGTGTGCTTTTGATTTTATCATAGCACCAGTGTTATGGTCAATGACTCAAGCATACTATCATATTGTGCCTTTTGTTCAATGGCAACCCTTGACCTTACAAGGTGCAGGCCTATTCCATCTGGCCATGGGAGCTGTGCTTGGTATTGCGGCATACGGTCGTACCAAAGAAAAAATGGCCGGCGCAGAGCAAGGTGGTCTTGGCAACGGTGGACCAGATTTAAGTCAAGGATTTGGCGCAGGAACAACTTATGTTCCACCCAACGCAACCACAATGAATAATATTAATCAAGGCAATCAACCCAGCTTTGGTGGAGCTCCAGCATTTAACACAGCGGCACCAACTTCACCGACGACAGGTAAACCATTGGGACCAGCATTGTCATTTCCAGCAATATAATTAAAGGAGAATCATCATGTTAGACACACTATTTTGGATCGCAGTAGGAGCATTTGTAGGTTGGAATTTTCCACAACCATTTTGGGCTAAGGCAATTCAAGCCAAAATTCAAACTATGATAACCAAGGGCAAATAAAATGAAAAAGTTTTTAATCGCATTGAATATTGTCATTTGGTCTTTGGTAAGCTACGAAATTGCACACGCAGAAGCAGTAGTTAAAAAGGTTTGTCACGAAGATGCCAAAACCAAAAAAGAAGTGTGTAAGAATGTTAAAACACACAAAAAGGTAGAAGGCACTAAGGTTCCAGAAAAAGCTCCGGCAAAATCGACTAAAAAATAATTGTATTACTCCGACAAAGATAGTATAATTACTATACTATGAGTGACCATTATCAAACCCTGGGGGTTAAGCGTGATGCTAGTCCCGACGAAATTAAAAAGGCTTATCGAAAGCTAGCTAGCCAGCATCACCCCGACAAAGGTGGTGATAAACATAAATTTCAAGAGATTGAACAAGCATATCGTACATTAAGCGATCCACAACAACGAGCTCAACACGATAATCCTATGCCACAAGGATTCAATTTTGAATTTCAAGGTGGCCCAGGTGGATTTGATCTTAATAACATTTTTAGTATGTTTGGAGCACAATTCCATCAGCAAGGATTCCATCCACAACAACAACGACAAACACATACTCGCATGAGTTTGTGGATAACATTACAAGATGTGGCGCAAGGTGGAAAACGGCCTGTTAATGTTGGCACACAACAAGGCTCGATGACTATTGAAATTGAAATCCCATTAGGTATCGAAGACGGAGATAATGTACAATATTCTGGAATTGGGCCTGGCAACACCGACTTAATTGTAAACTTTAGAATACACCAAAATCCAAAATGGCAGCGTAACGGGTTAACCTTAACTACCGATCATAGTATTAGTGTATGGGATTGTTTAGTTGGCGGTGAAACAAAAATTAAAGATATATTAGGCAACGAATATACCCTTTCTATCCCGCCATTATCACAACCGGGTAGTTTGCTTAGATTAAAAGGAAAAGGACTGGCTTCTCGTCAATCTCATCCAGGCGATTTATTAGTAAGACTACACACCAGAATGCCTAACAAAATTAGTCCCGAATTAATTGATCTTATCAAAGAAGAGCAAAAGAAGTAACCATATTGGTTGAATTTTAAATCAAACTACTATATAATAGTATAGTACCACGCAAAGGAAAACATGCAAAACAATAAAGAAATCGAACAGATCGTAGCTAATGCAGTTAAAATGGCAAAAGAAAAACAGCACGAGTATGTTTTAACCGAGCATGTTTTATTGGCATTAGTACGCCATGTTCCCTTCAACAAAGTACTTGAATCTTTTGGCTGCAATGTTAATTCGTTAGACAACGAATTAGATGCTTATATTAATAGCCTTGCTAGTCTTGTTACCAATAAAAAAGATTTTCAACCTAAAAAAACTAATGCCCTTGAACGTTGTTTTAATCGGGCGATGACACAGGTATTGTTTACCGGGCGTCGTAGTATGAATACTGGTGATTTATATCTAGCTATGATGGCTGAAAATAATTCACACGCACACTATTTTTTATTAAAGTACGGCGTTAAGAAAAAAGAGTTTATGGAATATTGGCAGACACATTATAAGCATGATGATGTTACTATTACTAGTTCGCAGGCCGACGAAATCTTAACTGAGTACTGTATAAATTTAACTAAATTGGCTGCCGAAGATCGTTTAGAGCCAATGATTGGCCGTAGTGAAGAACTAGATGAAATTATCACAGTTTTAGCTCGCAAATTTAAAGCTAATGTATTAATGGTTGGCGATCCAGGTGTAGGTAAGACAGCTATAGCAGAAGGTCTCGCACAAGAAATTATGTTAAATCGTGTACCACAATTTTTAATGGGACACGAAGTATGGAGTTTAGAAGTTGGTAGTTTGTTAGCCGGTTCTAAATATCGTGGCGAATTTGAAGAAAAATTTAAACAGGTTATTGGCGCATTAGAAACTAAGAAAAATTGTATCTTGTTTATTGATGAGGCACATACTATGAAGGGCGCCGGCGCCAGTACTCAAAGCACATTGGATTTTGCCAATATGTTAAAACCTGCTATTACTAAAGGCAATCTAAAAGTGGTAGCAAGTACTACATGGGAAGAATTCTACGAGTCCTTTGAAAAGGATCGTGCGTTAATGCGTCGATTCCATCGTGTAGGTATTGACGAGCCAAGTCCAGAAGTTACAGAACAAATCCTTATTGGATTAAGTCCACGCTTGGAACAGTTCCATAATGTATTGATTGATACAGATGCTATCAAATCTGCTGTAGAATTAAGTGGTCGTTATATACATGATCGCAAAAATCCAGATAAAAGTATTGACTTGTTAGACGGTGCTTGTGCTAAAGAGCGAGTTAAAGACATCGGCAATGTAACTATTAACAAAGAAATGATCATGGCTCAGTTAAGTCGTGTCACTGAAGTTCCCATGGATAGATTACAAAACGAGCGCAGTTCCAATATCATGGAACTAGAAGGTAATATCAAACAAAAACTATATGGGCAGGATCAAGCTGTTGATTCAGTACTTGAGCGAGTTTATATTAACTTCTCTGGCATTGGCAACGATAATCGTCCTATTGCTAGTTTCTTGTTCCTTGGTCCAACAGGTACAGGTAAAACTGAACTTGCTAAATTATTAGCAGAAGGCCTTGACATGCAGTTATTAAAATATGACATGTCTGAGTATCAAGAAAAACATACAGTAAGTAGTTTGATTGGCGCTCCCCCAGGTTATGTAGGCTTTGAAGATGGCAATGTAGGCGGTGGTAAACTTATCAGTGATGTTAGCAAAAATCCGTATTCTATCTTATTGTTTGATGAGATTGAAAAAGCTCACCCCGATGTCATTAATATTATGCTACAAATGCTAGACGAAGCTCGCATTACCAGTGCTAATGGTAAGACAGTTAATCTTAAAAACACTATCATTATTATGACTAGTAATTTGGGTGCTCGCGACAATGAAAACAATAACATTGGTTTTGGTAAATCGTTAGAGAAAACTGGATCTGAAGATAAAGCAATGAAGGATTTCTTCAAACCAGAGCTACGCAATCGTATTGACCAAGTATGTAAGTTTAAGAAACTTGATACACTTGCTATCAAGAAAGTTGTACTTAAATTTGTTGATCAACTACAAGTTAGTCTTGTTGCTAAAAATATTAAACTTAACTTGGCTGAATCAGTTATCGATATGTTGGCTGAAAAAGGATATGATCCTAAGATGGGTGCCCGTCCGCTAAATCGTAAGATCGACGAACTAATCCGCGTACCACTAAGTAAAAAGATTTTATTTGAAAGATTATCTGACTGTACTATTAATGCTATCATGATTGATGATAAGATTGACTTCACAATCATACAACCAGCGCCCATGGCTTTGGTAAATGACTCCGGTATTATTGTGCTAGATGGCGAATCTCCTACAGTTTAAACCTGTTCCCAAGGATAGTTATTTCTACGGCAAATATCGATACTGTATAGCATTCACTTTGGATGAAGCAAATGCCTTGAAATCTCTCGACCACGAATATATTGATGCTATAATCGAACGAAGAATCCTATGGCGTGAAGTCGCACAGCAAAGATGGACTGGTGGCTCACAAAATTTTAAACATACTATTATATCAAAACGATGGCGGCCAATCACTGACAAAACTTCCGAGGATTTACATGATTTTGCTGAGATATTAATTTCAACTTCAGTGGAATATAAGTTAGTAACTTCAATTAATAACGGTTGGGTATATACAAATGCTATCAGTTTAATTAAAAAATTAAAAAATTTAAATTATCTTACAGATAAAGATTATACAGAAGCTGTGGTATCCAGACCTAAAGATACTGTTAAATTAAAAATGCCTAAACATACTCACAGAAGTTATTTAAAAAGTATTAAATTAAGTAGTCAACAAAAACAGAATCTTATTAACTTTTTTGCTAATCAAGCAGAGCATGTAAGAGTCGCACCAGCATTTAATAAGTGGTTAGTAGAAAGCCCTTATCTGCGTACTCAAGACTATTTTTTCATAGATCATATAGGCGAAAGCTGGCTAGTCATGGTAAATTTAATCTATCCTGGGCTAATTAGAAAGACTATGGAAATTATACCAGCATAAATAGTATACTATGACGACTTTTACTAACGAATCTTTATTGCCAACTACAGTTTATGGAACCCCATCGGGTAACTATGACGGTACGAGTTCAGCATTTACAGGCAATGCTATCCCAGCCGCAAATTATTATGGCGGGCAAGGATCAGCTCAAACAGCTATAATTGAAACTACAGGATTTACCGGGGTTATTACTATAGAAGCTACGCTAAACGACTGGACCCAACAAGCGGAATGGTTTGCTGTTGAAACTTATGGCAATGCTAGTGCCCCTACTACAGATACACAAGCTATTAATATGCTGGGCAATTTTGTATGGCTTCGTGCTAGAGTAACAGATTTTACTGCTGGCACAATAAACTCAGGAAATGTAATATTCTAATCTAGCTATTTTGAGCTAAATATTAGGATGCGTACAGTTGTAATATATCCCGGAAGATTTCAACCAGGGCACAAAGGCCATAAGTCCAGTTACGACTATCTCGTTAAGAAATTTGGGGACGGAAATGTTTATGTAGCTACATCCGATGTAACTGCCCCGGTGACCAATCCCTTTAGTTTTTCTGATAAAGTTGAAATGCTTACTAAGTTAGGTATTCCTTCTGGTCGTATTGTCCAAGTACGCAATCCTTATCAAGCACAAGAAATCACCAAAGATATTCCGGATCCCGAAAACACAGCTCTTGTATTTGCTGTATCTGAAAAGGACATGGGCGAAACTCCTCGTTTTAAATTTGGCGTTAAAAAGAATGGCGAACCGAGTTATATGCAACCATATCCTAAGGAAGGCAAGCTACAACCGTTGACCAAACACGCTTATGTAATGGTTACACCAACTACTATATTTAAAGTTCAGGGTAAAGATGCTAATTCTGCTAGTACAATACGCAAAATGTATACAGACGGCAATGCGAATGATCGTAAACAAATTTTACATGATTTATATGGCGAGGATGATCCAGCCTTACAACAATTATTTGATAAAAAATTAGGTGTAGCACAAAAAGCTCGTGATTTTGTCATACAAGAACCTGCTATAGATGGCGATGTGATTGACCAACCCAAACCGGTAATTCGCAACGAATCTAAGCAACACAGGGCAAAAATAGCAAAACTAATCGAGTCAACTGTTTTGGCAGAACGCACAGCCGCACATTGTTACAGAAGTTTTGAAGAAGATTTAATCCCTAATTACATAGACGAAAAATCAGGCAGAAAATTTTACTAGGTCGTCTTACTCTTGTAAATATGTTACACTTTATAAGAGGAAAACATGGCAACAAACCAAGACGTAGTACCTACAACAGAAGCCCCAGCAGCAACACAAACAGCCCCAGGGCCTGGACAAGTTCAAGTTAACATTGATTATTTAAAAACTACCCGTGTACATATTTGTATGCCATGTTACGGCGGTATGTTAACAGAGTCATGCTTTATGAGCTATATCAAGTGGGCTAATACAGCTCGTCAACTTGGCATTGACTGGACTATGGAAACAATGACTAACGAGTCGTTGATTAGTCGTGCCCGTAACACACTCACAGCTAAATTTCTCTCTAACCCAGATTCAACACATTTAATGTTTATTGACGCAGATATTGGCTGGGAGCCATGGCATTTGCTAGTTATGTTGAACCGTGATGTTGATGTCATCGGCGGATTATACCCAATGAAATCATTACCAGTTAAATGGTGTGTTAATGGATTTGACGGTGCCGAAGAAGGTCCAGATGGTCTACAAGAAGTTACTAAAACAGGAACAGGTTTCTTGCTAATGAAACGCCATGTATTTGAAAAATTAAACGCTCACCCAGCAGTCAAGCCTTTTAACTCTGATATCGGTCTCCCACCAGAGCTTAATGTTTACATGAAGACCTACTTTGATACGGCAGTTCGCGAGAACCGTTACTATTCAGAGGACTGGACTTTCTGTGAAAACTGGCGTGATCTAGGTGGTAAGATTTGGGTTGATAAACGAGTATTGTTAAAGCATACAGGTACCTATGTATTTGATTATGCCGCACAAGATCAGCTTTACAAAGATCTACACGCATTGGCTATGAACAATCAGCAACCAGCACAAACAATCGCCCAAGCGGCTGCGAGTACTGGCCCAGTAGCCGAGCCACAAGCTCCTAAAGCAGCAGTAGTTGCTTCAAGCAAAGGTAAGAAAAAGAAATAAACTAGGTAGTTTATAAACGGGCAGAGGCCGCTAGAGCAATCTAAGCGGCTTTTGTTTTTCCGCTAAATATATTAATGAACATTGAACAATTAGAATCCTTCAATCTAGCGGATGCTGTAAAGTTTCATGACAACCTTAACCCGTTAATATGGGATAAAAGCGAACATTTACATCCTGAAATTAGAGATCAACTATTAGAAATAGCCGCAGATTTTGGCGAGTTTCTTGGAGTGGACAATTTAAATTTAAAAGATATAACAATCTCAGGTAGCAATGCTGCTTTTTCATACACTCCACATTCTGACATAGATTTACATTTAATTGTAGACTTAGGTGACGAAGCACACAAAGACATATACCGCGAGTTGTTTGATGCTAAAAAGTTTATCTATAACACGGAACATAAGATTACTATTAAAGGTATTCCAGTTGAGTTATATGTACAAGATGCCAATGAAGAACATCATAGTCAAGGAATTTACAGTATACTGAATAATGATTGGATTCAAATTCCTCGCCGTAAACAATCAGATATTGATGATGTAAGTGTGCGTAGCAAATATAAAGATTTAAGTAAGCGTATAAAAGAAGCTATCAAATCTAAATCACTAGAACAGATGACTAGTGTAATGGACAAGATAAAAGAAATGCGTGGAGCAGGACTGGCCAATCACGGCGAGTTTGGTCCAGAAAATTTAGCATTTAAATTGTTACGCAATAAAGGTGATTTGAAGAAATTACACAATGCTCGCAAACAGGCAAAGAGTGTTGAACTAAGTTTGAAAGAGCGCAAGCCACAACAACCAACTACATACGGGTTTGGTCCTGACTATATTGAAGAAGTTGGTATTACTCCAGATGGTACTAACCCAACTACTTCTGAATTTACCAACGAAGCGCAGTTAGATGAAGTAGGCGTTACTCCAGACGGTACTAATCCAACTACTTGTATGTTTACCAACGAATCCGACAATAATAAATCTATCATCAAAGATTTTGTTAATTTTTGTATCAATGAATTAGAATTACAAAAAGAAATCAATTTAAGATTACGCCGTGACCCACAATGGTCTGCCCGTAACAAAACATTTGGACGATATAACGATACTACCAATGAATTAGAAGTAGGTCTAGGTGGCCGTCATATCATGGACATACTTAGAACTATAGCACACGAGCTAGTACATCAAAAACAAAATGAAATGGCTCCAGTGCCAGATGATGCTGGCGAAGATGGTAGCCCATATGAGAATGAAGCCAATGCTCGAGCAGGTGTGTTAATGCGTAAGTATGGTTCTGAACATCCAGAATTGTTTATGGGCAGTGAATCGCCCGAGTCTTCTAAATCATTAAAAGAATATATTTCCATGGGCTCGGACAAAAATTTCCAAGAAGCAGAACCTTATAAAAATTATAAGATATATGTACGCATAAAACCTTTTGGTAATACTGGAATATATACTGCTCATACAGAAATAGATCGCAAAGAATTCAAAGGCCAAGGCAAAACACAAGAAGAAGCGATTCAAGCTGCTCGTGACAAAATTGATTTTGTATTAAATGCCCAAAAGAAAGTTACTGGCTCTAGTACGATTGATTTTAATGTTAAATTTGCTACAGATTTATTGGCAGATCCTCGACAAACATTTTACGCTAAATTAGAAAATATTGACGGCGGGCCTAAATTAATAATCGCTGGTCCAGATATTGTAGCAGATCCAGAATTATTGGCTGCCGGAGATTTTAAGAAAAGTTCGTTACGGACTCAAGTTGATGACGCAGGCAACACTACTCCTTTACCGGGCATTCCGTTATCTGCTAAAAGTCTTAGGGCTGGTGAGTGGATAGCCAATGGTAGATATACCATAGGAAATGAAACTACGGATAGCGATGGTAACCGGGTGTTTGATTTAACTTACCATAGCACAGCACATACTAAAAGTGATAAACTACGATTAACTCAACCAGCATTTACTTTAGGCACCAATCGTGAAATAAGTGAAGCTAGTGGCTATATACCTACAGCCGCACAAGCTCACGATCCACGCTTTGAAATGGCACTTACTGTAGACATTCGCCCAGGAGCATTAGGTAAGAATGCCAACAAGTTATTGCTAAACACAGATAGTCAAGGACACCCACAAGAATTACGCCCAGACGGCATTGTAAAAAGAATGATGGAAGAATTAGAATTATTTAAAAGGAATTATCAATGAAAGCTCTTGAATTTATTTTTGAATCTGCACAAACAACCTTAGGCGGATTCAAAGTTACACCTTTACACATCGAAGATCAAGATGTAGATGAGGCCATTGGATTAAATGCTCCACATCGCCGGATGAGTCGCGATGAATTACAAGGCTATGCTAATCGTATCAAGACTGGCACCAAAACTAAAAAAGATAGATTTGCTCCTATTATACATGGTAGCAATATCAAGGCAATTACCAAAGATGACAACGGCACAGAATGGGACTTAGATGATTTAGCTCGCCAGATCACTACTCGTCCTCGTTCATTGTTAGGCACTAATGCTAAGATGAGTAAGAGTGCTACCGAGGGTGAAATTGTTTATGATTTAACATTGCCAGCATTGAGTGGTGTTGTGGTTGACGAAGAAACTAGTGACTTTGTAGAAATTACTACTTGTCCAGGCGCAGGCGGTTGTCAGCTATTCTGTTATGCTCGTAAAGGTGGCTATGTAATGTTCCCTGCTAGCTCTATGTCAGCCGCACAAGCATTAAACTTCTTAGTTAATGATCCGCCTGGCTACATGGCCATGGTTAATCGAGAGATACAAGGTCTCAAAGGCAAAACAGACAAACATGGAATTAGATTAGTTGTGCGTTGGCATGACGCGGGCGACTTCTTTTCCAAAGAATATCTAGATTTAGCATTCAATGTTGCTCGCACTAATCCAGATGTAAAATTCTATGCTTATACTAAGATGGCCGATGTTGCTACTTCTGCCAATAAACCTGCTAATTTTATCGTCAATTTTAGTTCAGGAAGTAAGCGTGGTGAAGAAAAGAAAATTGAATTACACAAAGCCCAAGGCAACGCAGTTAAAGATGCTGTAACATTACCCAAAGATATGTTCCGCACATTGTTTGTCACAGATCCTAAAGGCAAATATGTTAAAGACGAAAAAGGCCGCACACAAGTTAAAAGTCCCGAAGCATGGGAAGAATTTAAAAAAACATTGGCTGCCAAATATAAAATTGATCCAAATTCAATTATCACATACGATCAGATGTTAACAATTCCCGAAGGTCCACAACCTAAATGGAATGTAGTTATATTCCCGGCTGGACACGGAGACCGTGCTGCTAATAGATTGGATGTAATCAACAGTTTCTTAATGTTCCACTAAAATGATTTTAAACGATTTTACCCAACCTAAACTAAAGTTTAGTCGCGAAAAGCTAGACGCAGTTCTTGTCGAGCTTTGCGGTATGGTCATCGAAGGACAACAGGACAATCCAGATTTTTATGGTATGGTAGCCGCTGCGGTATTAGATCCACGGGGAAGATTAGTTACTGGAGTAAATTATCTATATGGTAATTCAAGAATTCACGCCGAACGAGCAGCCATAGACAAGTATGAGGAAGAGTATGGAGAATTGCCAAAAGGTAGTATTGTAATTACTACATTAAGCCCATGCTGTGAAGATACTGGCGATAATCGATATGGAGTTAGCTGTACGGATTTATTAAATCAAAAACATATCAAATTAGCCTACTGCGGGTACAGTGATCCGTCACAAGATAATACTCACGAAAATTTTACAATTATTATTACAGAAAATAGTAAGATTAAATTGTTATGTAAAAAATTAGCTGATACATTTTTAAAAAAAAAATTAGCAGAAAATACAAATAAACAAATATTATCCTACATCAAAAAGATACACCCAAAAGGTGAGTTTAAGATTGATCAATCAGTAACTGATCATCCTGTATGGGAGTTGACCACTGTACCTATCAGCGGTTTACATCTTGAAAAAGATGGCAGTCCTTATGGACAAATTAGTTATGTTGACTATGATCATGTAGCCGATATTACAGCACAAGATATAAAAAATAAACCTATTGTTGTAGACAACGCTGGATGGGTGATTGATGGCAATCATCGTGCTGTAGCTGCACGTGAAATGGGTATGAAATATATACCAGCCTATGTTCCAGATTTATCTGCAGAAGAAGATCAAGAAACTTACGATCAACATATGGCTCGCATTAAAAAACAAATAAACGAAGCTCGCATACCATATGCGATAGAAGAGTTTCTTGACAGTTTAAACCCTGATGATGTAGGTGTTGAAGAGTTTGGCCGTTACCGCGTACACTACGAAGGGTTTAGCGATGATTGTCAAAGTAGTAGCGATTATCGCAAGAATCCTGAAGCAGTATATGATCAAGTATTCCAAGATTTTATTGCTCGCGAGGGCGGGGCCAGGCCGATAGTTTCAGACATGATTGGTGACGAGGACTATCCAATACTTTATAGTATATTTAAAATTAAACAACAGCCAGTCAATGAAACGGCATCGTTTAATCAATGCTACGCCACCGCTTGTAAACTATATGACAAAGCTGACGCTGAAAATTTAAATCCTATGCTATTACAAGTAGCTGGATACAAAGGTAACGGAAGTACTGCTAACACTAATTGGTTAGAAATACCACCACGCTTGTGGCAACACTATGTTACAGTAGTTGGCGACATGGTATTAGATCCTACTGCTAAACAGTTTGGGTCAGACAAGGCAACCAAATATCCACGTAGTCAGTTGGATCACGATTGGAATAAGCAGTATCAAATTAAACCAAAGGAAGTTACAGAAAACTTTGCTGATGGTAAAGGGCCAGGTCGTCCAGGCGATAGCCAGCGTCATGGTATTCCTAAGGGTGCTACAATGGCCGAATTAGAAAAAGCAAGCCACGCTAAAGGTCGAAAAGGACAGCTAGCTCGTTGGCAACTAAATATGCGGAGAGGACATAAAGAATGAAAATTAATCAAATCATCACTGAAGAGTGGAGTCAAAAATACAAGAAAAGTATTAACTGCCGCCACCCAAAAGGGTTCAGTCAAAAAGCTCATTGTGCTGGCAAGAAAAAACACAACGAAGATATTACTATGGAAGAGGTGTGTCCAGACTGTGGTATGTGCCAAACACATGGCAATCTTAATGAAATTAAAAAAGGTGCCAAAGATAGCAACGGATACACTAAGTGCTGGCCAGGCAAGCATGCCGAAGGTACTAAGAAGGGAAAGAATGGCGGCCTAGTACGTAACTGTGTGCCAAACGAAAGCGAAGAACTAGATGAAGAGTTTGATCTTATTGAATCTATTATTAATAATCTTGCTAATCGTAATCAAGTAGATCCAGAAGCAATTTGGGAAGATTTAGAATCACTTACTAACGACGAACTATATGTATTTGCTGCCACGATGCCAATTATGGAAGATTGGCAAAAAGCTAATAAAAAGGATAAAACAGATGGCATGAGTCAAAAGGCTGTGAACTCGTATCGCCGTGAACATCCTGGCTCAAAATTAAAGACTGCCGTGACTACCAAACCTAGTAAGTTAAAGAAAGGTAGTAAAGCTAGCAAGCGTCGTAAAAGCTATTGTAGTCGTAGTAAGGGTCAAATGAAGATGCACAGCATTAGTTGTGCTAAGACTCCCGACAAGGCTATCTGTAAAGCCCGTCGTCGTTGGAACTGTGAATGAGATTTAAAGAATTTATTGTCGAATATCGCCACCCTAATGAACAAAAAGTGCATAGGGCAGGATTAGATTTGGAATCTATTATAGTAGGCAGAGATTTTCAAATAACTGCTTCAAGTCATGGTCGCGAAATGGGCCGTGTACTATTCCACATTAACGACAATACTTTAATTCCTGATGATTTATGGGTTGAAGAACAGTATCGCGGACAGGGTATCGCAGCTGTAATGTACGATTGGGCCAAAGAACTAGGCTATCGTGTAGTACGCAGTGATTCTCAAACAGATGATGGCAAACATTTTTGGGATAAGAATCGTGGAGAAGCAGGTCAAGTATGGGAAGCCGAGCTGGCCGAAATAGCCCGTATACCAAAAAGCGAATTAGCTGGGTGGGGCGATAAAGATACAATAGAGCCACAGCAGGAACCTAAGGGTTCTAAGCCTTTACCCGGCGGTAGCGGATATAAGTATCATGTAAATCGCAAAGGCAGCGATTTTATAGAAATTACCTTATACGACAAAGGTCAAATTATTGCTGAATTGGATTTAGAAGAATTAGGAGCTCCTATTCCACTTTGGCGAGTTGAAACTGTTGTAGCTATTCCTGAATATCAAGGTCGAGGCTTAGGTATGTCATTGTATGGAATAGCTTTAAGTATCTTAAAATTAACTCTAGTAGCAGGCGAAACACAAACTCAACACGGAGCCCGTCAATGGCTTAAACTTAGTCAAATACCTGGGGTAGAAGTCATGGGCATGAAAACTGCTCCTAAAAACAATTTTAAACAGGGACCCGATAATATAGTGTTATGGCAAGGGCCTGAAATGATTACTTACACATTCCCTATTACACAGGGATCTAAATCAATGAAATCTGCCCAGCGCGGCGTTGGAATATATAATTCAGCCGGCGCAACCATGATTGCTAAATGGACCGGCAAGTAAAAATCCGCTAAATACTTTAATGCGATTATATGAAATTGTAGGTTTACAAGAAACAACTGTGAGTGGTAGTATTGCTACTGTAGCTATGCCCTTGGGCCCAGTACAGCGTAGAATACCACCAGATAGCCTATTTCAAGGTAAATATACTACCGACGCAAATCCGACGCCAAATACGCCGGACTGGATGAAAAAATTTAAAGGGAAGAAGTAATGTTAGCTGATTTAATGAAAATCCTATTAGCAAGTGACTTTAGTTACTATCTAAAAGCACACTTCTTTCATTGGAATGTAGAGGGCAAAGACTTCTATCAATATCATAAATTCCTACAAAAAGTCTACGAAGATGCTTATGAAGCTGTAGATACTATTGCTGAAAATATTCGTACATTAAACGAGTATGCTCCAGGTAGTTTAATCCGCTATCACGAGTTATCCCGTATTAAAGACCAAACCAAAGTGCCTAGAGCACAACTCATGCTGGAGGAATTACTAGCTGATTCCCACATTATGATTGCACTTCTTAATGAATGTTTTGCCGCTGCCGAAGCAGAGAACAAGCAAGACATCGCAAATTTTATCGCTGAAAGATTAACTGCCACTAATAAGTTTATCTGGATGTTACAAAGTTTTTTAAGAGAGTCTAGAGCATAATGGATCATGAGTTTTTAAGCATCGTAGAAAAATTAGCTATCCTTGAAGGGCGCATTGCTCCAAAGGAAAGTAAAGTCATGGTTGAAACTTCAACCAAGCAAAAGAAGCCGGCTCTTTTTAATAATCTTAAAAAAGATGAATCTGCTATGCCCATGGTAGGTGGAGTAGAGTTTGCCGAAGATAAAATGGAAGAAGATGTGTTGGGTAGAGTCAAAGCCTCGTTAGCTGACTACTTAAAGTCTGCTGAGGAAAATTTAAAACACGATACTGATCTTATTGCTAAGAAAAAACAAGATTTAGATTTAAAGAAAAAAGAATTAAAAGATTTAACACTCCAAGCCAAAAAAAATGTTGACGAAGCCATTCCAATGACATTAGAAGATCATCAAAAACTTGAAGTAGGTGATCGTATTTGCGTTACTGGCCCAAATCACTATCAAGGCGAGTTCGGTGACATTGTTGATTTTGGTCGCGGTAGTGATTTTATTATCGTAGACATTGACGGTGAGATAGTTAGCATGCACGCTAGTGATGTTGAATATCACGATGATCAAGAAGATTGGGATGAAGATGATGGCGTTATGTTCGAGCCACCAAAAAATAAAAATCACAGTATATATAAAAACGAAGGCGAGCTAGAAGAAGATCCAAATCAGACTCCAGCAGGCGGCGAAGGTAAATCTACATTATCAGATCCTACCTACGCAGAAAGTGCGACAGCTCCAGTTAAAACAGTTAATGTTCCTACAGAAGAAGTAGGACTTAGTGGCGGCGGCGGAAGTGTGTTAGTTGAAATCCACGGCGACGAGCGCGATGGTTTTTGTATCAAGAGAGCTGGTAAAGAATTACCAACTCGCTTTAAGAGTTTAGAAGAATGTGAAATCGCATTAGAAATGTATATGGCTCGTGCTAAAGCTAAACAAGCTGCTGAACAGTCTGCTGATTATATAGAAGAAAAATAATATGAATTTATTTGATTTATTTGAAGGAGCCATCGACGACCTTGAAGCTCGTCGTATTGAAGATTTAGAAGCAAAGATGGACGACTTAATAGCTCGTGCCAAAGAAGCAACTGACCCTAATGTTATTGCGGCGTTGCGCCATCAGTTTGCAATAGCAGTAGCCGAGCGTAATAGTTATTACAAATTAAATGTAGAAGAAGACACAGATACAAATTATACCTATACAGTTTTCATTGATGGTACTAAAGAAGGTACCTACGGTAGTAAAGAAGAAGCCAAAGCTGTAGTTAAGCGCAAAAAAGAACAAGCACCAGGTAGAGTGTATACTATTAGACCAAAGAGTCGCACTAGTATGTCTAGTATTAAACGATTCCAGCGCAATAGAGATCGTGAAATTGAAGAAGATGATTTAGTTACAGCCGAAGGTTATGCTACTACAATAGGTCCTGATATGGCTCCACTAGATCCAGCAACGCAATGGAAAATTAAAGTTAGGCAATTAATTGCTGATTACATTAAAAATCCACAAGGTTTATATAATATAGCTAAACGCAACGGACCTAATAGCCCCGAAGCATTTGCCTATAATCAAATTATGCATCCTACTGGTAAAATTGCTTTACCACCCGACGCTGTTACATTCGAAGGTTATGTGCCTCTTGACAAGTATAGTCCAACCGCTGTTTGTCTATCTGGCAAGCCTGTTAAAAAGTTTGACTACTATAAAGACGCTGAAAACTTTTACAAAAACTGGAAACAAAAATTGTATCGCGAAGGCAACACAGAGAAGGCAGACAAGATTACCTTGATGCCGTTGAATCTTGATGAAGCCGCCAATCTAGCACAACAAGCTGCTATTGCTATTGCTAAGAAAAAAGCTCATACAAAACCTAAACAAATGGACGAAGCTAGCGATCGTGTAGATCCTATTCTAATAAAAGCATTGAACCGTATGCCCGACGGATTAAACAGTCACGGCGAAGTGCTCAATGCCGCATATGATGCTTATGCTATGGAGTTAGGTCGTATGCGGATGAAAAGCGAGTATGGCACTACCAATGCGTATATCCCACAACTAATGAATCTGTACAAAGAAAAATACAGCCTAGATATAAAAGAAGATACAGGTAGTTGGATTGCCTTTGATCCTGCAACTAAACAAATTAAAAAACGTTTTAAAACACACACAGCTGGCAAGAGTTATGCTAAGGTACACAATTTAGGCTTTGCTAGTAGTGAATACTACTTTGACAATGTTAAAGAAAAAGATATAGCAGAAGATGAACAAATTGATGGCATGGCTCGCGGCGAAGTAAAAGAAATTATTCGTAATGCTAGCACCATTCAACAGGCATTGGATCAAGGTATCAGTTTAGACGGTTGGATGTATAGTTATGTTACTACAAGTAACGACCACTTAAACAGCGTGGCAGAACAAATTGGTAATCCCGACATCGAAGAAGCAAGTATGACATGGGCCGCGCACAAATCGACAGGGCCAAAGTTTAGTGGCTATCTAAAAGGTACAGACTCTGCCCCTACTGAATTTGGCAACAAGAGTGTTGGCGGGATGGAAGAAGGAATTGACGGTAACATGACTGTACGTTCTAATCCATTATCACAACCTTTAAGAAAACGCAATTATGTTGCCAAGAATGCTCAAAGTTCTGGAGCTGGTAAACACAATAATAATTTAAAAGCGGCGGCCGCTCGCGGTCAAGTTAAACATAAAGCCAAGGCATTTGAATTAGATGAGATGACTGACGACGAAGGTGCTAAGTTACGCAAAGACGCTGAAGCTTACGCTATTAAACAAATGACAGCTCCTAAAAAAGTTGAGCCAAAAAAATCATTCATGCAACAAGTTGGCGACAAACAAATTGGCATGGTCAAAGGTGCTTGGAAGGGTTTAACTGGGCAACTCAAAGAATCTGATAATTTTATGACTTGGGCAGTTCGTAATGGCTACAACTTTACCAAAGATCCAGCTATTTACGAATCAGCTAGAAAAGAATATAAAGCTCTAGTAGAGTCTAAAAAAAAGACATTAAAAAATACTAATCCTTGTTGGAAAGGTTACAAGCCAGTTGGTACAAAAGAAAAGAATGGTAACACCGTTCCTAATTGTGTACCTGTAGAAGAAGATTGCGGTCCTATTGCGCCGCACCAAACTTACTATGGTGCTATGGATGAAACTAAAGGCTTAGGCAAACGAGTTCGAGTAGTTAGTGGTCCAGCAGCCGGACAAACTGGCACTATTGGCGAAGTACGCAATGGCGCATATCAAGGCGCTCCAAAATATTACACAGTAGACTTAGACAACGGCGGCCATGTACAAGTTCGCAAAGAAGCATTAAAATTAATAAAAGACGACCTAAAAGAAAGTCTAAAAGACGGCGAATATTTTATTTGGACAGTTTACTTTGATAACGGTACTAGTAAACGTATAAAAGTTAAATCAGATGAATTTGATCCATATGCGTATTATGCTAGAAAAAATCAAGTAGTAGTGAATGTTGATTATAATTGGGAAATACATCAATAATGGATTATCCAGTTTACCCAGAACAAAAAAAGGATGAGGATTATAAACTTAATCCATATGCGCCAGTATGAAATTTCTTGTTCTTAACGGATCATTAACACCACCTAAAGAATCAAATACACAAAAAGTAGTCGATCGTGTTATTGCTGAGTTTAAACAGCACGGTGTTCGTGTTAACGAAATTATTTTAAGAGATTTAAATTTTGAACCTGGTATAGATAGAGTACGCAGAGATGGCATCGCTGATGATATGACTTGGGTGCTCGGCGAAATATTAAAATATGATGGCATTATTTTTGCTACACCTATTTGGTGGGGCACTTACAGTAGCTATATACAAGCATTAATGGAACGCATGGGTTATATAGATGATTGGGGTATTAAAAACAATTTTAATCCTCATTACGGAAAAACATTTGGTATCATTGTATCTGGTTCCGACGACGGGTGGCAAGCTACTGCCGCTAAAGCATTTGGTTTTGCTAGTTACCTAGGGTTTACTGTTCCTCCAGATGCATTTGTTAGTGCGGTTGACGACGGTAGAGAAATTAAAAGTATGAAAGATCCCGACGATGTTATTGATATATTTGTTCGTAACCAAATTATGTGGGCAGATGCTATGATTAGAACTAAAGTTGGCATATTAAGTCAAGCAACTGAAGAAATTAATAGAACTGGGTATACATCGGCTCCTAGTTTTAGAAAGAAATAGCCTTAGGACCGGTACTAGTTACCGTAGGCTGGGCGGACCCTGCCCTGGCTAAAACGATTCGCTACCGTTTAACCAAAAGTGTCAAATTCACTTGTTTTATTCCAAAATATCCTGTATACTTGTAACATTATTAACAGGAGAATTAAATGTCAGATCGCGTATTCACAGCAGACCAAGTTAAAAAACTTGAACAAATTATCAATGAAGGTATGCAAGTTACTATGGAGATTGAAACTCTATCAGGCGGCTTGAACGATACTGTTAAAGCAATAGCCGAAGAATTGGAAATCAAACCAAGTATCCTTAAAAAAGCTATCAAGCTAGCACACAAGTCTGAATTTGGTCGCGAACAAGATGATCATTCATTGCTCGAACAGATTTTAACACAAGTAGGTAAAACACTATAAATATTATAGTTGGTAGTAAGAGTCGTTCACTTAACGAACATGAAACAAGGCTTACCGGCCATAAACGGAGATTAATTTGAGTTATGTAGATGCATTATATGATCGTGAACACGATCGAATTCATGTAGTAGAAAGAATTAACGGCGAAAGAGTTTATAAAGAATATCCCGCCGATTATATTTTTTATTACAATGACCCAAGAGGTAAATTTACATCAATCTACGGTACGCCGGTAGCTCGTTTTTCCACTCGCAATAGTAAAGAATTTCGTAAAGAAGTAGCTATACAAAAAGGTAAACAACTTTACGAATCTGACATCAATCCAATCTTTCGTTGTTTAGAAGAAAATTACAAAAATAAAGATGCTCCGGAACTCCATGCGGCATTCTTTGACATCGAAGTAGACTTCCACAAAGAGAAAGGCTTTTCTCCCACAACAGATCCGTTTAACGGTATTACTGCTATTTCTGTTTACTTACAGTGGATGGAGCAACTAGTTACATTGGTTGTGCCACCAAAACACATGAGTCTCGCTACAGCCAACGATATTGCCAAGGATTTTGAGAACTGCATTATTTTTGAAAAAGAAGAAGAAATGCTTAAAACATTTCTTGATTTGATTGAAGACGCAGATGTTATTTCTGGTTGGAATTCGGAAGGTTATGATATACCTTATACAATAAATCGCATCAAGCGAGTATTGTCTAAAGACGACACTCGCAGATTCTGTTTGTGGGGGCAATTCCCTAAAGAGCGCGAGTTTGAACGATTTGGTGCTACTAGCACAACGTATGATATTGTAGGCCGTGTACACATGGACTATATGCAACTCTATCGCAAATACACTTATGAAGAGCGCCATAGCTATTCCTTGGATGCCATTGCCGAATATGAATTAGGTGAGAGTAAAACACAATACGAAGGCACATTGGATCAGTTATACAATCAAGACTTTAAACAGTTTATTGTTTATAACAGACAAGATACATTGTTGTTGGACAAGTTAGATAAGAAATTACGCTTCTTAGACTTAGCCAACGAACTTGCACACGCTAATACTGTATTGTTGGCAACTACCATGGGTGCGGTAGCTGTTACTGAACAAGCTATTATTAACGAAGCACACGAGCGTGGACTTGTTGTACCTAATCGCAAACAAAGATTAACAGATGATGATACGGCGGCCGCAGGTGCCTATGTTGCCTATCCTAAGAAGGGTGTACACGAGTGGGTAGGCGCTGTAGATATTAATTCACTGTATCCTAGTGCTATTCGTGCGCTTAACATGGGAATGGAAACTGTAGTAGGACAACTTCGTCCTATTATGACCGACCGATATATTAATGATATTGTCAATAAAGGTAAGACTTTTGCGGCAGCCTGGGAAGGCGTATTTGCTACATTAGAATATACTGCTGTCATGGAACAACAACGAGGCACTGAAATTACCATAGACTGGCAAGATGGAGATAGTTCGGTACACAGCGCCAGCGAAATATGGACAATGATTTTTGATAGTAATCAGCCGTGGATGTTGACTGCCAATGGTACTATCGTTACATATGAGCGTAAAGGTGTAGTCCCTGGATTGTTAGAGCGTTGGTATGCCGAGCGTAAAGAGTTACAAGCTAATAAAAAATCAGCTAAAGATAAAAAAGAAGAAGCATTCTGGGACAAGCGACAGTTGGTTAAGAAGATTAACTTGAACAGTTTATATGGCGCTATTTTAAATCCGCATTGTCGTTTCTTTGACAAACGCATCGGACAGTCAACTACACTAACAGGACGCAGTATTGCTAGACACATGGCTGGTTATATTAATGAATGTGTATTTGGTGTTAAAGATCATTTAGGCGATGCTATTATCTATGGTGACACTGATAGTTGTTATTTTACTGCTTGGCCAGCTATCAAAGACGAAGTTGCTAAAGGTAATATGGAATGGAGTAAGGAAACTTGTATTCAACTCTATGATAGCATTGCGGATCAGGTTAATGAGTCGTTCCCAGCATTTATGGAACAAGCGTTTCATTGTCCAAGAGAAGCCGGTGAATTAATTAAAGCTGGACGAGAACTTGTTGCGTCTAATAGTTTGTTTATTACTAAGAAGCGTTATGCTGTATTGATTTATGATTTAGAAAATAAACGACTTGATGTTGACGGTAGCCCGGGCAAGATCAAAGCCATGGGATTAGATTTAAAGCGTAGTGATACTCCCAAAGTTATTCAAGACTTTTTAAGTGAAATATTACAAAAAGTATTAACTGGTACTAGTCGCGAGGACATTATTGAGCGTATTAGAGAATTCAAATATGGATTTGCTGAACGCCCAGCATGGGAAAAAGGTACTCCTAAACGAGTTAATAATTTAACCAAATACGGTGCCGCCGAAGAGCGTGAAGGCAAAGCTAATATGCCAGGACATGTCCGTGCGGCACTTAATTGGAATAATATGCGTCGAATGAATGGCGACAATTATTCTATTGCTATAGTCGACGGCATGAAAACTATTGTATGTAAGTTAAAATCTAATCCATTAGGATGGACAAGTATTGGTTATCCTACAGATGAACAACGATTGCCAGATTGGTTTAAAGAATTGCCGTTTGATGATGCTTTAATGGAATCAACTATTGTAGATCAAAAAATTGATAATTTGTTAAGCGTACTAGAGTGGGATTTGGCCGCGGCAACCAATACAGAAAATACATTCCAATCGTTGTTTGAATTTTAAATGGCAAAAATAGTTTCAAAATCGTTGTAAAACCTAAATAAACCTGTTATAATATCAACATTACTTAAAGGAAATAAAATGCGTGATCATCTTTTAGACTTAGTTTCTCATACTTTTGACTTGGGCAGTATTGAACAAGTTCGTGTAGTTGGAACTGATGCCGAAACAAAAATCTTTGGTAAAGCCGAAGATAATTCGATTGTTGTAGAAGGTACAACAATTAATCCAGTGGCTGAATTTATTGGCACATTTGGTATGCCAAATTTAGCTAAACTTAAAATTCTTTTGAACCTACAAGAGTACAAAGAAGATGCTACTTTGGCTATCAATCGCAGAGCAGATAATGCTCCGGATCAATTAAACTTTGTAAACAAAGCAGGCGACTTTAAAAATTCATATCGCTTCATGGCAGCCGAAGTTGCCAATGAAAAGATTAAAACTGTTAAGTTCAAAGGTGTTAAATGGAATATTGAATTTGAGCCAAGTGCGGCGTCTATGCAGCGTTTAAAAATGCAGGCAACTGCTAACAGCGAGGAAAACAATTTCCAAGTTAAAGTAGAAAACGGCGATTTAAAATTCTTCTTTGGCGATCACTCTACACACGCTGGTAACTTTGTGTTCCAACCAGGTGTAACCGGTACATTGGCCCGAGCATGGAGTTGGCCAGTTAAAGCTGTTATTGGAATCCTTGATTTGTACGGTGATAAAATCATGCGTATCAGCGATGAAGGTGCGGCTCAGATTGTTGTTGATACTGGACTTGCTGTTTATTCTTATATCCTACCGGCACAATCTAAATAATTAATGAGCCAAGACAATCTCACTAACAAACAATCTGACTACGCTATATTTTTACCAGCGTTGTCGGGTTTCTACGGAACTTACATAGGTAAGCAACGTGGCGGGCCTTATGTTCCGCAATCTCGTATGCCTACTAATATCCAAGATATGGAAATGCTTAATTGGCTTAACAGTCAAAAAGGTTTGTTTACATATAAGTGGAGTTTATATTCAGCAGGACACGCTAACTTAGATCTTAATAAGCAAGACTGGAATGAAGACATGATCCGTAACAGAGATCGTGCCAATACATTCATCTTAGGTGACTCGGGTGGATTCCAGATTGGTAAAGGTGTGTGGGAAGGTGAATGGCGTGATCCCAACGGACCAGAAGTTCGAGCTAAAATGGCCGAAGCTGTTGCTCGAGGTATCGAACATGTACCGGCGTTAAAGCCAGATGGCACTCCTAAGCATGATAAGAACGGCAACATTAAGTACACTAAGATTGACCATGTAAAAGAATATCAATCTAAGCTAGATGCGGCACAAAAAAAGCGTGAAGCAGTTTTAGCTTGGATGGATGGTATTATGAACTATGGTATGGTCCTTGATATTCCAGCATGGGTAGAGCGTAGCCCAGCTGGTCGTCGAGCAACAGGCATTGAATCATATCAGCAAGCAGTCGAAGCTACCAAGTATAATAACGAATATTTTATTAAACATCGCAATGGTAACTGTAAGTTCTTAAATGTATTACAAGGTGAGAATCACGCACAAGCCGATGACTGGTATGCCCAGATGAAAGACTTTTGCGATCCTAATATCTATGGTGCCAAAGCATTTAATGGATGGGCTATGGGCGGCCAGAATATGTGTGATGTAGACTTAGTATTACGCAGATTAGTAGCATTAAAATTTGATGGGTTGTTACAAGAAGGTAAACAAGATTGGATGCACTTCTTGGGTACAAGTAAATTAGAATGGGCGTTATTATTAACAGACATTCAACGAGCTGTACGAAAATATGTCAATCCTAATTTTACTATTAGTTTCGACTGTGCTAGTCCATTTTTAGCAACTGCTAACGGACAAGTATATCATCAAATTGACATTAAAGATCGTGAAAAATGGTGTTATCGTATGAGTGCTATTGTCGACGATAAAAAATATGCTGTTGACACTCGTAAGTTTAGCGATGCTGTATTACAGGATGGGTTAATTCATCACTTCGATGATAGCCCTGTTAGCGACAATTTACAAATTAAAGATATTTGTCACTATGCTCCAGGCGACCTAAATAAGATAGGTAAAGAAGGTAAAACTAGTTGGGATTCGTTCTCTTACGCATTGTTAATGGGTCATAATGTTTGGTTACATTTGGAATCAGTTCAAAGAGCTAATCGCGAATATGACGCTGGCAAATGTCCTGGTATGTTAGTTGATGAACGATTTGATACTGTTTATTTTAAAGATGTAGTAGAAGCTATATTTGCTGCTCCTGATAGAGAAACCGCTATTGCTATTATTGATTTATATGATAAGTTCTGGCAAAGCATTATCGGAACTCGCGGGGCAACTGGTAAGAAAACAGTTAATGCCAGTACTATGTTTAACAGTTTATTTGAAGCAGAAGAAGCGGAAGAACATCCTATTGATGATTCTGGATTGGACGAATCTAAACTTGATGCCTTGGAAGCGTAATGAAAAGTCTTATTATTGGAATGAGTATTGGGCAGTTATACAAACAAGTGTTAACTGAACTCGAACATCATGTTGTCACAGTTGATTTAGATCCCGCTAAACATGCCGACTATATTGATATCGAAACAGCATTATCGGAACATACTTGTTTTGATACTGTTCATATTTGTACTCCAAATTTTACACACGAAGATATCGCTAGGCAAGTAGCAGAACATAGTCGTATTGTGTTTATCGAAAAGCCAGGATTAGAATCAGCATTAGCATGGTACAACTTAGTAGACGATTATCCTGATACCCGTTTTATGATGGTCAAGAATAATCAGTACAGAGAGAACATCGCAGTACTGACTCAGTTAGCACACAAAGCTAAAATTATTAATCTAACTTGGAATAATAATGATCGTGTACCTAATCCAGGTACTTGGTTTACTACTAAGGAGTTAGCATACGGCGGTGTTAGTAGGGATTTGTTACCGCACTTGTTAAGTTTATTCCAATCATTATCTGGCTTTAGTTATGACCAAGCTAAACTGACTAACCAAGTGTCAGAAAGATTTTGGTCTCTATCTGAATTAACACAAACAGATTATGGTCGTGTAGATGCCAACGGCACCTATGATGTAGATGATCAAGTAGAGTTAGATTACACTGATACCCACGGCTGCCACTGGATTATTGAATCTAACTGGCGTACATTAACTGGTGATGACCGTAGTATTTTAATGACATTTGAAGATGGTAGTCACTATTATTATGAGTTAGGTCTATGTCCAGAAGATGCGTATAAGCGTATGATTAGTACAGCAATTGAAATGAAAGACACACAAGCGTTTTGGGATCTACAATTAGAGTTAGATATTTGGATCCACAAAACTATCGAAAACATCGACATTTACGAGTTAGCATGAGAGTAAGATTATTATCCACTGACGGTAAAGGTTCGTTCAGTGAGAGTATGTGGTTCAAACCTAGAATAGCCGAAAATGAAATTGAAGTCAAAGCTATAATGACCGGAGTGTGTCGTAGTGATATCGCTATGATGACGGGCGAGTTTGGTCCACTGCCAATACACATGAGCGGTCACGAAGGGCTAGCTCAGGTAACCGAGATTGGTTCCGATATCAAAGATGTAGCAGTTGGAGACTATGTCGCTACTCGCGGTGAACCAGCTTATGCCGATTACTATAATGTTAGATATGGTGAATATGTACAAGTACCAGAAGCCCATCCCCGTTATATTTTAGAGCCTGTGGCCTGTGGTATTAATTGTGTCAATCAAGCATACGATGAAATCAATAAACGAGCAGACGGTCGTTGTTTAATTATCGGTAGCGGGTTTTTAGCCTGGGTTGTCTACAACAATCTCCAACATGAGTTTGAAGACTTGGAAATTGATGTATTAGGCCGCAGTAATTCAGAACTATTTGGCAACGCACTCACTTACAAGCCTGAAAGCACTTATGACGTTGTAATCGATTTAGGATCAGGCACAGAAGTATTCGACCAACCAATTCTAAATAATGAAGCCTTGATTGTGTTTGGCGTGGAGAAAACGGTTACTACAAACTTTGCTAATATACTTTGGAAATCTTGTACAATGACATTCCCAAGTCCACGCAACAGTAAATTTATCATGTCGATGATGGAAGCCCGTTATATGATCGAAAACGGCTTACTTGATGTTGACAAATTCTGGACAAAGTGTTATAATCGTAATACAGAGTGGCAGGAAGCGTTTGCGGATGGTGTGGACCGTCCAAACGGTTACAGTAGAGGTTACATCAAGTGGGATTAAACACTGAAGAACGACAAGGCGTAGTTTATTTTACAGGATTTGAAGTTGAGCATACTATCTGTTATGGTATGAAAACTTTATTTGTTGTAGGTACTCCGCCATACGAAGACATCAAAGCCCAGGCAAAAGAACAAAACTGTAAACATATCTATTACGGGACAAGTCAAAGTTTTAATCCTAAATCTGTGACCCAAGCAGAATATAAAGCATGGGACGATGTTATTCTTCCTGCTCTTAAAGATGATTTTTGGGTTACATTAGATTTTGATAGTAAACATGCAGAAGGTGTTATTGAATCTGGTTATAGTGAATATCAAAAGTTTGTTCCTATGATTAGTTGTAAATTACCTTACATTCAACAATTTAATTATAATACTACACTTAAACTCGATGACACAACTTGGGGGCATAGTAATCCTGGAGTATGGACACATCAGCTACACGATTTAATGAATATGAAAAACTACACACACTGGGATCAATATACCCAAGATGAGGAAATTAAATAATGGAACAACAAAGACAACAGGCATTATTAGAGCAAGCTAATCGTATTATGGACAAAGCAGATCGAAAGATTTGGATTACTTTTCGCAAAGAAGGAATACATAAATACCCAGCAGCGGCCACAGATCCTAACTTGTGTACCGCGGGAGAATATGATGTATCGTTTCTTGCTAGTCCTCATAGGCACATTTTTCATTTCCGGGTGTGGATCGATGTCTTCCATAATGACCGAGATATCGAATTCATCCAATTCAAACGTTGGCTCGAAAATCTCTATTCCAGTAACAACAATAATCAAAGTTCCGTTTTAGAACTTGATTGGAAGTCTTGCGAAATGATCGCAGATGACTTGTATATTCAAATAGCCGGCAGATATCCTGATCGTGCTGTATGGATTGAAGTGGCCGAAGATGGCGAGAACGGCTGCCTTATTAAGTATGAACTTTCTCGTCCTAACCTAAGTATTAAATATTAAGGAAATAAAATGGGTAAGCCAGTTTACAAACCCAGCCCTAGGGCTTTAGCAGTACACGATGACCTAAACAAATTTTTAGATTTTTGTGTTGATTTTGGATATCGTTTTAACGAAGGCGACTTGTATAACTTTAAGAGTTATGCTTGGCAACAATACAACAAATTCGTTCAAGGCAAAAATGCCAAGAACATGTGGGTAGAAGATGCCCGTCGATTAGGCAGACCAATTTGACAGTCTTTCTAGTCGATCTAGAAGCAGTAGAAACTAGGTACACGGGTCAGTGGAAGACTCATGTGCCTAATCTCTTACGAAAGGCAGGACACAATGTTCAAATTATCTCTGGCCCTGAGGATATTCCTACAGCCACTACTCCTGGTGCTTTTCTTAATTTTGGTGGCACCAATATATATAAGTCTCGTCAAGTTGAAGAGATTAGCCGATTATTTTGCGCCGGAGCAGTTAGCCCTAATGATCACTTTATTTTTACTGATGCTTGGCACCCTGGTATCATAAACCTAAAGTACATGAGCGAACTGTTACAGATTCCTGTGACTACACATGGCTTATGGCATGCGGGCAGTTATGATCCCCAAGACTTCTTAGGCAGACTTATTGGCGATAAGCCCTGGGTAAGGCACGCTGAAAAGAGCTTTTTCTTTTCATATGATCATAACTACTTTGCCACAGACTTTCATATTAAAATGTTTGCCCGCAATTTGTTTGATACAGATGATGACGGTACCAATCCTTATGTAACACAAACAGGCTGGCCCATGGAGTATATGGAAGATGAATTGTCTCCATATAAGAATTTACAAAAGCGTGACTTAATCTTATTTCCACATAGGATTGCTCCAGAAAAACAAGTAGATATTTTTAAGGATTTAGCAAACAGATTACCACAATATGAATTCGTTGTTTGTCAGGAAAAAGAATTAACTAAACATGAATATCATACATTGTTGGGCGAAGCTAAGATTGTGTTTAGTGCTAACTTACAAGAAACGCTAGGCATTAGTTGTTACGAAGGCGCATTGCTAGATGCTATACCAATGGTCCCAGATCGATTATCATACAGTGAAATGTATCAAGATCACTTTAAGTATCCAAGTGTATGGACTGAAAATTATCAAACATACGATACATATCGTTCTGAGCTTTGCAATACTATTATAGAAGATATTGAAACATACGAAACTAGGGTCCCGTGGATTCGGCAACAAGCTGAAAATTTATCCAAAGAGTTCTTTTCGGCTACTAATTTATTAAAAAATATAACATAACCTTTGACTTAAACCTAAATAACCTTTATAATAACTGTATGACATTAAACGAACAATTTGAACGCATAACTTCTAATAAGGAAGAACATGCTCGTTTATACGAATCGGATAATTTGTATATTGTTTGGGTAGTTAAAAAGGATGATCCTAAGTTAGAAGGTTTTATTAATAGTATTGACAATGAATACTATAGCTGGCGTTCTACACTTAATGGAGATACTAAGCGAGAATCAAAACTTGCCAATCCTGAAAACCAAACTGCAACAGTTAAAGGACATGTCTATAGTGTCACTAATGAACAAATGGATATGTTCGAAAAGGTAGCACTTATGCCTAGTATGAAATATGGTTATAGATTTGAAAAATATGATGTAAATAGCATTAAAAATAAAGAGCAACAAGAAATAATGGAAGCATTGAAAGAGGAAAACGAATGACATCATTCACAACTGAAGATAGAAAAAATGCTAGTAAACTAGTGGAAGAAGCTCCGTTCCATCCTGGATACGAAGATGCTGCTATTATACCTAAAGACGGTCGTCCGTTGAGCGTGGTTATTCGCGAGCGTATGATAGTAGATAAAAAGCGTTTTTGGGCTGGCGATAACATTAGTGATTATGTCGGCGAACAAGATAAAAAACAACTTATCGACGAAGCTACACAAGCATTTGAAAAAGTATTAGACACTTTATTAATTGACCGTGCGTATGATCCTAATAGTCGCGGCACAGCCCGGCGATTGGCTAAGATGTATTTTAACGAAATTATGGCTGGCCGCTATGAACCAGCGCCAGACTGTACAGCATTTCCCAACGATAGCGAGGATAGATATGAAGGTATGTTGGTTGTACGCAGCGAGTTGCGTAGTATGTGTAGTCATCACCATCAGCCTGTCACTGGTGTTGCCTACATAGGAATTATAGCAGCACAAAAACTTATTGGTTTGTCAAAGTACACAAGAATCGCACAATGGTGCGCTCGCCGTGGCACCCTACAAGAAGAATTGTGTAACGATATTGCCAAAGAAATAATGAAAGCAACAGGTAGCCAGGATGTAGGCGTTTATATTCAAGCAACTCATGGTTGTTGTGAAAACCGCGGCATTATGGCACATAGCTCTTTAACACAGACTACAGTACTTAAAGGTGCGTTTACAACAGATGCTGGTACTAAGAAAGAATTTATGGATAATATTAAACTACAACAGGACTTTGCCCCAAGATGATTGATCAAATTTTATACGAAATTCATGTATACTGGATTATGTTTATTGCTATGATAGAACATTTTTTTTCATAATAATAAAATGATACAACCTTTAAGAGATGATCTCATGGTCCAACAACAGTTGCCTGCGGGATTAGAAGGTCGTGTAGCGGCTTGGCAACACATGGTGGCTGTTATAATGTTGAACCAGACTGGTCGCAAGCCAGTTAAAACGGTGTTTCCTATATTCATGCATCATTGGCCCAGTCCTGCTAGGTTTGTAAGAGCACAGGAACAAGAAGTTAAAGATGTGATCTGGAGTCTGGGCATGGTAAATGTGCGTTATAAAAGATTGGTTGAAATGAGTTATGATTTTGGGCGATGGAACTTGGATGATGCTACCCAGCTATATGGCATCGGCAAATACGGGTCCGACAGTTACGAAATCTTTTTCAAGAACAACTATAGTGTAGAACCCACCGACAAAGAACTAAAGAGATATTTGGAAGAAGAAGTTTTTGTATCATAAAGGAGAAACGCAATGAGTAATATAAGCATATTAGCCGCAGAGGCAATTGATCGAGCAAAAAATCTACAAGAGTTTGCTGTATTCCGCGACATGGAAGATATCGTGTTCTGTGGTACCCCACTCCCTTACACACTTAATCATGTCATGGGCGAACAAGTAGAGATCACTGTTCCGGCTATTAACCAAGAGGAAGCCGAACAACGAGTTAATATTTGGTTAAAAAGCCAACGAGATTAAATAAAACAGCGGTCTTGATGTCATTCCCGCTTTACAAACTCTGCCATCTATGCTATAATTTAACATAGGAGATTAACATGGCAAAGTATTACTCAACAAAACATTACGGACACAACATTGGATTAAGTGCGGTATTCCGTCAACCTAATGCCGATCATAGCCACTGTCACTTACTTCATGGCTACAGCCTAGCATTCACATTTACTTTTGGTTGTGACTCATTAGACAACAAAAACTGGGCAGTAGATTTTGGTGGTCTCAAGAAACTCAAGGCTTGGTTAGAAGATAACTTTGATCACAAACTGGCGTTGGATCAAGCGGATCCACATCTAGCCAAGTTCCAAGAATTAGAAGAATTAGGGCTAGCTGAGATTAGGATTTTTGATGGAGTAGGCGCTGAAAAGTTTGCCGAACATGCTTTTAACTTTGCCGATACTCTAATCCGTCAAGTAAGTAATAATCGTTGTTATTGTGTAAGAGCAGAGTGTGCCGAACACGGTGCTAACTCTGCTATCTATGAGGGTTAAATATGCGTGAACAAAAAAAGATAAATGAAATATTAGATTTGCTACAAGAAGAATGTGGTGAAGTAGTGCAGATGGTTAGCAAAGCCAGACGTTTTGGATTGGAAGAAAAACGCGAAGATCTAGTAAAAGAACTAGGCGATGTATCACTTTTAATTGAATTGTTACACGCTTATCAACTTTTTACCGAATCAGAACTACAAGAAGCTAAATTAAACAAGAGCAAAAAACTAGCTAAATGGTCCACCATCTACGAAGACTAAGAAATTATTAAGTACCTATATTATCCAGTAAATAGTTCTAACTGTACAAAGGATAATAATGGCAAAGTCCAAAAACGATTACAAAATAGCGGTGCTACTTCCTACAAGAGGTAGAACTACAGCACTACAACTTAGCATTGTTAGTGTTTTCAACAGAGTGCTTGACCTAGACGATGTTCAATTATTATTAGGTTTTGATAACGATGACGAAGTTGGATTAAAATACTTTGCTGACACTATTCAACCTTGGATGGACGAAAAAGGTATTCATTATACGGTAATGCAATTCGAGCCTATGGGTTATATTGGATTAAATCGTTATTATAACGGCTTGGCAGAGCAAGCATCAGCTGATTGGTTATTTGTTTGGAATGATGATGCTCTCATGGAAACAACTGGGTGGGACAAAATTGTCGACAAACATACAGGCGAGTTCAAACTATTAAAAATCCATGTACACAGAGAACATCCTTATTCAATTTTTCCTATCCTACCTAAAGAATGGTATGATTTATTTGGATTCATGTCTCGCCATCAAATGACTGATGCCGAGTTAAGTCAAATTGCTTATATGCTGGACTTAATGGAAATTGTGGAAATTTATGCTACTCACGATAGACACGATTTAACTGGAAGCAATGCCGACAGTACATATAAGAATCGTGTAATGCTCGAAGGTAATCCAAACAATCCAGCAGATTTTCATCATAATTCATTTGGCAATGCTAGATTAGTAGATGCTGAAAAAATTTCCCTTCACTTAGCATCTAAAGGTAAAGATGTTAGCTTCTGGACTAATGTTAAATTAGGCACTCAAGATCCTTTTGAAAAAATGAAAAAGAACGATATCAATAAACAAATGGTACATAGCGTATGGCAAAAATAACTGAAAGCACACATTTAGATCGTTGTTTAATTACAGGCGAGTTTGTCACAAAAATTTTAGATTTTGGACAGCATGCCTATGCTGATACCTTTATTGCCGAAGATCAAGTTCATATGTCTGAACCTGTATTTCCGTTACAATTATTATTAAATCCTAGCTCAGGTCAAATACAATTAGGTTATGTTAGTGATGCCGAAGATCGTTATAACTTGTACAGTTATAGTTATACATCTTCTAATTCGCAAACAGCTAGACACCACTGGGACGAATATGCTAACACTATCAAAAACAAATACAACACCAGAGGGTTGGTAGTAGAAATTGGTAGTAATGATGCTTATCTAATTAAACAGTTTCAAGATAAAGATACTACTGTATTGGGCATTGATTCATCACAAACTATGTGTGACATTGCCAAAGAGAAAGGTGTTGAATCTTTGGCCGCATTATTCAATATCGATACGGCTGTTGAAGTAGCAGAAGAACACGGCAAAGCCGCAGTCATCATAGCTAACAATGTATTCAACCATGCTAACGATCCTGTTAATTTTGCGTCAGGTGTTGCTCAATTATTGGATAAAGATGGTATCTTTGTTTTTGAATTACCTTATTGGGCTAGCATGATTGACAGCGGACGATTTGTTGATATGGTATACCACGAACATATTTCTTACTTTACTATCAAGAGTGCTTGGAATCTATTACAACAAGTTGGACTGGACATTGTAGATTTTGATATTGTTGACTATCACGGTGGTAGTATTAGAGTAGTTGCTAAACATACTAGTAATAATGGCATGCCATTTTTAGTGCGCGGTGCTATCGAAAATGAAACTGTTATGGGGTTATTTGATCCCGAGTTTTACGCTCAACTACAAGAGAAATTCATCAAACAGCGCAACGAGTGGTTACTTAAATTTTATCAACTTTTAGCGGAGGAGCCCGATGCTGTTATTATTGGGGTAGGAGCAGCTGCCAAAGCTAATACTTGGTTGACTTGGCACAAATTAGATAAGACAGTATTAAATTGTATTACTGATGCTAGCCAATTTAAACAAGGAAAATATACTCCACTAAGTCGTATTCCTATTCGTAGTGATGATGAATTTGCTCGACACGAAAAACCATACGCACTAGTATTAAGCTGGAATATAGGCGAGCCATTAAGACAAGCTCTACTAAGCATTAACCCTAACACAAGGTTTATTTCACAATGAAACATTATAACATTTACGATAACAAAGAAGAAGGCTTGGGTAAGTTTTCCGATGACCGCGGTTCTATCACTGACATTTTTTATAAATCAAATATGAATCATGCTTGTATTATTACTAATGCCGCAGGCGCTGTACGTGGTAATCACTATCATAAATTTACTACACAATATACCTATGTACTAGCAGGATCATTAAACTACTATTCTAAGCCAGTTGATGGCGATCAGCCAGCTGATGTTTATACCGCTGTACCAGGAGATATGATTATCAGTGCTCCTAATGAAATCCATACATTAGAATCAGGCGATGACGGTAGTGTCTTTTTGGCATTTGCCGAAGGCCCGCGCGGTGGCGAAGACTACGAGAATGATACATTCCGCGTAGATTCTATTATTCCAGCACATGACTAAAAGGGTAGTTATATTCGGCGCTTCGGGCGGTATAGGCTCTGCTACTTGCGAAGCATTTAAGAATGCCGGATATATTGTTACTCCTATTGCTGGCAGACAAATTAATTTTGTTTATTTGGCTAGCCATTCTGATGTGGATGATGTGCTAGAACAAGTAGAACCAGACATTATTGTAAATTGTGTTGGTCATTTTGACAAGACTAATAAAGAAACTCATTGTAATACATTTGATATTAATGTTGGGTCTAACTGGTCAATTATTCGACATTATATTAATAAAGAAGGTAGCAACAAACCTATAAAAATTATTATGGTAGGATCAAGCGCATATAAGTCTGGGCGTAAAGATTATATTTTATACGCCGCCAGTAAAGCAGCACTATATAATGTATGGCAAGGTGCCTGCGAATACTTTAAAGACAGTAATATTACTTTAGGGTTGATTAATCCAGTAAGAACTCGCACCAAAATGATTGATATCAAAACTTCAGCTATATGTTTAGAACCTGAAGATGTAGCAAAAGAAATATTAAGTATGGCATCAAACAAGAGTAATCAACTTGTTGATATGGACTATCCAGAGGAGAATTAAATGAAGATTGGGTTAATAGGAAAAGGTACTGTAGGTAAAGCAGTTTACGAAGGTTTGAACCATTTGGGTCACCAAATGAGTTTCTTTGATCCAGCATACGAAGGATCAACATTACAAGATGTATTAGACACAGAATGCGTTTTTATCTGTGTTCCAACTAATCAAGCATCAAATGGTGATTGCGACACAAGTATCGTAGAAAAAGTAGTTGGTGAATTAAATGACGCTGGTTACAAAGGTCTAGTTGGTCTTAAAAGTACTTGTGTTCCAGGTACTTGCGATAAACTATCAGCGCAATACCCTAGCTTACGTATCTGTTCAGTTCCAGAATTCCTCCGTGCTAAAACAGCACTAGCCGACTTTATGTATAATCATGATTTGTTAGTAATTGGTAGTAATCGTGATGAGGATTTCATTATTGTTAAAGCTATACACGGTAAATTACCGCAAAATGTTGCTTGTGTCAAACCAGCAGAAGCAGAAGTAATTAAATATTTTAACAATGTAAATCATTCTGTACAGATTATTTTTGCTAATATAGCATATGATGTATGTAAGGCATTGGGAGTAGATTATAACAATGTCTACGAAGCAATTATCAAACGTGAATGTTTCAATCCAGCATATTTGATGTGCAATGATAATCTGCGTGGATTTGGCGGACATTGTTTGCCTAAGGACACAAGTGCTTGGGCTAATTTGGTCAAGAATTTAGGTTTAAATTATTCTATGATTGATGCTGTACAAGAAGATAATAAAGGTTTGTCTAAATGAGTAAAATACTTGTAACAGGTGCTAGTGGATTATTAGGTACAGAATTTTGCCGTCAGCTTAAAGAAGCTGGGCATGAAGTTTGGGCTGTAGATAATCATAGTCGTAGTACATCAATTCCGCCATGTGATCAATGGGTTAAGATGGACTTACTAAACAATGGTGCTTTTACAGGATATGTAGAATTGCCTACAGATTTTGATTATATCTATCACTATGGAGCTATCAATGGTACAACAAACTTCTATAAGATGCCTAACAAGGTATTGACGAATAACTTTATTTCTGACATTAACATTTTTGAGTTTGCTCGAAAATGCCCTAATCTCAAGCGTATTGTGTATGCGTCGAGTAGTGAAATTGTATCTGATGATCCTATGTCACCAGTTCCAGAAAACGCAGACGTGTTTATTAAAGATATTCATAACGCTCGCTGGAGTTATCGTTTGGCTAAGATTACCAGTGAAAACTATTTGGCTAATTCAGACTTACCTTATGTTATGATTCGTTACTTTAATGTTTACGGCGAAAACTCAAAGCAAGGCCACTTCTTAGGTGATCAAATCAATAAGATTAAAAATGGTACCTTCTCTGTAATTGGAGCACAAGAAACCCGTTCATTTTGTCATGTTAGCGATGCTATTCGTGCTAGCATCTATGTAGCCGAAAATTGTAATCGTGAATTGGTTAACGTCGGAAATGATCGCGAAATATCAATTGGCGATGCTGTTAAAGTTATTGCCGCAGTAATGGGTCATCCAGATGCCGAATTTGAACAATTACCTAGCATGCCTGGTTCTGTGGCTAATCGTCGTCCAGACATTAGCAAATTGCGTTCCATTATGCCCGACTATACTCCTATGAGTTTTGAAGAAGGTATTCGGCAAATCCTAAGTTGACAAATTTCCTTAGATAGTATATAATATCTAAATATACTACTCTATAGGAACACAATGAAAAAAGTATTTTTAACTTGGCAGGATGTTGAAGGTTATTGCCAAGAAATCTTGCGTCAAATTCAACAAGATGGTTGGCTCCCAGATTATGTAGTTGGACTTACCCGCGGTGGATTGGTGCCAGCCAATCTTATTAGCCAATATTTAAATATCCCAATGGAAACTCTTAAAGTAAGCCTGCGGGATGACAGTAGCCAACCCGAAAGTAACTTATGGATGGCCGAAGATGCGTTTGGTGATAATGAAAATGGCGGCAAGAAAATTCTTATTGTCGATGATATCAATGATACTGGCGCCACACTAAATTATATTAAACAAGATTGGCAAAGTAGTTGTTTATCAACTGACGAACGATGGTTGACTGACATTTGGGGTAATAATGTTCGTGTAGCAGTATTATATGATAACGAAGCAAGTAAATCAGAGCTTGACATTTCTTATTCTAGTGTTACAATAAACAAAGCAGAAGAAGATCAATGGATCGTCTTTCCATGGGAAAATTGGTGGAGCAATAAATGAGCAAATTAAAAATAGCAGAACTATTTTATAGTATTCAAGGTGAAGGTCGCTATATGGGCGTACCTAGTGTTTTCTTACGCACATTCGGTTGTAATTTTAAATGTGCTGGATTTGGTATGCCTAAAGGACAATTAAGTACAGAAGTAGAAGATATTGCTGAAGTTGTTCATTTGTATAACAAATATGAAGAATTACCACTTGTTAGTACAGGGTGTGATAGTTATGCAAGTTGGGATCCACGCTTTAAAGATCTAAGTCCATTATTGGAAACAGATCTTATTGCTGAACGAATTATGGAAATACTTCCATTCGGCCAATGGTGTACTGAACACTTAGTTATCACAGGCGGCGAGCCATTGCTAGGTTGGCAGCGAGCTTATCCAGACTTATTGAAACATCCGCTTATGTTAAATTTGCGTGAGATTACTTTTGAAACAAATGGTACTCAAAAATTAACAGCAGAGTTTAAAAACTTTTTAATTAACTGGCAATTAGACGGAGCAGGTAAACCTAGACAAGTTACATTCTCTGTCAGTGCTAAGTTAAGTTGTTCAGGCGAGTTGCGTGAAGATGCTATTAAGCCTGAAGTTGTTTGTGACTACCAAGATGTAGGTTACACTTATTTAAAATTTGTAGTAGCCACAGAGGAAGATGCCGAAGAAGCATTAACTGTAACACAACTTTATCAAACAGCTGGATTTAAAGGCCCAGTATACTTAATGCCAGTCGGTGGAGTAGAAAGTGTATATGCCTTAAATAATCGACGAGTAGCTGAGTTAGCTATGGCAAATGGATTACGATATAGTGATAGACTACAAGTGCCATTGTTTAAAAATGAATGGGGTACTTAATATGTTAGAAAAATTAAAAGGTTTGTTTAAAAAGAAAAAGATTGCATCAGTAGCACAAGAGCAAACTAAATCAGCTAAACAAATTGCTACTGATAAAGGCGAGGCATATTTTGCGGTATTAAGCATGGAACTTGATCCTAATGATATCAATAATGGCGCATTTGAATTTGATTGGAACGACAAGATGATTGCTGATTTAGTACGGCATGGTTATATGATGAATCCTAAAGATACCGATGCTGATATTATTGACCGTTGGTTTACAGCAGTATGTCGTAATGTAGTATTAGAAACAGCAGAACAATACGAAGCTATGAACAATCGTGTAGTTAAAACTCGCGATGTAGGCGATGGCAGGAGTGAAGTAAGTTGATTTTTAATCACATACGCAGATTAACAGACGAAGGGAAAAAAATTGGTATCACTTTTTCGACGTTTGACATGTTGCACGCAGGACATATTGCTATGTTGTCCGAAGCAAAAAATCATTGTGATTATTTAATCTGCGGATTACAAACAGATCCTACTATTGATCGTCCCGATACTAAAAACAAACCTGTACAAAGTATTGTAGAACGACAAATCCAATTAGCCGCTTGTCGTTATGTAGACGAAGTAGTAGTTTACCAAACTGAACAAGACTTAATTGACTTGTTATTAATACTACCTATTGATATTCGTGTACTAGGCATTGAATACGAGGACAAAGAATTTACTGGAAAAAACGAATGTTATCGTCGTGATATTGAATGTATATTCAACGGCCGTGACCATAGTTTCAGTTCCAGTAGTCTTCGCAAACGAGTAGCAGAAGCAGAAACTATCAAGGCGTTAAAACAAAAATGATGCTATATGTAAACGGTGATAGCCATACCACTGCCGCCGAAGCAGTTAATCAATTTATTGTAGCTGGCGAAGATCAAAAGTTTTTACATTTAGGACCCTTGCCACATCCTGAAAACTTAGCAGTAAGTTGGGGGAAAATGCTGAGCTTATCGCTTAGAGTAGCATTTCATTGTGCTGCTTATTCAAATAATACCGTAGATAAAATAATAGAAGATACAAAAAAATATATTGAAGAAAAAGGTTCTGCTGATTTAGTAATTATACAATGGCCAGCTACCGCCCAAGACGAAGATATAATTTTTCAATTTCACCAAGAGTTACTAGATCAAAATATCAAACATATATTTTTTACCAATACTCAAACTTTTAGCTTAGATCGGGATTGGAGTAATTGTTTTATTAGAGTTCCATACGAAAATTATATCAAAGATGAAAAAATTGATACTATTTCACCAAATTCCAAACATTTTGGCAAAGACGGACATGCTGTTTGGAACCGTTTACTTATAAATTATATCATTGCCCACAAATTCATTTGACATTTAATACAATTCCTGCTATACTGTTTGTATGAAATATGTTCTTATAGATACCGCTAATCTTTTCTTTCGTGCTAGGCATGGGGCATTCCGTGCTAGTGATACTTGGGAAAAAATAGGATTTGCCCTCCATGTTACTTTAATGGCTGCCAACAAAATGGCTCGCAGATTTGAAGCAGATCATGTGGTTTTTGCCTTAGAAGGGCGTAGTTGGCGTAAGGACTTTTACAAACCGTACAAAGCCAATCGTACTGTAGCTAGACAAGCTCTTACAGAAGCTGAAGCGGAAGAAGATAAAATGTTTTGGGAAACCTATGATTCCTTGACTAAATACTTGTCCGAAAAGACCAATTGTAGCGTAATACAATGCCCAACAGCAGAGGGTGATGATATTATAGCTCGTTGGATAGCATTACATCCACAGGACGAACATGTCATTATTAGTAGCGATACTGATTTTGTTCAGTTATTAGCAAAAAATGTCAAGCAGTACAATGGAATTACCGACGAATTACATACAGTAGAAGGAATCTTTGATGCTAAAGGAAAACAAGTCATCGACAAGAAGACTAAGGAACCTAAAACGGTGCCGGACCCACAGTGGTTACTTTTTGAGAAGTGCATGCGAGGCGATTCGTCTGACAATGTTTTTTCAGCGTTTCCTGGAGTGCGTACAAAAGGCACCAAGAACAAAGTTGGTTTACAGGAAGCGTATGCTGATAAAGACAAAAAAGGATATAACTGGAACAATATGATGTTACAGCGTTGGACGGATCCAGAAGGTGTAGAGCATAGAGTATTAGACGACTATGTCCGTAATGTAACCTTAGTAGATTTAACCGCACAACCAGAAGAAGTAAAAGCAGTAGTAGATGCTACTATACGAGAACAAATTAGTCACAAAGATGTAGGCCAAGTAGGAGTAAGGTTTTTACAATTCTGTGGCAAGTACGAATTGAATAAGTGTAGTGAGTCAGCGGAGACATTTGGTAGTTGGTTAAATGAAACCTATAAAGGAGTATTGAATGGTTAAGGAGGCTTTACAAACAACAATCTGCATTGCATTTTGTCTTGCGTTTGTATTATGGTTTTCATGGCCAGATTATAATCAACACATGACCGTAAGATACGATTGTAGTATAGCAGAGATTAGTCCCGACTATCCTGTAGCTGTAAAAGAAGCGTGTAGAAAAAGGATATCTAAATGAGTTTAGTAGCTAAACCAGTAATTGATAAACAGTTTTGGATTTTACAAGAAGATAATAATAAAGTAGGTAACATAGAAGCCTGTGATGGTGGTTATCAAGTTAAAATTAATAATCAAATTGTAGCACAGTACAAGACCATTAAATTAGTCGAAAGAAATATTAATGTTCACTTTGAAACAGTTGCTAAACCTTCAAAAAAGAAACCTACCAATATAGTGCACGGTTATCCAGCGGCAGGTCGTGTGTATAATCCTATGTGGGACGTTCCACAAAAGTTACCAGTCTATACTAAAACAAAGAAAAGTAAATCATGGTATGCGGCTGGCTGGTATACTGTGAGACAAGGACGCCATTGGCAAGCTCAACAAGATCCTAAATTAATCGTACTACAACGATATCCTTACAAGGGACCATTCCTAACTGAAGAAGAGGCACAATCAAAATGACAAATATGTTTCGCGATCAAGATAAATTCATGACCGCTTGCGAGCAAACAATCTCCGGCATGAACGACGAACAATTTAAAATGTACTGTAATTTGATTACAGAAGAATACGATGAACTTCGCGTGGCCATTGCCAACAAGAATCAAGTTGAAACATTAGATGCGTTGGTTGATATTTTAGTTGTTACCATTGGCGCTATCAATTCTATGGGCGCAGATGGCGAAGGAGCATGGCGGGAGGTCATGGCCACTAACTTTGCTAAGATTGATAGACAGTTAGGTAAAGTACGCCGTCGTGAAGATGGTAAAATCCTCAAACCAGAAGGTTGGGAACCACCTAAGTTAGAGAACTTTTTAAAGAGAGAACATTGAGTATACACTTACAAAAATTCATTGAAAGAGTCCGGGCTAACGATGCTCGAGGCGGCAAGGATTTTGTTATGCCCATGAAGGATGCTAAGGGTATGGCAGCCGATTTAACCGAACTATTGTTAGAACTTAGGGCTTTTCAGACTGCTATTTTAAAAGAACAGCAAAATCAAGTACTAGAAATCAAGATTGACGGTGGGAAGTTTTAATATGAGTATATTATGGCTAAATAATATACTATGTCGCGACCCAAGCCAACCATCCTAGCCGAGCTTACAAATAAGCAAACATACAAGACTGAGCAAGTACTTGCTTCAGAAGGTGTATGGGCTGTTTACTTTGATAGTAAACCTGTCAATCTCAAAACTTCTAATTTATTAGTTCAGTACCCTGGACCAAAATACAAAAAAGTAAGTTTTAGCAATCCAGGTCACGCAATTAATCTTGCTAAGAAACTTAACACGCAATTTAAAACTGATAAGTTTAGCGTAGTATTACTCAAGCAAGGCGCACAAGTATATCCTTAAGATGGTATTACTGTGCGCGATAAAATCAAACTTACCGAAAAATTAGTATCACAACTTCCAGAAGAAAAACGGATTAGTGTAGAGTCCGCAAGAGTATCATGGTGGCATAATGTAAGGCCAACAGGTGGATTAAGACTAACTTCTACCGGTTGGCTTGCTCTAGCTGGAGATCTTGATTTAGAATTTTATGAATATAAAATAAAAGATCCCGTAGCATTTAATCAACATATGATATTATCATTAGATCGAAAATTACAAATGCCCTACTATATTGTAGCAACCAAAGGCATACCAAAAGCCGTGGTGTTTTTTGATAGCAAAGAAGCGGTGCTAGCCAATTTATACGGTGATTTAGAAAAGTTTCTTGACAACTATAATTAACGGTGTTATACTACACAAGTAGTAGATAGGGCCGGTAGCTCATTCGGTTAGAGCAGAGGACTCATAATCCTTTGGTGGAGTGTTCGAATCACTCTCGGCCCACCAGAACTAAATAACTTTATGGAACAGAACAAAAAACCCGTTGATAAGTTTTATTACTCTGAAAAAGAGTGGGATCGTTTAGGATGCGGCCCGTTGCCAGAAGAGCGTGATCGTAATAAGTTTCAAGAAGCCCACGCAAAAGGAAATCCTAAGATTGACGGCAAAGCTGTAAAAGGATATAATTAAAATGGGTATGTTAGGTTTATTAGTTTTCGTAGCAATACTATTATATGCTCTAATAGAATTAAAAGATTATTATAAAGATAATCAATAAAGATATGTTTTACTACGTTTATCAGATTACTAATCTTTGTTAGTGGTAGGCTCAAAACAAGTATACCACAAAAAAGAATTGTAGTTTAATGCTTTGAAAGAAAGCGGTTGCGGACCCGGGGGCGGAGCCCGGCACCTCCACCATAAGCAGTTTGGTAACAGAATGTTTATGATGGGGGTGAATTAGGATCGACGTGGCAGTAAGTATGGATAAGATCTACACAGTAGGCGATGACTGTCAATCAAGCAAATCTCGTAAATGCAAAAGCATCTACTGGCGAAGTAACTGTTTCAGCTAAGAACCTCAAGTTCCGCACTTTAGCAGCCAAAGGCCAATCTTTAGCAGTTTAATCACTGCTTAGGGCAGGACATGCCTCGTAACAGAAATCACCAGAACCCGCTTCGGCGGGTTTCTTTTTATCATAATGTACCAAAATCTAGCAATTTTTGCAGCCCAAGACAAAAAAACAATAAATAGTAGTTCAGCATTACAAACATAAAGGAAATTAACGCATGAAAAAAGTACTATTAGCATTATTTGCAATCGCTGGCTTTACAGCCGCTCACGCACAAGTATCAGGCAATTTAAGTTTGACTTCTGATTATCGTTTCCGCGGTATTAGTCAATCTCAAAATGCTCCTGCCGTACAAGGTGGTGTTGACTATGCTCACTCAAGTGGTTTGTATATTGGTAACTGGAACAGTAGTGTTTCAAGCCAAGTATATACAAATGGCGCAGGTGTAGAGTCTGACTTGTATGCTGGATATAAGAAAGATATTTACAAAGGTCTAACATTAGATGTTGGTTCTTATAACTACTTCTATCCACGTGCTACAGCAACAAGAACTGGTTCAAACTTTGATACATACGAAGCTTTCGTTGGTCTAGGTTATGGTCCGGTTGCTGTTAAGTATAGTCAAACTTTAGGTAATGGTTACTTTGGTACCGTTAACGCTAAAAACACAAACTACACACAAGCTGACATTGCTCAATCATTTGAGCCATTGAGTGCTAAGTTGAAGAATTTGAGTTTCTTAGCTCATTATGGTCGTACTAATGTTGCTAACAGTTCAAATTTGGACTACAACGACATCAATGTTGGCTTAGGTTATGCTTTGCCAAAAGATTGGTCAGTAAATGCCAAGTACTATACAAATAGTTCTATGACAAGTACTTTCCAAACAGCTAATAATGTAAATGGTCAAAAACTTTACAAAAACGCTGTTGTTGCAACATTAACCAAAACATTTGAATAATTCTTATTCTATGTAATCAAAAGGACCTTCGGGTCCTTTTTTATTGACCATTTAGTATCGCTATAATGATATAATTTAGTTCTTAAATAGTTACATCATGCGAGCACTTTGGGATCGACATCCTGAGCTTCCTTATAGGGCTGTAGCACCATGGCCCATCATAGAAACCAACGGGAATCTAGATTGGATCGCCGCAGTTGATACAATGGAATCTTGGCTCGAATCAACAGTTGGCAGACATTATGTCCGTTGGACTTGGACCATGTGGACATTGAATCAACCCAACTTATGCGGGGTTAGTTTTGCCCGTGATACAGATTCTACGCTATTTTTGCTAAAATGGAACCATTAGTACAAACAAAGGTTGACAAACAAACATAAATACCTTACAATATACAATACTATGAAAAACATTATTCATTCTTCATTATTACAGCCAACACAAGGCGGGCTAGCCTATTGGGCAGTGGATTGTGGCATGATTAATGTACTAGAAGCAAAGGGTCTTAGTTAATATTGTATTAATATATTTTTTAACCAAGACCCTGGAACTAAACACTCCAGGGTTTTTTTATTTTGAAAAGGAAAGAAAGATGATAGATTATACCAAATTGAATGATCGTATTATCGAGCAGGCTTATTCGAACATTTTGAGTCCAGAAGAAAAACGCAAACTGATCGAAGAAAAATTTAATCGGGCTGCTCAATATTATAAATCGGTACAAGCACCAATCTACCCAATTAAGGACTAGACAAAGTAGTTGAATTGTAGTATAATGTGTTATAGGAAACGAGATCCTGGTCTGCACGTAAAACATGGGCCAAATGGGCGGGCACTAAGATGAAACTCCTTGTGTGGGGCGAAAAATCAGTGTATAGTAAAGCGCATTGGACGATCCAAGTTATTGGAAGCAAACATCATAAGTGGCCAGTGCGTTTTACTATATGCATCGGTGGGTGAGTGGCTAAAACCATCTGACTGTAAATCAGACGCCTTAAGGGCTACGAAAGTTCGAATCTTTCCTGGTGCACCACTATAAAATGGTCGGCTCTTAAACATGTGCTAGTAATCTTAACAATAACGGGGCGGTGGCGGAGTGGCCCAACGCAAGGGACTGCAAATCCCTAAAACCGTCAGTTCAAATCTGACCCGCCCCTCCATTTTGGTTTGGTAGTTCAATTGGTCAGAGCACCGCCCTGTCACGGCGGAAGTTGCGAGTTCGAGTCTCGTCCAGACCGCCAAGAATGTCGCCCGACCTAGGGGTTAATACTAGGGGTTGCTGACTCGCCATAGCAGTTAGGGTTAGGTAGATTAGACAAAAATCTCCACGCAGGTTGTAGCGGATACAACTAACAGTGACAACTCAAGCCCGGGGCTCTACGACAATGAGTAGCCGGGCACTTCGCTCCCATCGTCTAGAGGCCTAGGACACGACCCTTTCACGGTCGGTACGCCGGTTCGAATCCGGCTGGGAGCGCCAAACATTAAATAGTAATACGAGTCCCTGATGTCAACGGTAGCATGTCGGTCTCCAAAACCGATCGTCGGAGTTCGAATCTCTGGGGATTCGCCAAACAACTTTGAAAGACATTAATGAAATTCAACATACCACTAATCAAAGAATTTATTGACCGACAGGGTCCCGATACTAAGATTTATATTGGAGTGGACTCTGAACGAATTAAACGCGGTAAAGAATGGTATGCTGATTATACTGCGGCTATTGTAGTACACATTGACGGCAAGCACGGATGTAAGTTATTTGGTGAAGTTACTCGGGAACGAGATTATGATAGAGTAGACCGACCTAATACTAGATTAATGATGGAAGTGTTCAAAGTCAGTGAATTATATTTGAAACTTGCCGAGGTACTAGAAAACAGAACAGTAGAAGTACACTTAGATATCAATCCAGACGAAAGTTACACAAGTTCCAATGTAGTAGCACAAGCCATTGGTTATATTAGAGGTACTTGCAATGTTGAACCCTTTGTCAAACCTCAAGCATTTGCGGCAACCTATGCCGCTGATAGAATGAAGGGTTTACGAGTAGCAAACGAATAAAAATAAATATAATATATGGAAAAATTAATAGAAATAAAAAATTCAAATAATAGTATATATGTCTACTGGATTCTCACTGATTTTTGTAATCAGCATTGTACATATTGTCCGCCAAGTTTAAATAATGCAACTTACGCAAATAAACCAAATTTTATAACTGATGCTGATATCGATCGATTTATTGACAAATTAATTGATACTAAGAAAAAAACACAAAAAAAACTGATTGTTGGTATAGCAGGTGGAGAACCCACCACTCATAATAAGTTTCCTGATATTATAAAAAGATTATGCGACTATGCTTCTATAGAAGTAGTAACTAATGGGACACGGAGCGTTAAGTGGTGGAGTGAATTGCCGGCATTGCCTGACTTAACTGTTTTGTCGTTACACCCAGAATATTATGATGCTAAAAAAATAAAAATTAATGAACTGTGTGATTTTTTAACAGAAAATAATAAAGTTATACAATTTAACTTAATGTGCCATCCAGCAATGTGGGACAAAACTATGACAATGTTTAACGATATAGCTGAAAAGTATAAACAATTTATAATTCCAAAAGTTATACAAAATATGGATAATAGTGGCGTTATGAATAATCAAGAAAAAAAAATATATAATTATTCAGTAGAACAATTGAATTTTATCAAAAATCATCAATATAAAATACATACGACTGATAAAACTAGAAAAGCTAGCATCAGCATATATGCCGACTCAACTTCTAAAAAATGTAATCCAAACGCATTGATGGCGGATGGGCAACATTATTTTAAGAATTGGAAATGTTCGGCAGGCAGCGAAGGAATATCTGTTTCGCCCGAAGGAAAAATTTTAGCCGGTATTTGTGGAGCTAAACAATTAGGAACTTTGCAGACTACTTTTGAATTTCTCGATGACTATTTAAATTGCCCAAAAGTTAATTGTGCCTGCCCCGGAGACATTGTTCTTAATAAGTATGATCCAACACTGGTTAGACAAAATACTAGTGATTCTAAAATTGAATAGTCAAGAACAGGATCTTTGTTAAATTTAATTTATTATGTAATTTTTAAAGTTATCTACAACTTCTAACCAGGGCATGTTTTTAATTTTAGGACGAAGACTAACAGCATATCGATTACCAAACCCACTTGCGCGATGCGGAACTGACGCATTTACAAGATATGCTCCAACCATCATATCGTACACTTTAATAGGGGCAACATTTGTAGAACAACGAATCCTCTTATAACCAGATCTTAGATATTCAGGACTATCAGGTTCATCTAAAACAGGATCTAGCATTTCTTTAGTCCAGTATTCCATTCTAGCACTACCGTTGTGAATCCAGTTAATCCCCCAAACACACGGAGCAGTTGGTTCTTTAAGTTCCGTTGCTTCGTCGGAATGAATTAGGCCAATAAAATTAGGTTTATAGAAAAAGTTGAATCCTTCAAATTCTATATTATTAAAAATGAGCCATTCTGGTTTAACTAATTCTTTTGCTACCATCATTTTATGCGTAGGTTCTGTAAAATCAAACAAAGATTTTTTAGCAGAATCTAACAATATATCAGGTAGCAATGGAAAATTTAATTTATAGACATATTCAAACATAAGATATTTATGTAAAATCTTATACCAAATACTTACATGAGTGTGTTAGTATAATTGTGTAATAGTATCAATTAATAATGAATAATTAGACGGTACGGGTGTCTTTTTTGAAGGCGATTTGAATTCAGAAAAATCTTCATAGTATAATTCTACATCAGCTGAAATTTTAGACAAAATATTTTCTTCTATTTTAACTCGATTCATAGCATATCTAATTTTTCCAAGATCGATTTCAATATTAGTATTTACTAGATCAGCTTCGGTATAGTATTCCCATTTTTGCCTATAGTATCCAACATAGTAGCTAGCCATTTGTTCTATAGTATTTCTGCGAGACATTTTAATTCTAAAAACCTGATCTGAAAACATCGTAGCAATAATCTCCGACGGATAAGTTTTAATACTAGATCCTAGTAATTTTAAAATATAATCATTCTTTTTTTCAACCATAGTATGATTTAGAAATTTTTTCATATAATCGGAATCAGGAAAATTGCTTGGCTCATTATAGTAATCAAGCCCAGGATAAAGTTTTCCTAAATGATAACCTAAAGCAGTACTACCAGTTCTTGGACTAGCAATTATTACTATAGGTTTTTTTGTTATATTATTTAAACCAGAAACCATATTTGTTTACCAATTTCATATAAAATTCAGCAGCATTGTGCAATTGTGTTCGAACTATTATTCTTTCAAACCAATCCATTGATTTATCAACCCCAAAATACTCATAAAATTTTATCATTAATAAATTATATTTTTTAATTTCAGCTATGTCAGCTTTTTTATATTCTTCTTTATGTACTACCAGATGCTGTGGTAATCTTGGTTTAGAATAATTTATTTTTTTGTTGTTGGACCATTCTTTTGGATAGCCAACACAAATTCCAAATATTGGTAATACTTTTTTTGGCAATTTAAGTTCGTCAGTTAAATCTATTGTTTTAATTGATCCACAGTACATTGTACCTAATCCCATAGACTCGGCCGATAAACAAAATGTTTGTGCGGATATGATAGCATCACAAATAGATCTTATTTCATAACTACCATAACAAAATGCCTCTTGAGATTTTATTGTTTTGTCTTCGGAGTATAATGTTTTTACTTCAGAATCATTTAATATTGTATTAACTCGACTTAAATCTACACACCAAACAACAAATAGGTCGCATTCCATTACAGCATTATAATTACCACTATCACTTCCTGATGTTACATTTAGTTTACCGTCTTTTAATGTACTGACGGTTAATCCCATGTTAGATCGTTTACGCGGCGAATTAAAAAATATTTTTTCTCGATTTTCTTTAGATTCTATAACAATAGCAGACCAGGTTTGAAACATAGAACTAGTCGGTGCCGATTGCGCAGCGGCAAATAATTTTTCTACTAGTAAAGGATCTATTTTTTGATCAGTAAATCTTCTTACTGTTTTTCTTTTAATAATATTTTCTATAAATTCGTTAGCTGGAAAAGTGTTGTCTATACCCCCACCATATCTTTGTTGGAACCCAGATAATTCTTGATCGTATAAATTATTCATTATATAAATCTCTAGATTTTAATATAAATAATGTATTGCATACTCGACATACGGAAATTTTCATAGTATTATTTAGTACAGGATGCAAAAGATAGTTTAATTTATAAAGACAGCTAATCTTTTCTTGGCCTCATTCATAGTAAGTCTGTTATGATTATTAGCGCAATTAATCACTAAACTAATACATATTCGTTCTTCGATTAAATTAATTATATTATGTGGCAATCCTACTTGAACCAAACTAGGGCTACTGATATGTTCTTCGACCGTAAAATTAACCTCAGACAAATCATAAACATAGAGAGTAGTTCCTATCGGATTATAAATAACTTGTTTATGAATATCTGGCTTGACAGTAAACCATTGCATTACACTATCTTTACCTCCAATCACCCAATTAATTTTTACATAATCACCGAGCCCAGCGTCGCTATGTATTAGCGGTTTGCAGTTTGGTTTACGATAAAAAACTTCTGCAAATCCTATTGATATGTTATAAGACTTTAGAGATTCAACAAGTGTTGGATTAATATCGATGTTGACATCAAGCGACAAATGCCCAGTTTTTTTTATAGCATTGATAGTTTTTGCTATGTTATTAAGTGGAAAAATAGATAAATTTAAAGGTTGGCAGTATTCGTTCATATAGATATATTTACTGATATGTTAATGCTGTAACCCAGGCAATATGATATATTAGAGAAACTTGTAAAGTTGAGCCGCTTGTTAAACCTTGAGCACTTGCGGCCACTTATGCCGCAGATAGGATAAAAAGTTTACAAGTAGTTAATAAGTCAGTGTAAATATTAGTTATTCTAAAATTGAATAATCACGAACAGCATCTTTTTTAAATCTTATAGTAAGATAATATCGATTTTTATCACTAAGATTTATAGCCGAGTGAACTTGTACATTATTAAAAATGTAAATACCGCCTTCAACTAACTGAGCTACTATAGATTTTAAATCGTTATCTTCGCCGTTACGCCACATCGCGGCAACTTTATCATTTGTAATAATAGGAATTTGTATTTTTATAATGTTGTCTTGCATTGATCCATAATTTACTGCATTATAATCTGCATGCTCAACCAAATAAGTATGAGGATACATACAAGCAAAATTAGTTTGTAGGTTACCCTCCGAATCAAAAAACTTTGCTAGCTCTTTGTAAACTTTGTTAATTATATTCTGGTGATTTACAGTGAGCTGGCGTCTGCTCTTACTAACTTTAATAACATTAGCGTGAAAATCAGGAACAGCAAAATATTCTTGTTCGGGCGCTATTATTTTTAATTCTTCTAGTAACGACTGAGATAGACTGCCAATAAGTTTGTAACTATATGGATGTTGCATAATTATATGAAATTAAAAGTTAATCTTTTAAGCAATCTAGAACCGTTAACAGTTTCCCGTTTATGGACATTGAACCAATTATCGTAAACAACAATATCACCTAGTTGCCATACATGTTTATAAAGTGTGTTAGATTTACTTTCTAATAATGTATATGTATTGAGCATAAACGCATCTATTTCTTTAGCTGTTAAAGTTATATTATTTTTTAACACACTATTAATCCAAGCCTTATTATTTTTGCCAGGATGATCGTAACAGTTTAGGTTAGGACTAGATTTATTTGTTTTAGGATTAATTTTAAGAAATGGAAGTTTTTTTAATCTTGTTCCAGGAATATACATGTCTTGAAACATTATTTCGTAACTGTCAAAGTTATTTTTCTCGTCCTGCGTAAGTTGATCCCATGCTAGTTCAAGATTTAACCAAGTCGTATCACCAGATCCGTCCTCAGTATTTTTAACCATGTATAACGCTCTGCCAGGATAGCTTAGTTCATTGACATGTGGCATATCGGCGTGGTATGCCATGTAGTCATTTTTAAACATATTATTGTTGGACTGAAAATAACTTACAGGTTTTAATGTGTCTTGTTTAATAGTCGAATCATTACCTTGTGAAATAAAAGATTTTTTATAGTCATCACGAGACCATACAGTACCAAATTTTTGTCCTAACGAATAAAATTCGTCATCGGTTAAATTAGGACCAAGACCCCTAATAACAATTAGGTTTCTATCAAGGAGTAGATCGGTTAATAATTTGTTATCAATAGACATAAACTCCTGAAAAGAGTCTACATGCGTTATACTAGCCCAAGATTCGAAAATATTTTCAGTTTTCATGGTTATATTTACCAGCAAATATTTTACTCAAAAAATTTGATTATAATAGAATAATACTATATAATAATTGTAAAAATATCTTATAAGACGTTAGACTTATAATTGTAACAATTTATTGAGAACTTCTATTATGAAACACTATGTAGTAAGATTAAATGTTCAACCATGTGAACAACAATTTATGTGGAGAATTTGGGAGGATGGAATTGAAATCAAAAATGCTAGTAGCGTTTTTATTAATGTTCCTAGCTATACGGAAAAAACTTTAGAATCTGAACCAGATAGATTTGGAAGATTTGAAAGGAATAACATAGCTTGTGACGGACATGCTACCTGGGAAGATTCTATTTTAAAAATAAACGGGAGTGTGGAGAAACAGGTATACTCAGCAGATTTAAAATCTGCCGACGCAAGTCATGGCGGTTCGACCCCGCCCATTCCTACCAAAATGTAAAGTTTTAACGCGGGATTAGTTTAATGGTAAAACAGCAGATTTCCAATCTTCGGTCAAGAGTTCGATTCTCTTATCCCGCTCCAATTTAAAAGTAAAGTTTCAAAGCGGGTATGGTGTAATGGTAACCCGAATCCTTGCCAAGGATTAGTTGAGAGTTCGATTCTCTCTACCCGCTCCATGTAATGCGGACCCGTCAAACATTCCGCATCCGCTGTCAACGAAAACGGGATGGGCTGTTGGCACGGGGTTTGATAGTTTTCCTGACAACCGAAAAACTATCACCAGTCAATGGTAACTGTAGTTCAATGGTAGAATCCAGGATTGTGATTCCTGTTGTTGTGGGTTCGAGTCCCATCAGTTACCCCAAATTATATATTTTTGATAATATTGTTGTCAACTTAATGTCAACTTCAAGCGTTAATATAGTATGCTAGGAGGCATTATGTTAACAACTACAAAACCTAATTACGAAGATCCCAAAGTAGGATACTCTACGCAAGATTCATATTTGCGAATGAAATGTCCTGACTGTGATAAACGACGTAGCGGGCCTTGTAGTCATCCCAGCATACTTAACCTAAAAGGAAATTCAAAATGAAATCATTATTCTTAATTGTAGCCAGTGTATTCGCATTATCGGCCGTTGCCGCAGACGCTCCTAAGGCTCCAGCAGCACCAGCTAAAGTAGAAAGTAAAAAGGACGCACAGCCTTCCAAAAGCACCGCGCCTGCTGTCAAAGAAACAAAAACAGCGACTCCAGCTTCTAAGTAATTTTAAGTTTGAAGATTCAGACGATGACTTCTACGAGGATACTCCGGATATCCATGTAGGACGTTGTCGTCCTGAAATTATCAAAATTGATATTGTTGATAACGATATTGATTTATCCGACGATATTAAAATTAGATTAGCTGTAGCCAGATTGAAGGCGCTGAAGAAATATGAAGAGATTTGGGGCTAGTACTTCAAATCTCTTCATTTTTACAAAAAAATATGGATAAAACTTTTAGTAATATCCCAAATATATCAACTAAATATTTCTATGTTTAAAAAATTAAAAAATACCTTTACTTTTAATGATTATCAAACCCTAGAAAATCAAGTACAGTATGGAAAAGTCAGAGAAGATGGGTTTTATGGAATTTCGTATGATGTCGTAACAATTGGATCGAATATTAAATTGTTCGAAGTAATACCTGAACAATATCGGAATAAATTTGCATTATTATCTATGGAGATAAATTGTCATATCAGGCCACATACTGATAGCGGAATTTTAGCTACAATTAATTTTTATATAGAATCACAAAATGCTATTACAAAATTTTATTCAATTAAATCAAATAATCCTACGACTTCAAAAATTGAAAATCAAACTAATGGATCACTTTTTGAGTTATCCGATTTAGATGAACAAGACAGTTTTGTAGCTAAAGACGGCGAAGCATTTATTTTAGATGTAACTAATCCACATGCAGTAGCTTGTACCAAATACGGTATTAGAAAAGCATTGGTATTACAAACCAAAGAATTTTCATACGATGAAGTTTGTAAAATGCTTGAAGAAACAAATAATCTATAAATTTTGTTAACAAAGAAAGGAGGCTTATATGCCAAGTGTATTCTTAGTAAGCGACACGCACTTTGGACACACAGGTGTATGCCGCTTCACACGTGACGATGGTGTTACAAAACTTCGCCCATGGGACTCATCTGAGGAAATGGACGAAGCTATGGTCAAGGCCTGGAACGAACGGGTAAAGCCCACCGACAAGGTCTACCATTTAGGAGATGTAGTTATGAGCCGTCGGAGTCTTGGTATTATGTCAAGACTTAACGGCGACAAAGTTTTAATTCGTGGTAACCACGATATCTTTAAAGATGAGGATTACCGTGCTCATTTTAGAGAACTTAGAGCTTATCACGTTATGAACGGAATGATTTTAAGTCATATTCCTATTCACGAAGAGTCGTTAGGCCGTTTCGGAGTAAACATCCACGGTCACACTCATGCCAATAGAGTTATGAAAGATGGAAAAATTGATGTACGCTACCATTGTGTTTGCGTAGAACAAACTCCCGACTATGCTCCAATTCTCTTTGAAGATGTTATTAAACGAATCAAAGACGAAGGTGGAGAGATTGGTTTTAGGAATGGCAATGGTCCCACAATGTAACAGTTGTGGGACTTTTATTAAACTAAATATCAATATGGAAAATTTATAATGTATGATTGCGTTTTACTGTGCGGTTCAAAAAATGAAATTGCTGGACGAAATATTGCAGGATATCGTCTGAGGACGGCAGCCGAACGAGCAGGATACTCGTGTTTAGTATTAGATTGTGCTACCGCAATGACTGCCAAAGATTTAGAAGTTGTATTGGATCACACAATATCTGATAAAACATTAATGTTAGGTATTAGTACAGTCTGGTTAGATTCTAACGGACCGTTTGGTGTTCCTGGTAGTACCGAATGGATTAATGAAGATTTTTTCAATCGAATCAAAACTAAATTTCCAAAATTAACAATCGTCGCTGGCGGCAATGGGCTTCTTAAATTAAAAGGTTCTGTTGAAATATATAATGCAGCACAGTGGCATGTCACTGGATTTAGCGATGATAGTTTTCCAAAATTATTAATGATGTTAGACGGAAAGCCAAATCACAATTTAAAATATTTTGTAGATTTCAAAGGTAAGAAAACTGTTGACAGTAACGCAACCTATAAAATAGAAAATCCAAATAATATCGAAACAATACTGGTTAAAGATGACGGATTCCTTGCTCATCAACCAATTCCATTAGAAGTAAGTAGAGGTTGTATTTTTAGATGCGCTTTCTGCAATCATCCTTTTACCGGAGCTAAAGATGCCGATAGTTATATCCGGACTCCAGAGAGTATCGCATCAGAATTACGCCGTAACTACGAATTATTTGGCACGACTAGATATTCTTTAATGGACGATACATTTAACGATAGTATAGAAAAATTAGATAGATTAGAAAAAGCAATTGAATTAGCTAAATTGCCGAACTTTGAATTCCAATGTTATTTAAAACCTGAATTACTAGTAACCAAACCTGGCATGATAGACCAATTAAAAAGATTGGGCTTAATGGGCGCATTTGCTGGAATAGAAAGTTTAAATAATCGAGCAAGAAAAGAAATGAATAAAGGCATGGATATAGATCGTGTTTTAGATGCTATGTCAACATTAAAAAGTAAAAATTCTAAAGCAAAAATTTATGCAGGAATGATCGTGGGATTACCAGGAGACACAGTAGAAGATGTAGGGAAATGGCAGGAGCTTTTTATAAAAAATCAAACTACATTATTCCAAGGATGGGAGTATAATTCTTTAGGAATTTATAGTCCAACGGATCGAGACAAAAAAAATATGCTTTTAAGCCCTATGGAAAAAGATCCAGAAAAATATGGATACCAAATTGTTAATGTTAGTGATTCAGGTTACAATTTTTGGCGGAATGAACATATGGATACCGGCATAGCTTATTCCTTAGCCGCTCGGTTAAATGTAGAATCAAGATTTATAACAACAGCAGCTGGATGGAATGTAGCCTCGGCTTGGCATTTAAATGAAACCGAAGAAAATATAGCTACTAAAACTTTAAATAAATTAGAATTAGGTCGACGACTTTTGGAACAAGCTAAAAATAGAGCGTCATTAGTTGCCACTAAGATTATTTCATCTAGTTAACTTATATTATAACACCCGATAATATATTAAAATACTAACTAGGATAAGTTGTTGATATATTTAGATTTAATCCAATTTCGATACTTGTTAAAAATTGTCATAGGATCGTCTTTAATTACTTTTTCAAAATCAAGAGTTATGGACAATACATATCTGTCATCGGGTCCACTTATCGCGCCGTGATAGGCTTGTGTATTCAAAAGATAATATGTATCTAATTTATATTCTAACGGAATAATATTAAAAAGCAAATCGTGTTGTTTGCCAACCCTAAAATAAGTTTTGTTATCTAGCCCTTCAGATAAAACCATATTAATAGATACTGGCCTACCTATATCTGTATGGAAAGTATAAAAACAATTCGGTTCCATCTTATAAATTCTAAATCCGCTTGCCGGAGTATTTAACTCTGTGTGGATTGTATTTAAAACAGGATCTTCTGTTATAAACTCTGTAGGCAGTATTGTTTGTAAAAATGAAAACTGTGGGATATATCCTCTTTGTACAAAATCTTTAGAAGACTTAGCATATTCTAAAATTTTAGCCCTATTTACCGATTTGACAGGTATAGGCATATAACATTCTTCTTGATTAAATTTATCTTTCATGTTTTTATTTATAAGTTAGTTATACCTTGGTAGACAAATTGGAAAAGTCGTTGCTTCAAGAGAGCAAAAGTTATGAGTTCGAATCTCATCCAAGGTACCATTATATACTAAATAAATCACTATGAATATAATTTGCGGTCCCAAAGACGACCAACGAACCGTAATAATAACTCTACCTGAAAAGAAATCCCGAATAGCTGTACTTGTTAGCGGTGGCTTAGATAGTGCTATATTATATTATCTATTACTACTAGAAAATAAATTAAGAGGTAACCTACACGAAATAGTTCCTATCTCTATTATGCGTAAAGAAGGATCAAAATATTTCAGTAGTTTAGTTATTGGACACGTAAATCAAGCCTTCCAATTACCCTATAATGATCCAATGATTGTCGGTGACAATACTTTGCCAGAGGAAGAACAAGTAAAGTCTGGAGTTAATCAAGCAATTGATCTAGGATTTAATATTGTATATGCCGGAGTTATAGAACAACTACCTCAACATATGGTAAACTGGCAACCTATACCTAGCAAAGAAACTGCTAGGTTTAAAACACCTTTCCAGTCTATTAACAAAAGTCATATTATAGATATAATTACTAAATTTAAACAGGAACCTTTATTTTATATAACACATAGTTGTGCCGGCGAGCAATCGCAAGTCGGCAGATGTAAAGGTTGCAACGGCTGTAACGAAAGAAGTTGGGGATTCGATCAGCTAAAGATAATCGATCCTGGAACTATATAGCAATATCTGGATTAAATCGCACACTAAGAATCATCCTAACATGATTTGAAAAATTAACAACCTTATGTGGTTTATCAATGTTTACAATTATTGGATGCTCAATTTTGATAATTTTTGCTAAATTTGGGCCATGTTGCCAATCGATGTCTAAGTAAGTAAGTCCTTGACTATCTTTAATATTTAACGAATATATTCCTTCGTACCAAGACATTTCGGCGTCGCTGTCAGTAATAGGAATATTTAAAGCCCAGTCTGGATGATTTAAACGAGTGGGTGATAAACCATCTATATGTATAGAGCTTTCTGTTTTAGGTCCCTGTATAAAAAGTATGGCATTAGTTATTTTATGTTCCTTACCAGTCAACAACTTAACATCAGGCAAAAGGTGAGTGGACAACCATTTTTTTTCTTCATTAGATAATATTATCTGTTTTTGATCTATTATTACTTTTAATTTCTCTTTAAACTTTTCTTGAATTATATTCCAATTAGAAATAGAGATTGGGCGATGATATTCCATACACATATTTATTGTAACGAAATAGATGTAATAGGTGGCTGACTAAAATCTGCTTCACAACTCCACGGCAATAGTCTTAAACTAATACCAATAGCTATCTTATCGCCCTCATTGATAAGATTGTGCCATTGTTCTATGTTAGCTATAAAAGGATTAGTACAATATATTTCTTCAAGTACTCGTGTATCTTCTTTTTTTACATTTGGCACAGGATTAAATCTTTTATCTTCTCCATAACTGAATACTCCAGCTGGATTAGTCACTTCGTGCCATCCCCATTTTATTTGTTCACAATTTTTCAAAGGTAATATAATAGTTTGATGAGCTTGATGGAGTTTATTAGTTACTTCTGGCCTATGATCAGAGTGAATCATAATTGAAGATTTTGGCAGAAAATATATTAATAATATATTATGTCGATCGTATAATTTTTCGTCAACATTTAATAATTTTAAAATATTAAGTTGTACATCATCGGGTATTTTTCCAACATAGCCTATTTTTGGATTTTGAATATCTGGTGCTGAAATTAACGAAAGAATTTCTTGTGTTGGTGGGTTGGACCAATTAACTAGTTTATAGTATGACATAGTAATATATTTAGCGGCGCAAAGATTGTTTATAAATATCTACTTATTAAAAGGAAAACACATGGGTACTATTACTATTTTGGGCAAGGAATTAACTAAACAAAATCAAACTTGTGAAGTTAAATTAGCTCAAAGTATAGTCAATACCCCAGTTGTTCCATTTTTTTTAAAAAACTTTGCGGAGTTGATTGAACAAGGATACACCTATTCGGCTATGTCTGGCTCAAATCAAAGCAAGGCCATTTATGTAGAAATTAATGGAACTATTATTGCTCATATTGTATTTGACATACTAAAAGATGCGTATAACACAGCATGGATAGTGTTTAGTTGCGTGGATAAAAATTATAGAAATCAAGGCATTTATAAAATTATGCATAGGCATTTTGAAATAGAGGCAAAAAAATTAGGCTCAATTAAAATAGCAAGTTCTGTACACTTAGACAATAAAACTCGACAAGCTAGTTGCAAAAGTGTCGGGATGATCCCTGCCTATTATCGTATGGAAAAAGACATATAAATGAATAAAAAACTCATTTGGGCTGCATGGGGAAATTTAAACATAGATGATAAACCCTACAGAAACAGTTATTCTAAAGTAGCATATCGATTTGAATTTCCAGTAGATAGATTTAACTTATTAAACACTCTAGAATTGGATTGTGAGAATATTGTCAAGGCACCAATTTATAATTTGTCTAATATAACTCAAGATCACCGTGACAGATTTTTTGATGCGATCGAGCAAACTACCGATGAATTGTTTAGAATAGCAGAAGATAGAATAATATACATTGCCTATAGTGGTGGAGTTGATAGCACCTTAGTATTATGCGCTATACGACAACATCCAAAATATAAAGATAAACTAGAGCAAGGCCAGATCAAAATAGTATTGAATAGTTTTAGCATTGAAGAATACCCAAGATTTTTTTACAATACAATATTACCTGAAATTCCATTTGAATTTATAGATTATGAAAAAATAATGGCGGACGAAAACGCATTCCTAGTTACGGGCGAAATGGGAGATCATATCACTACCAGCAGCGATATTATTAATTTTATCAACAATGATATTAATTTAGATTTTAATAGTCATTGGACTAATTTAATCCCCTATGTCAAATCTATCGATGGATCTGATTTTTTCTTGGAAATGTTATATGGTATACAAAAAAAATCTTTTTTTGAAATATCAAGCGTTAATCAATTAATGTGGTGGTATAGCCAATGTTTTGTTTATCAAGCTATATTAGTGAATCCGTATATATGGTCATCATTAAATGCTATAGATACATTGCCAACCGATCAAAAAGTATATAGATTTTTTTATAGTGATATTATAAACACATTCAGTTACGAATATATAAGCACCAATCCCTCTATAAATTCTTACGAACAAGGTAAAAAATGGTTTAAAGAATACATTGTTAATTATACTAACGATGATTCTTATTATAATAAAATTAAAATTTTTAGCCAGCGACATAGTCTTCGATTCTTAAATAAAAGTCAAATTTATTTACAGGACGGCAAATTTAGCGCATTATTAACAAATGAAAAATTATGACTACTAACTCAATTCTAAATAAATTATTAGTTGATCAAGCTACTGAACAAGTAATATGGATAGCGCCTGGGCCAAATTCTGTGTTGCCAATGTTAGATTCGAATTTAAATTATAGAATATATTTTGGTCTTATATCAACTGATCTTTATCAAGAATATAATCGGTTTAGATTATTTTATGATGTCGCTGCACGATCACTTACAGTAATGGATGGTCCGCCCACAGTTGACAAAGAAAAGTTAGTATTGCTTAGATATCGATGTCAGGTTTTCCATATCTTAAACAGTACCTTTAATGTTTTTATCGAACGAATGAATCTGCCAAATAGCAAATACATAGAATCAATTAACGACATTACGCGAAATTCTTGGATAACCGTTTATCAAGAAACTTTTTCATGCTCAAAAGAAGAAGCTAGTAAATTATTAGATTTTAAGATAACCGAATATCAAAAATCAACTTTTATGATTGAATCTGCTAGATTCAAAATGATATCCGAAATAACAAAAGCTAAAAGCGTCGACGAATTAAAATTTATTTACGACACTAACAATATCAAAGTATTTAATGTGAATAGTATAAAATTATTTTGATTATATCCGTTAAGGTTGACTGTATAAACAAATTCATATATAATGTAACTTATTAATAAAGGAACCGTTATGTCAAAACCACCAAAACAACAAACTACATCCGATTTACAGCGTACACTGGCTGGTCAATGGAGCAAAACCGAAAAGCGAGCAGAAGCAAGTCGACAAATAATGGCTAGTAAAAAAAAGACACACGAAGTTATTAAAGCATTCCGTAACGCACAAATTTTAGCACGATAAACAACTACAAAGGTATAATATGAAATTAGTAGCTCAACCATTAACTGGCGATAAAATTGTTCCACGATTAGTTCAATCTAAATACGACCCAACTAATACAGTAGGTCGGACTTCAGAAGCGGCTGCCAAAGTCGTTGGACGCTACGAATTAATCGCAATAGGTGCTGCTCGCATCCGTGAATTGCGTTCAGGTCACGCTAGACGAGTTAAATCATCTTACGGTGATTTGGTTACAGTACTTCTAGAAATTGAAGCTGGCGAAATTGATGCTGGCGAATATTTGTTAAAGTCTACAGCACCACTAAAGAAATATAAGTAAGTCAAGAAGTTAGGAGAGCTGGCCGAGCGGTCGAAGGCACCCGCCTACTAAGCGGGCATGGACCTAAACAGTCCATCTGGGGTTCGAATCCCTAGCTCTCCGCCAAGAATTTTTGCCTAGTATATGACTATTAATAAGTAAAATTATAACAAAGGAATACACATGGCAACTAAAGGTGGCAATCAAAAAACTCGCAAAGCAGATCCGATGCGTACTAAGAATGGCAAAGAGCGTTTGGGTCCGTTAAACATTACTCAATTAGAAAAATTATTATCTAATGCCCGAAAAAAACATATCGCTAAAATTCATCGTAGAATTAATGTATTGAAAAGTCGACCAGGATTCGTCAAAGCAGTAGAAGTATCTGCAGCAGAAGCCGCAGTGGTGGAGTCGTTGCTGTAAAGTAGTAAACCTGTGCCCTTATAGCTCAGTTGGTAGAGCACCGGTTTTGTAAACCGGTTGTCCCGTGTTCGAATCATGGTGGGGGCATACCAGTATTATTCCGGTCAAGCAAACACGGTGTAGGCGGAGGACTGTTAATCCTTGAAGCCTGGTTCGATTCCAGGGACCGGAGCCAAAAAAAGAGGAAAGAAAAATGTCAAAATTATCAGAAACATTAGCAAAAGCATTAGCTAAGAAGCAAGGTAAGACTCATGTGGACGGCAGTGATGCTGGTTCTACAGTAGAAAAGAAAGTTAAAGTAAAACCGTCAGCCGGTCCGGCTAAAAAGCCGCCGACCCGTAGTGCTGGTCGCGGTCGCTAATTATAATCCAAATAATGCTTTTTTAGCATCATCGAAATAAAAATTTGCTACATCGTTTACTCGGAGAGTTAATACCATCCTTCGGTTAATAGATTGGCTATTGTCAAAATCATGCCAGATATCAGTATTGAATAATATGCACTCGTTAGGTTTTGCTGTCATGGATTTAAGGGGTATGTGTTTACTTTTGTCAAAACCCTTAGCTTCTCTAGACAACGGCCATTGCCAATCTAATCCCTCGAGCGGATATTTAGACAACTCATCGTCACTATACCAGCTAGTCACACAAGTATCGTCTAAAATTTCTACTGTATAATTTAGGCTTATCCTAGTATGCACTCCATCTTTATGTGCCCGATAATATCTACCTCCCTTAGTGACAAACATGGATGCTCTATCCTGGTTTAAATCTAGACTCTGTGACAATGGCGTAGTAGCTAATATTTCTTGTCGGATTTCTTCTGGAAACTTATAATGCTTAAATGTTTGTTCAAATTCTACTCCTTCCATACCTTTTTTACAGATATCGATAATCTTGTCAAGGCCATCGTGAGTGAATCTAATATAGTAAGGGCTACAATCTTCAATTATGGTGTACATCCAAATATTTAGTGTTTGATTGACGAGCAATTGATATTCAGTTATACTTGCAGTATGATTAAATTAGAAGAAGCCTGTGAAGTCATTTATCTTTTTGCGGATGCTAACCAAACTGATCCGCTTACGGGTATTGAGCTTATGGTCAAGTATTTTAAGAAATTGAGCCAAAAAGAACGGCAATCTTTGGTGGTTTTTATGGATGCAACTAAGGTAGTTGACAAAGAATTAATTTAATCGTATAATAGCACTTATAGTAGTATTTTTATTGTAGTTTAACTTTAAAAGGAAACACAGCCCATGTCAGAAACAAGACAAGTCACCACCGTACAAGCCAAACGTAGTTTGCTCAAGGCTTTTAATCACAAGCGTCCGTTATTTTTATGGGGCCCTCCAGGTATTGGTAAATCAGAATTGGTAGCCGACATTGCTGAAGAATTAGGCGGCTATATGATTGACCTTCGATTAGGTCAGATGGAACCCACAGACATTCGTGGTATTCCGTTTTATAATAAAGAAGTTGGCAAAATGGATTGGGCTGAACCAATCGATTTGCCAGACGAAGAACTAGCTAGCCAGTATCCAATCGTAGTATTGTTTATGGATGAAATGAATTCTGCGGCGCCTAGTGTTCAAGCTGCGGCTTATCAGCTTATTTTGAATCGTCGTATTGGCAAGTATAAACTGCCAGACAATGTTGTAATGGTTGCCGCTGGTAATCGTGAGTCGGACAAAGGTGTTACATATCGTATGCCTACTCCACTGGCCAATCGTTTCATTCACCAAGAGATGAAGGTAGACTTTGCTTCTTGGCAGGATTGGGCAGTTACTCATAATATCCATAAAGATATTATTGGTTACTTAGGCTCTAATAAACAGGACTTATACGACTTTGATCCAAAGAGTTCTAGTCGTGCGTTTGCTACTCCTCGTAGTTGGTCTTTTGTAAGCGAAATTTTGTCAGACGATGATGGTGACGAAGAAACAATTACCAATTTAATCTCTGGTACTATCGGCGAAGGACTGGCTATTAAGTTTAATGGTCACCGTAAAATTTCAGGTCGTATGCCTAAACCAGAAGATATTTTGTCTGGTAAAGTAACTACCCTGGATGTCAAAGAAGTGTCAGCTATGTATTCTTTGGTTATTAGTATGTGCTATGAACTCAAAGATGCTGTGGAGAAAAAAGTATCTGACAAAGACTTCCACACTATGTCAGATTACTTCTTTGCTTATATGATGAAGAACTTTGAAACTGAGTTAGTGGTCATGGGTGCTCGTATTGCGTTAACCGTGTACAATCTTCCATTCCAACCAACTAAGTTGAAGAACTTTGATGAGTTCCATAAGAAGTACGGCAAGTATATTCTGTCAGCTTCGGCGTAATAGCTAACAGGAGGGTGGTGTAGTAGTTGTACACAGGGCTGTGTTCGCACCGCCCTCCTACCTTTTATAACTTATGACTATACCTAATATTATTGTAAAATCTGTACATGGACCAATGATTGTTAATGAAAACGATCAATACATTGGTCAGTCTATACGACAGCTAGGAGCATGGGCACAAGACGATATCGATTTGATTGCCAGTTTTTGTGATATCATATTAGACAATAAACCTAAGATGGTATTATATGATGTTGGTGCTAACATTGGTACCCATAGTATAGCGTTGGCTAAGAAGTATGGCAATTGCATCTCCGTTAGATCTTTTGAGGCGCAAAGACAAATATATTATATGCTATGCGGTAATGTTGCCATTAATGGACTAGACAACGTTATATGTGAGTATCTCGCTGTAAGTGATAGGCCAGATGAAACTATCGACATAGCATTGCCCGATTATAATACCGTTAATAACTTCGGTGGAGTAGAATTAATCAAGATTGAGCATAGTGATAATCAAAATATGATTAAACCCAATACCGAATCCGTAGTAACCTGTACTCTAGACAGCTTTGACGAAGCTGTTGATTTTATTAAGATAGATGTAGAAGGTATGGAGCATTTGGCATTGGAAGGTGCTAGGCAAATATTAGCCGAACATAGACCTGTTTGTTTTGTGGAGATAATGAAAACAGATCAAAATCGTGTTAAACAAATATTTAAAGAATTAAATTATATTGCCTATGCTTATAAACAAGATGATTGGATCTTTTGCCCAGCGGAGAGCGATTTTGAATTGAATGGAGTCGATACCGTTGATTTATGATTTGAATCCTATTAACAATGAGCATTTTAAATATAATATTAAAATACCCATGATGCTTGATTTTCATCGGGTAAGACAATGGTTGTCTCTCACTTACGGTTATAGCGATGAATATGACGACCATCCTTCCAACAAGCATTGGGCATTTATAATTAGGTTAAGTAACAATGTAGTATATTTAAAAGGCGAAGAAGAAGTTGCTTGGTTCAAAATTAAGTACGGTGAGACATTATGAATTACTACTACGAAGTTCCCGAAGGTACCAGTGTACTTGGACGGCCGGGTGGCGGTTACTATTACCAAGCTCATTGTAGTCCAGCGCAAGGTGGCAGTCTAAATCATCTTGTACATAATCAGGCAGTAAATGCTAGCACCCGGGTATGGTTGGAAAATGCTAATGGAGTTACGCTGGTCAAAACACTACCCAATGATACTAGTTGGGGGCAGATTGACGAAAGAGAATTTGTCATGATAAAACTTAGAGCTAGGAATTTAGTAGGATGATTTGTCGGCCTGGAACTCCAGCTCAATTAAAGACTAATAGATTTCAATTAACTATTAGCCCTATGAGTGGATCACCAGGATTAATGGTCTTGGATCATATGTACTGGATAGAAAACGAACGAGAAATACTTAATTGGATGAACGAAGCATTACCGCGAGGTATTGACCATATTGAAGGAATGACTATACGATTTGATAATGATTTTGATCGTATTAACTTTTTAATGAAGTGGGGGCCATGAAAACGCAACACGATTACTGGAAGGAAGATGATGTGCGTATTTGGCAGGAAATAAATCATAGTAAATGGCGTGTGTGGTTCGCTTGGCATCCAGTGAAAGTAAACGATGTGTGGGTTTGGGGTAAAATAGTTTATCGTAAACCTGTTCTCAAAACTTATGCCGCAATAGACGATTGGGCTGGCTACGAGTACGGAACTATATTAGATGTATTAAAGGAAAAATAATGGAAAGAGACTTACAAGAAGATATGAAAAATTCTTCTTGGTTCATGGAAAAGATTAAAGAAGATCGCTATGCCCAAAATATCTATGCCGCATTGTGTAATATGCGCTGGCAGCCGCAAGATGTTTGGCCTGTACTTAAAGATGAGTACTGGACTTGTTCTTGGCGTAGTGCTGGCGGTGTTGTAGCTGAATTACAAGGACACGGTGACTATTTAAATTGGTATTGCTCAGGTATGGGCGGGCTGGCTACATATAACGGGGAAGAAGGCGAACAAACTATGTTGGCCAAGAAACATGTTCCCGAAGGTACTGTTACAGATGAAGTGGCCGAAGACTTATTAAAATTAGGATGGGCGGCAAGCCCTTGGCCTGATGACAAACAATAACCTTTATGCTAATACAGCCGCAAGATTAAATACTATCATAGGGGATAGTAAAACTATTTGGCTACAAATTATATCTGCTAAAAGAGAGTTTGATACTACAACCCATCCACAGGCTGAGTTTTATTCTTGGCTCGATCAAAACTACGGGGTTAAATTAAAATTAACACCCAATGGTGAAATGAGTTTGGAAAATGATATTACCGATGAGCAAAAATATCTTCTTTTTATGTTAAAGCATAGTAGCAAATGAGATTTAACAAAAAATATAGCCAGCCAATGTTAGATAACTTAGTACAAACCCGTGGGTGGGGTAAAGTTAAATATAGGCCCGCTAGGTTTGAATATGCTGGGGAGAATCGTAGTCCAGAAGTTGAATGGACCGAAGAACATTGTAAAAAAGATGTACAGTACAGAGATGGGTGTTTTTATTTTGCAGATCCTGCCGAAGCCACAGCGTTTGCATTGGTGTGGATCAAATGAGTCTTAAACCCGGACACTGGAATACTAACTATCCGTCGGGAAAATGGGAACATAGTATCCCAAAAGAATTTGCTGACTTAGATGAAATTTTATCTTGGTGTCGCCGTGAATTTATCGACCATGCTACTTGTATGCGGTATATTGAATACGATGATAGATTTCATTTTATATTTTATGACAATCAAGATTATGTAGCATTTTTGTTGAGGTGGGCATGACTGTAGAAACGATTAAAGGATTATTTGTTGAAGATACAAATTAAACGCAATTTAGTTATTTTCGAAGATCCATACGAATGGACCTTTGTTAGAGATCAAGTCAAAAAAGATTTTGGAGATCAAATTTTTGCTATTTCTTGGAGGCTCAAACGCGAACTTGGCTTTACTGTTAGGCATCACAAAGCATTAGTTCCGTGGCACGAAGATAGTACTAGATTCAGCTATGCGGATCAAATACATTTAGATTTCTATAACGAATCTATGTTATCCTGGTTTGTACTTAAATATATAAATGTAGAGCAAAATTAACCCTATTTTTGCCCTGAAATTTGCCAGTTGACAAACAATTCATTTAATAGTATAATAGTAGTATAGTTAATAATAAAGGACACTTAAATGGCTACAGCAAGCACTACTAATAATTCCAAAGAAGCTGATAAGTTCAAAGACTTACTAGGCCCTATGGATTCCAAATTGGATGCCCAAGTACGCGAAAAACTTATTACAGCTCGTGTGGGCTTATTACTCCGTGCTAGTTTTTTTGGTAATTTGGCTACTCGTTTAAAATTGGTTAACGCAGATGAATGGCTTACTACAGCCGCTACAGATGGCCGTAACTTTTATTATAATAGTCGTTTTATTGATATGCTTCGTCCAAAAGAAATTGAATTCTTATTTGGGCACGAAGTATTACATTGTGTATATGACCACATGGGTCGGCGAGGTGATCGTAATCCGCAACTTTGGAATATTGCCGACGACTATTGTGTAAACGGCGATTTGATTAAACATCGTGTCGGAGAAAAAATTACCACAGTACCTTGCTTGTATGATCACAAATATGACGGCATGTGTGCAGAAGAAGTCTACGACATTTTATATGAAAATGCCGAAAAAATTGATATCAATTCGTTGGTTGAAAAACTACTCGACGACCACTTAGAAGGAGAAGGAGAAGGCGAAGGTGGTGACGGAGATGATAATGGTAAATCTGGCGGTAGCGGTAAACCAAAATTATCTCAAGCAGAAAAAGATGCTATTCGTGACGAAATTAAAGAAGCGGTACTGGCGGCCGCTGCGGCATCAGATAACGCTGGAAACTTGCCAGCGGGAGTTAAGCGTCTTATCCAAGACATGACAGCACCCAAAATGAATTGGCGTGAGCTATTGCGTATGCAACTTGAGTCTACTATTAAATCCGATTTTACTTGGATGCGAGCAAGTCGCAGGGGCTGGCATATGGATGCGGTAATGCCAGGTATGCAACTTGATCCAATGATTGATATTGCTATTAGTATTGATGCTTCGGGCAGTATGCTTGATAAAATGCTTAAAGACTTCTTAGCTGAAGTACAAGGCATTATGGATTCTTTCCCAGCATATAGAATCCATATTCTGACTTTTGACACACAAGTTTATAACCCACAACAATATGATAGCGAAAACTTAGATACCATCTGCGACTACGAAGTACACGGTGGCGGCGGCACAGATTTTGACTGTGTGTTTGATTACTTTAAAGAAAATGATATCCAACCTAAGCGTCATATTATGTTTACAGACGGTTATCCAAACGGCAGTTGGGGTGATGAAAACTATTGCGATACAGTATTCATTATGCATGGCACTACAAGTATTGTTCCCCCATTTGGACAATATGCTTATTACGAAGAAGAGAAAACACACTAAGGAACAATTATGAATAAATTTAAATTATGGTATCTTAACAATCGAACTGAAATCACTTGGTTTTTAATGGGTTGGTTAGTATTAGCTGGAATTCAAGATTTGAGTCACGAAAACTATATTGGTGCTTTAATTTCATTTGGGTTGGCGTATATTAACTATAAACTCAAATAAACCCAACCCAATTTTACCAAAATGCCCCATAAAAGGGGCATTTTATTTTTAGTAGTACCTATTCTACATTAAATATCTATATGGAAAATTCAACTCAAATTACCGTAGCGGATCTTGGCGCCCTTCATGGCATCGTAGATCTTGCGGCTTCCCGCGGGGCATTCCGTGGTGCCGAATTAACTCAAGTTGGTGCTATCTATGATAAGCTCACAACTTTTCTAAATGATGTAATGGCACAAGCTAAAGCAGCCGCTGAAGCTAATGCTACTACCGAAACTGGAGAAACAAGTACACCCGATGTCGCTGCGCCAGTTAGCGACACACCACAAGGAGAATAACATGGCACAGATTAAACACGTAGGTAGAAACGGTGACCGTAAGGTCCTAGTATTATATCGTGAAGTTCCAGGTGACGAGCACATGTGCTTGGTAGTCTATCCTGAAATTTTAAATGCTTCATGGCAGGATGCGATTCAAAAGGTTGTAGAAAGTGATGTTGGTCAACAGGCTATTCAATTAGCTGATGCTTTACATCGTTCTTTCTTGCCAGATGGTCGTCCTATTCTTGAAACACTACACACCGAGCGTATGATTAAAAAAATTCGTTGCTCTGATGTGATTATGACTCCTAGCACAAACGCAAGTGTTCGTTTAGATGAACTTAATAAGTTAGTCAACGAAATGAACAAAGGCGCAGAAGCTATGAAGAAGATGGAAGAGAATGAAGCATCACGAGGTATGGTTGATCCACAAGTTAAACGTGCTGCCGAAGCCAAGTATAAAGAAGAGCAACTTTCTAAACAACAAGCTGCTGAATCTCGTTATCAAACTCCAGCTACACTTAGCGCACCGCAAGATGGTGTGTTAAGTGATCGTGCTATTGCCGCTAATATGTTAGCACAAGCTAAAAAGATGGAGCAAGAAGCTACTGCTATGATTTCAGAAGCCGCTCGTATGAAGAAAGACGCTGAGCGTATGGTGCCAGGAGTTAATCCAGCAGAAGCTACTTGGACTCCAGCAGAACCAGAGGCTCCTAAGCGTCGTGGCCGTCCACCTAAAGCAGAAGCCGCGGTGAGCGATGCTGCCAATTGATGAGTTGGTTGACCAGTGGGAAATTATTGTTAAAGAAGTAAACAAAACAGATGTACCACTGGAGTGCATTAAAAAAATCATAATTAAGTTAAACGATGGCAAGCAACGCACCATTAACTTACATACACTTATCAAACAAGGTTTACAAATTGAAGATATCGAAGCATTAGTTTCCAGAACATTTGCCGAAATGGATGCCGAGATTAAAGATGTTGACTTTGTTGTAGATATTAAAAGTGTTGCGGCATTAGTCCAACCCGAAACAGATAAGATATTGGGCAAACTTTAGGTTGTAAAAAACCTAAAGTTGTGCTACAATATCAGTATGATTGAAATCAATTTTCATAGTTTTAGTATGGGTGATGTAGATGACCCCGAACTTTATGCGGCGTTTCCACTAGGCGAATTTATGGAAACCGAAAAAGGAAAGTGGATCAAATCTAATTGTTTGGATCCACGATATATTATTCGGCCAGACCCAGCTACCTACGGCAATCGAGTATTTGTCTACGGCAAGGTTGATGAAAAACTAGCTACAGAATATTATTTAAAGTGGGCTAAATGAAAATACTTGTAACTGGCGGCTTGGGATTTATAGGACATAATGTAGTTCGTATACTCGAAAGCTTCCGCCACGACTGTGCTATTATAGACAATCAAACAGACTATGGCATTATACCTAAAAGCGAATTAGATTATCTAATGACCGAACGACTATGTAGAATTCAAACTCGCGATATTGCTATAGCAGATATTTCTAAACCATTTGATGGCAGTATATTTGAAGGGGTAGATGTTGTTATACATTTGGCTAGTTTTCCTAGACAAAAAGTAGTTAATAAAAATCCTACTCTGGGCAGTAGAATAATGATCGAAGGATTACTAAATTTATTAGAACTGAGCGTCAAACATAAAGTAAAGAAATTTGTTTATGTTAGTAGCAGCATGGTGTATGGCAATTTTAATAGACAGGCTATGTATGATGGTATTGACGAAAGTAGTGACTGCAAACCTATAGGCCAATATGGTATTATGAAGTTAGCTGGAGAATGGCTAGTACAAGATTATAGTAGACAACATAGATTAGATTACACTATTGTCCGTCCTAGCGCAGTATACGGACCATATGACGTCGAAGATAGAGTAATTAGCAAGTTTTTGACACAAGCTATACGAGGTGAAGAATTAACAGTCAACGGCATCGACGATGCATTAGATTTTACTTATATCGACGATGCCGCTATGGGCATAGCTTTATCTGCTATTAGTGATGATACAAAAAATACTATCTATAATATAGCTCGAGGAAAATCACATACCTTAGCAGAGGCCGCAAATTTAATAGTTGATATGGTGGGGAAGGGCTCTGTGTGTGTTAAAAATCGAGATACATCGTTCCCAATTCGCGGGCAATTAAACATTATGCGAGCTAAAACAGATTTTGGTTATTACCCCACAGTTGATTTAGTTAACGGATTAAAAGAATACTATGACTGGCTTCAACGTGCTTGATGTTTATCAAATCCCCAAAGAAGAAGTTGAAAAAATTGAATGGCAAGGTGATTATAAAGATTACGATTATAATCTTTTTAGGTTGGGAACCGGACATAAAGAATTTATAATAGTTAATCCAGCTTTTGAAAATTATAAAATTAAATCAATTCCATACGATAGTAATCGCTGTATTGTATGGAAATATAAAAATCAATGGATAGCAAAATATTTTAATGCGTTATGGGATATAGAAAAACGCTATGCTGAAATTGAAGTCGAAATTGATTTTGAAGTTGAATGGATTAGAAATCCTGAAATAGACTCTATAATAGTTTTTGAAAATGATCCTACCGTAAACGCCGTGTACGATTTATACGATTTGAATTACGAAATGGTATGGTATGTAGATCCTAAATTAACCGATAATAGAATTTGGGCATTCAAAGGAAAATTAAAAGATTATAAGATAGTGGGTACCAAAGATATGGGATATGTTTCCATAACTGGATCGAATCAACTAGACGTTATTTTTATTAGTTACAATGAACCTAATGCTGAAAAAAATTGGCTAAGAGTTTTAGAAAAATCGCCTAAAGCATTTCGTGTCAACGGTATAACAGGAATTGTTAACGCTCATAAATGCGCAGCTGAACTTGCTACTACAGATATGTTTTATGTTATTGACGGCGATGCCTATCTAACAGATGACTGGAGTTTTGAATATCAACCTAGTATATTTGATCGAGATTGTGTACATGTTTGGCGCAGTCGTAATCCTGTTAATGATTTAGAATACGGATACGGCGGAGTTAAATTATTGCCAAGACAATTAACTTTGGATGTAGATCCAAATTGTGTAGACATGACTACTAGTATCAGCTCTAGATTTAAACCTATGAATAAAGTAAGCAATATTACTGAGTTTAATACCAACGAATTTAATACTTTTCGTAGTGCCTTTAGAGAATGTGCTAAACTATCTAGCAATATTTTAAAAAGGCAACTAGCTCGAGAAAGCAGTAAAAGACTTAATATTTGGTGTACTGTCGGAGACGATAAGCCCTTCGGTGAGTGGGCAATAAAAGGCGCCAATGCCGGCAAAGAGTTTGGGTGCGATAATCAAAAAAATCTTACCGCTTTACAAAAAATAAATGATGACGAATTTATACAAAAACAATTTGCTATAAGTCAAAAATTAATTTCTTAACATCATCAAAATATATATCATTGTTTATAAGTCTAAGCGTTAATATTTTCCGACTATTATCTAGGCTTTTATTATAAAAAGTATGATAGATATCTACATTTATAAGTACTGCTTCGTTAGGCTGTGCGACTAAAGTTTTTACTTGAGGATATTCTGCAGCGTTGCGCCAATCTCTTAAAATATTTCTTGTAGTAATACCAGTAATATGCTCAGTACTATTACTACTAACAGGCCAATCTTTAAACTGTTCATCATTGTACCAACCAGTTATACATTTATCATCTAATATCTGTAAAGGAATGTTAATACTTACTCGGTTGTCGTAGCCATCTTTATGTATACCGGCTCCGCCGTCGGGCCATGTATTAAATATCCAAAATCTATTCAATTTTAAAGGAGTAATATCTTTAAATGGCAATTTTTCATTAATTGATATTGCTGTGTCTCGAGAAAGATATTCGGTTTGATACCCGGCGGCTTTTACTATGTTCGCTAAAGGTTGCTTAGATACAAAGTCAATTATATCTGATAGTCCGTCCCATTTAAATCTTATATAATAAGGACTACAGTCTTCTATAATGGTATACATTTTATTAAATATTCTTTATTCTAATATTGCGTCAAAAATACAAACTATTCTGTCAACTGCTGTTTCATTTGTTATACTGTGTGGCACATGGTTATTAATCCAGTATAATTTACCCAATTCCAACTCAATGACTTCTTCTCTTACTATGAGCGAAGAACTTTTATCACAACTTATTATATATTGAAAACGATCATGTATTTCATAATAATTTCCTGAATCAATATGAGATTTTACACTTCCGCCCGCAAACAATCTACTTATCATAATTCTACCTAATAATATATTAGAGACTCCTTTTTCTATTAATGACCTTGTAAACCAGTCTACTAGTTCTTGGAAGATGGGATGCAAGTCGTACTCAGACATATTTGTAGCTGGCAGGAAATCGTTCCATTCTTTGTCAGTAACCGGCTTCGGTAGACCAGCGTTTAAATCAATATATCTTAAAAAAATTGCTTCGGTATCGCGCAAATATTTGTTTGTACGTTGTCTGCCAGTTCTTAATTTCCACCATTTTTCATTTTCAGAATTGTTTAACACATCTGTTAATCTTTTAGCAAGGTCTTGATTCTCGTTAATAAACAGGTAATTACTTTCCACTGGTGCTAATTTAAAAGGTGAAAACATATAAAAATCTCCTACAGTATTTATACCATACTAAATATCACACCATGAAAAATAATATTGGCTTTTATGTTGTCAACGGTGTTAGATATTCAAATAAAATACAAGCAATTTTAGAGGCCCAAAAAACTCTAGCAGATATTTCATGGGAATTTTATAACGATGAGTTCAATAAAATAAATTGGCAAGAAGAACCTACTGCTAGTTTAGAAGAGCTATACAAAATTAGATGTCAACAAATACGCAACGAATATGATTACATAGTTGTTATGTGTAGCGGAGGAGCAGATAGCACTAATGTGATTAGAAGTTTTTTAAATAACAATATTCATGTTGACGAAATTGTAGGTGCTTGCCCTATGTCTGGTTTAAAGAATTGGGATTGGGATGCCACTAATAAATCGGTATCTAATACCATCACTGAAACCAAATATGCTTTACTTCCATTAATGCATGAGATCGCTACAAAGTATCCAGCGACTAAAGTTACTCAGCTTGATTATTTCGAGTATATGACTGAATATAAAACCGACGAATGGCTTTATGAATGCCAAGACTGGGTCAATCCTGTCATAAATGCTAAAGGTAAATTAGATAAACTAAAACATCTCGTAGCTTTGGCTGATCAAGGTAAGCGGATTGGTATAGTATGGGGAATAGACAAACCTATACTTAGATATCGAGCAGGCGGATCAATGCTTACTATGATAACAGATATAGGCGTAAATAACGCTGTACAACCCTTTGAAACAAATTATCCAAATGTAGATCGTATTTTATTTTATTGGGGACCAGAGTTACCTTCTATGCTTGTAAAACAGAGTCACGTGCTTGCTCGACATATTCACAAGAAAGAAAATCATTGGCTAGCAAACATAATAAAAGACCTAAGTACCAATAAATTTTGGGTTGACCATGCTAATAATTTACACAATGATTTTGATTGGGATTATACAAGAGCCTTTACTCCGTTTATCTATCCAAATACTTATGATAAAAACACATTTCAATGTAGCAAATCTGCCCAGACATTTTTACCGCCTCAGCATGATTGGTTTAACATATTACACAAAAATACCTATATGCATCAAATGGTAGAAAGTGATTTTGCTTTATTTTATAAAAGTCTAAATCCTAAATATCTTAATTTTAAAAAAAATGGTTTTATAAAATTTGATATTACATTTAATATCGGACACTACTCAAAATTTTTAGACATGCCTAATCTAATACAATAACAGATTAAAATGATTAGTGTCCTTGTAAATTTTTGATCATTTGTTTATAAGATAATGTGAACTCTGCATCACTAAAAGGAAATTGCTCTATAAGTTTTGCTTTTACAGATCGTTCTACAAATGCTAAATTTTCAAAACCTGTATATTTTTTCCTGTCAGCGATATCAGATTCAGGATAATGTTTTTGATACAATGCGTGTTTAATATCAGCATTAGACGATAATGGATTTTCATTTTCTAATTTAGAATTTACCAATTCAAGAATAATAGGATCAGTGAGATACGCTAACATTTGCTCAGGCGTATATTGATGAAATCCTGGTACTCCTTTAATGCCCGAAAACATCCAATACTTATACCAAGACACAATTACTTCTCTTTCTCTAAACCACCACTCCCCAAATTGACCGTAAATGAACGGTTCTCCTTGGCCTAATACTACAAAGCCGTCTAGTTGTTTTGCTAACCACATTGTACATGCTAACATAGGGCTACGAGTTTGACTAAGTGTTACTATTTCTTGGAATTCCGTTGAATCCCAAAAATCAATAGGATTTAAGATATATTCTTTTTTAGGAATGTTGTATTTTTCACAAAACATGTCAGCATATCTACATTCTTCGTAATTTAATATTTTATCACTATTTTTAATTTTATATTTTAATACTGCAGCCACAAAAGGAACGTTAGCTTCAAGAAAACTTCTAGCGGCAACTTCACTATCTGCTCCACCTGATAATAAAAGATAAATTGTTTCATTTTTCGCAGACTCTTGAATTAGCAAAGCCGCCCTCTTATTTGCTTTGTTAATTGATAAATTTTCAGAAGCTATTCCGTACTCACATTGCCATTTTTGATTATCTCCGGTTCGCGGAACATACCACTGCCCATCGTATCCAAATTTAAAATGATTCATAAATGTATAGGCAGGCGAGATATCACAATAAGTATTCATATGAATTCTATTTATAAGCTGAACAGTATGGTACTAAATAATTTTAATGAGGGAAATAATGATTGATTTTAAAAAATTTTATAATGTTGTTTTTTATGACAGCAATATGAACTCTATTAATATAAAAGAAGCTACTCTAGAAATAGCCAGAACTTGCGATTTCGTGCCAAAGTATGATTTTAGTCAAGTACCAGATTTACCATTACATGAACTTGTTATTAAATTAATCAATGAACTCCCTGAAGGATTTACATTTGTAAAAACAAATCCTGATTTACTTAATATTTCACTCGAAAATATTTGCAAAAAAATTAGGCCTGATATAAAATTTATTGTACCTTATGGAAATCTAGAGAAAGAATGGTACGATTGGGCTGTGCCTAATTTACTACTACATGAATCTAACCAAGCACATGAATTATATACTGTGTGTAAATTAGCAGACAAAGGCATACCAGCAGGATTAGTCGGACCATTTTTTGCACTTCAAGATCGTGGAGTAATGTCAAAAAATACATCTGGTTTTAATGCTGTTGCTCCAAATTGGCAAATTGCAGACATCTATACCACCATACCAATTAGACTATTAGCCGAATACCGTCCAGAAATTTTATATCCTAATTTTTGTTTATTATTATCAAAAGCATTTTTAAAATTTTTAGATGTTGATAATAATTGGAGGATTTATAGATCGTTGACTGTAGATAGATTCTTCCCCGTTAATTTGGCATTTGCCTTAGATCCTATAGCTAATCATGATTTTAGAACAGTGGCTAGTCAGATAGATTATCCAAGATATCCTGGAATAATAAAAAGAGAAAAATATGAGATGTATATACCAATTAGTACTATATTAACTTAAAATTTTATTTTTGCTGGGGTATTCACTATTCTTAAAAATCTTAAAGGCTGTTAATGGCAAATAAGACTAAATAATTAATTAATAGGAGTTATTAAAATGCCCGTGACCTTAACAAGTGCCTCTACTAAGCCAAGCAATGTAAAATGGTTTCCGTATAGTTCTGATGATAATCAGTTACTAATTAATAATCTAAACAAATGGACTAAAGCACAACCTGGTTTTATTAGCCAAACATCAGAAAATCTTTCAGCCGATGCCAGCAATACAACATATATTTGGGATAGCATAGAAAATTATGCAGCGTGGTATACAGCTCGTGAAAAGCGTCCAGAACAGATAGCTAGAGCAGCATACAATAGTACAAACAACATCATTTCTACATTAAATGAAACGATTAGCTAATTTAAAATTTTTCATATTATTGTGCCAAACTATTTGTCCATTATCTGTTAGATAATGTAACATAACCCATTGTTTCATACTTTCTGGATCTTCTACATAGCAAGGTCCATTTAACGCATATTTTGTAGGTTCTAAGATAAATTCAGCATTACAATTAATTTTGATTAGTTTTGAATATTCTTCAAATCCCTTTAAGTTAAATGCCCTACTAATGAAGACACAATCTAATCCAATCAATTTTGCTTTTGCTAATTGTATAGGCAAGCAATAAGTTGTGTTAAGAAATTTAGCACCGCCAGTAAATTTTCCAGTATGCCTATAGTCTGGGTGGATCCACATTCTTGTACTGACTCTACCAATTCCGTTACCCCACCAATTTGTATTGACTTGTAAGGCGCTAAAGCATATAATTATATTATTGACTATCACTACAGGAAACGAGACAAAATTTCGTGGATCTATATCAATGTAATTATATTTTAAATCATCGGTTGTTGTTAACAAATATTGTTGAAATTGGTTCCATAATACCTCATCAAACAAGGTAGAAAAGTCAATAATTTTTATCATCGTGAAATATTTACTTAAATACATCCATGCCTAAAACTAATTCCTTCCTTAACTATATCCTTTATCCTACCCATGCTATTGCTTGGTTAGGTACAATCCTTTATTTGATATTTTTTGATTTTACTTGGGTTAATTTTTTACAAGTATTAATTGGATGGATTATAATCGAAGGATTGGGCGTTGCAGTTATACTACACAGATATGTAAGCCATAGAGCCGTTGAATTACGCCCAGGATTAAAACCAATTTTACTTTGGATCAGCTGTTTGAGTTTACAAGGTAGTCCATTGGGTTGGGCCGCTGTACATCGCGGTAGTCATCATAGATATTCTGATACTGAAAAAGATGCTCATGCTCCTAGTAGAGGCAAATGGTATGCGTGGCATAGTTGGTTACACGATTGGGACGAATATTTTAATCCTAAGTATGCTATTGATCTTGTAAAGGATCCTATGCACATGTGGTTTGCTAAAAATTATAATTGGATTATATTAGTTACTTACATCATAGTTGGGTTGATATCATGGCAGTTGTTATTATTTGGATTTATTGTTCCTGCCGCAATAAGTTTGTATATGGAAAGTAATATCAATGTATTTTGCCATACACCAGGATACGGTTATAGAAACTTTGACACTAAAGACGATAGTCAAAATGTTCCGTTACTTGGGTGGATTACTTGGGGCCAAGGTTGGCATAATAATCATCATGCTAAAGCAAGTTCATACGATTTTGGAACATCGGTAAGCGGCAATAAAAAAGAATGGGATTTTAGCCTTATCTTTTTACCATTGATTGCTACTAAAGAAAGCAGAAAACAAATATTCGACGGACGCAAAGTTCAATGAATTTTACCTATCAAAATCATCTGAAATATTCTATAGATGGCAGAGAGTATGGTTATCGAGAAACTGAGATTGATAAATTTGAAGTTAGGCTAGGCGCGGTAGACCCTGATCAATATAGAACTAGTTCTTTTGAAAACGAACTTCATAGAACCGCCCAACTCATACAAGAAGATTTTGGCAAAGATTTGATTTTATTTTTATCTGGTGGAACCGATAGCGAAATAGTATTGCGGAATTTTATTCATAATGGGTTTAAGCCTAGGTGTGCTATGATAGCATTTAAAAATGGACATAACGAAGGCGAAGTATACGAAGCTAAAGCAATAGCACACGAATTAGATGTAAAATTAGATATAATAGAGTTTGATGTTGAAGATTTTTTCTTTTCGGGAGAAGCTACAGAGTTCGGAGAAAAAATACAAAGTACACAAATAACTTATATCATGGTGTACAATCAGATTTTAAAATTAGGTGCTCCGGCAGTCATGGGAGGTGAGGCAGGACTTACCCGTTCTGTGAGTAAAGACGGTAGTTTTTGGTATTATGCGTTTAGAGAAAACGAAGATGCTAGCGCAATGCGCTTTAGTTTAAAATATAATATTCCATTAGTTAATGAATATTTTAGTTATACTCCCGAGTTACTACTATATTACTTAGAATCAGACGGTGTAAAAAGTTTAGTTACAGAAAAATACAATTATAAATTAACTGCAGCTTCATCTAAAAATAAAATTTTAGCAACATTATATCCTAACTTTAGAAGAAAACCAAAAAGACATGGTTTTGAAAGTCTTATTGCATTTAATGGACAAGCCTACGACCATATTGGGTTTAATCAGATTAAACGATTAGAACCTAGCCTAGACGGTATACCATATGAACAAGCTGTGAAACAACTAAGAGGCGAAGAATGAAAATTATAGAACTAAATCAATCCCACATGGGAAAAACTCAACATTTGTTTAAATCTAAAAATTTTATGGGTACAGATGTACAAACAAGTTATTTCGTTCCCACTGAACATAATCCCATGGGTGCCATTTACTATAGCGCCTTCCAACGTACTTACCTTACTGGGTTAGCAAGTTACAAGGCTCTTGGATTAGAAGATGACGAAGGCAATATTGTAGGTTACATATCTTTTTATTTAAGTCCAAATGAACCAGTTTGGTATGGCACTATGATTCGTTCAGCTCGGAATAAAGAATATGTACGACAATTATTAGATGCTGCTATGGAATACAATGAAAAATTAGGGCGTTATAAATTTTATACATTATGGTCCGCAAAACATGCTAAATTATTAAGACGATTTGCTTTTAGTAGCGAAGCTACACAACGCTATGATCATTTTGACGAATGCTTAATTCCTGCTAAAACTAAATGTATCTATCAAAATTATTGGACTATATTATTCAGTCGCATTTTATTACCAACAGATACTATTGTAAGGTGTACCTATCTAAAACGCGAATATAGGAAAGATATTCCTATTGGCGGTTTTTTATAATTGATTGAACAACAATATTTGATTTAGTTCTTCTTTTGTATATTCTGATCTTAAGTTTCCAGATTCTGCGCCTAACCCTCTTATTGGCACCATCTCAACGGACAATAAATGTCTTGGAAGATTATACTGTTTCATAACTTGGTTGATTTCGTCAGCTAGTTCAATTGCTTGATCGATGATTCCAGGTTTGGCCATGAGCTTAACAATAAACTGTGTTAAATTTTTTGTACCTAGAGATAACTTATTAGCAATAGCAGATACATTTTTTATGAATAATTCTTTTTTCATAAACTCAAAATGTGCGCTGAATATTAATATATTATAATTGTCACAATTTTTCTCCCAGTACTTAGAGCCCTGACTTCCGTTTGACACTAACATAGTCCATTGATTTTTACTACTGAGATATTGTATAAAAGGTTCAAAGTCAGGATTTAGTGTTGGTTCACCCCCGCCAAAGTACCAACGGATAGGATTACCATCACTCCAATTATCGATAGCATAATTGGCTGTTTTAATTAATGTGTCCAAACTTTTATGTGGATCTGTTGTGTTATGTACATCGGGCCAGCAATAACTACAATTATAATTACACTGGCGGCCTATATCCCATAGTATTTGTTTAGGTACTTTATGAGTAAACTTTACAGCATCGATGCTGTTAATATCGATAAACTTCTGATCAAGATCTGTAGTATGTTCATTTATAAAATCAATAGCAGATGAATTTTTATATTTTGTTACTACTATATCAGAACCGCAACCACAAGATTCGTAAGGACATATAACAGTTTCTTTAGGTATGGTAAAATTTTGATTAATATTACCTAAATGTCCCCATGCTGGTTTATTATTTTTTAAAAGCCACTTGCCTACACCGCCAGAGCAATTACCATTCCACACATTACCGTCAAAATCTATGTATAAACTTTGGATTCCAGTACTGCATGCCCATCCTTGAAATTTATTTAATTTAGCAGTAACAATATCTTCTATACTTGCCAGCACTTTACGATTGTCGTCAGTAAGTATGACTAATTGTTTAGCCATCCTTATATTCCTTAGTACTCATAATATCAAAGTTACAGTGGCACATTTTTTTAGTACAGCGTATTGGGTCAGTTGGCAAAGTTAAATTAGTATCGAAGATATTGCCAATGGACCCGCCTTCGAGGCACCAACCACGAGAAATTTTACCGCGCTGATCTACAATTAATTGTTCAACTCCGGCGTAACAGTCCCAGCCCGACCAATCATTTGCTTTTTCGTTAATAAATCTATGGGCACTTACTACCAACGATTCGCCGCTGGGGTACAACATTTTCATTGCTCCCCTATAGTAATCAAATGATTTAGTAAATTTAATATGCTTACTAATCAACTCATGCTGGTCGTCTATGACTTTCTTTTGTTCGGGAGTATAGTCATATAGCACTTCGCCAAAGTCATGAATAAGCGGCTGTAATGCCATAGAAATATTGCCTAACTCCTTAATCTTGTTAGCAATCTCAAAACAAAAATCAAATTTTGTAGGATCCATCATGATATTAACATGTGTCCTTACATCATTGTTTAATGCTTTAACAACTTCAACGAAATGATCAGCATCTGCAAATTCAGGATGAAAACTCAAACACACATGATCAAAATATTGTTTATGTTCATTCCAATATCTTAAAGTCCTAGATCCGTTGGATATAAGTCCTACCTTCACACCTTGCTCTGTACAGTACCGACATATATCTATAAAGTGTTTATATAAAGTTACTTCACCACCAGTAAATTCAAAATAAAGTTTTTTATTAGGATGAGTGGCTTTTACTGTTTGTATAAAATTTTTAATTGTATCTGGAGTTGGCCAAGGATTAGTTCCGTTGTGTAAATTTTCTGGGCAATAACTACAACTAAAATTACATGTATTGCCTAAACACCAATTAACTACAAACCATTCTGTGTTAAAAGGGTTAGCATGTTCTAATTTATAATATTTTTTTTGCATTGTGATCTTTATTTAATTCCAATTATCATATATCTAGTAAATTGCCATTCAGGATAAACAAACAATTTTTCGCCTTGATATAATATCTTAGCAAGCGGGTAATGAGTTATAAACTCGTCTAATGTAGCAGAATGTACAATATGATCGTCGTGCGGCATATTATTACCTTGTAATATTACTCGTGTGCCCGATGGGATCTGACTAAACCATTCCATACTTTCAAAATGCTCTGTACTAGTGTTTATAATTAAATCAAGTATTCCGCTGTCGTACTCTGTAGTCTGACTAAGGCGAGGATTATTACAATCTTCAGTAAATGCTTTGAACTGCCATTCTTTAATAACCCAATTTTCATTTATCATATCAGCAATGGCTTCACAACTAGGATCAATATCGTAACTATATATTTTTCTTACTTGAAATTTTTTGCGACTTAACAATAAAAATGCTGTTAGTCCGTACCAGCCGCCAAAAATTCGTGTTAAGTCAGAAGACCATTCTAACTTTTCTAGTTCTTCGCATAACCATAATTTACTATCTATCTGACCGTTTGAAAAAGCATCTTTATCTAACATTTTACCAACTTTCTTGTTGTCGAATAACATCCATCTCGCACACCATTATGCCTTTATTGTGTCGTTCAGTTAGGTAATGTTGTTTAAAAAATTTACTAGCATTTTCGTCTAACATTACCATAGGCAAATCTAATTGAGTGGTTAGCTCTGTAGCGATTCTTCCTGCTATTTGTTCAGGATTGTGTCCGTCAATTGTATCATAAATTAATTTAAGTGCGTCAAAGTTCTGTACTTCCTTGTAGTCCCAATTAGGATTTAACATTAACATATAAGTACCCATTCTAGCACCTAGTATAGCATAAATTCCATTTTCAACATCGCGCCCAACATTATGCCAGATTGTTAAATTATTTAAATTACGATTATTAACTTTAAAATCTTCTAATGTAGGTTTACGGCCGCGATCCAAACACATCTTAACCCCTTCACGGAAACCTGCTCGCCATGCTTGATAAGGACTAGCGTTAGGATATGTTGTTGAGTAACAGTCCCACATAGCAATATATTTAGGATAGAAACAAAATTCTACATCATTCTCAGGACTACCATCACTATTTTCGTGAGTTTTCATATTGTGTATGAAATTTTTAGTCCAGCAACTAACTCCACCATTACCATACATTAGTCCGTTAATTATATTACGGGCTTTCCAACGAAAAACACAATCTTCACTTGTATCATCAACAGTTAATGTAAGATCAAAAAAACTATCGTCTGGAATATTATCACCATCAATTAATATAAATCTATCTGTAATAGACGCATCGGCCGCTGCTTTATGTGCGGCGTCTGATCCTTTTATGCCATCTATACGGTTAGCCCACGGCACCATGTTTTTAATTTGAGCCCAATTTTCTTCTTTGTTAGGTTCGTCATATGACAAATATACACAATCTAATTCTGCTATATCTATTTTTTTCACTTCATACTCCACTTAATATTAGGCTCACTATCTTGTACTACTATAGAAATATCATCTGGATGACACGGAGTCCCGTTTTTGTCAGGATATAGTCTCCTAACTATTGATGTTTCTATTAATACTATCTTACCATCGACTACCCTAAAATATTTAGGCGGATCTACATATTCTTCTCTAGTAATATCTATATAGTTACCTGGTAAATCTTCTTGGCTAAAAAATAATGGCGCACCTTGGTCGTCGTAATACAATCTATATAATATAGATTTTGTCTCTACTGTCTTAAATGCTGACCAAAATTCCTGTTCATTCATCTTTTAATCCGTGATGTGGTTTATCGATATCTTGAAATAGCCGTTTTTCTTGAGCTGTTAACTTATCTTTGGTCGTTTTATTGTGTCTAGGACTGGCACACATTGGACAATTTGATACCCCGCAGTCCATTGCGTGGTGTTTAGCAAGACGATGCGGCTCTGCTATAGATTTAGTTAATCCATATGTTTTAGCAATTTTTAATTGTTTCTTAATAGCATTCCATGCCTTGTGTAAACGCTTGCTATGCTTAAATTTATCGTTATCGTTACTCATTTGCTAGTTCCTTTATATGATAATGTAATAAACCCCACTGTGCTATAGTATTAATCCTAACGCCAGGATTGCTATATTCTACTACTAATTCTTTAGTCCAATCTTCACCTATAGTACCTATAATATGTTTTTTCATGTGTACTATAGTAGGACCTAGATTGACTGGCAATGTTACAGTTTCCTCTCCTAATATCACAGCCGCAATACCATAGACTACATCGGTAGTTGGCTCAGGATCGGGAAATTTTAATATAGATTTATAAGTTTCCCACTTCTCAAATATATCTTTAACTAGTTGAAAAAATTGTTTAGCGGTAGTACCCTTTTGCCAGTAAGTGATAGCATTGTAAACATCTGGGAGATTGTTATTATCAAATATTTTACGATAATATCTTGACTTACCAGACTGGTCATAAAAATCTCTACACCCTTGGCTAATGACCACTTCTCGGTTAGCAAATAAATCCCACCAATGGTCGATTGGACTAGCACACAACATATCAGCCTCTAATTTAATAGTTTGTTCATACGGGCTAGCATCATAACATTGCCAATCGTTAGCAAACCCAGAAAATTTTCCATAAGGTAGCATATCTTCTGTTAGTATAGTTATATTAGCATCAGGATGCCATTGTTTTATACTATCGGCGAGCTTGGTAGCACATTTTACATAAATGTCTCCTATTGCCGGAATAAGATAACCTTGTTTAATCGGCAATTAAATCTCCTAAATGTTTTTTACCCATGGCATGAAAATCTTGGGATAAAGTAATGTATCTTGGTTTGCTATCGGGTGTTAGAAAATCTATGCGATAATTATCTTCGTTTATTTGAGATAATTTATGCACTGGTGTTAAAGATGCTAGACTCCAAGGAATACCTTTGTGATCTATTGTATGACCGTTAACCATATTCAGTGCTATACTCAAAGCAAAATCATTTCTGTATGTTGGATGCACAATATTATATAGATCCTTATAATGTTGCCAATTATTTTTTATCATAGTCATCGAAGCGAAAATTAACTCAGCTTCTTTAGATCTTCTAAACATCATTACAGTTGCCCACCACATTGGCATATTATAATGACCAAAATTATTAAGCTCATCAAAGTTATCTAGATTAGTAACGTCGTATGCTGTCTTGTGCGCTAGAAAATTTTCTTTCATAGCGATTACTTTTTTGAGCTCATTGCTTGCCACTACATAGTCCGCATCTAATACTAGAGTTTGTGACCATGGCGTTAGTTCATACGCATCTACACGGTTGCCGTTAAACCATGTAACATTATGTTCTTGATCAGCAAATTTTCTAATATCTCCATTGTAGGGTTTAGCTGGAATAACTTGTTCAAAAAAATAATTATTAGGAACTATTTGATCTGTTACTACTGCTACAGGTAATTGTAAATGTCTGCGAATATTTTTAGCCGACCAATTAGCCATAGCAAGATAATCTATGTGTTCATTATTAAAAGCAAAAATTAATACACCTGATGTCATCTATTTTTGCTTAGTTGTGTGTATTCTTCGAACCACGACTTCATAGTTTCTTGCCAACGTGTTTGTGCCAATTTTAATAACTCTTTGTGATCAGCTATAACCGGCGTCTCGTACAAATCAAGTAGGTATATCCCTTGCTGACCTTCGGCCGCGGTTAATATATTAATTAGTTCAGGTCCAGCTTTAAACATTCCACCGTTGTAAGCAAAAACAAGTTTACTTTGGTATTTTTCTTTGAGGGTTCTTTTAGCTGCCGCATGATCAAATCGGGCGCGGCCGTGAGCGATTAAATTATCAGTATCCATACGATTATTATACTAGAAAAACAGAAAAAAGTAAAGGGGATTAACCCCTTTTGGTAATACTAAATTTTATGATAAAGATGTTGCTACTGTAGAAGCGACAGTTGGTGCGCCCCAAACATTTGCCAAATGTGTAGTTTCTGGTGGGAAATATGTTACTACTGTTGCAGGAGCACTTCCAAAAGAAATGCCAGTGGTTGCTGTGCCGCCGCTAATATTTACAGCTGAATTGCCAGCTGGGCTATGCCAAGTTGTAACAAGAGTAAGAATAGGAGCCGCATAAGCCGCTGTAATTTGTATATAATCACCAGAATAAGTATAACCTGAAGGATATTGCTTATAAATTATAGCAGGCGTAGATGTTAGTTGAGCAAATCCTGTGCTAGTTGCTAACACAGTTGGAGTGCCGTTGCCGCCAACTTTAGTAGTGCCTGTATACGTTACACCGTTAATTGTTTTACTTGCTCCAGTACTTGTCAAATAAATTGTGCCAGCTGTCGTAGCAAGCGTATTCCAAGTTGCGTCGGCTGCATTGCCTGTGGAGGTTTTGCTGAATTGAACTTTAATAGTTGCGCCTGCATTAAAGAAATAAGTTGCCGCGTTAGCATTAGCAAAAGTAACAGTATCAGTGAATGTTATTGTCCAAGCTGAAGTTCCAGATCCAGCACCAGACAATGCACTGGCATTACCTGTCCATCCAGTAAATTGAGTACCTTGAGTAGCCGCATTAAATTTATTAGTAGTAATATTAGCGATATCATTACCTAAATTATTTAAAACTATAATTGTGTTGCCTACTTGAGGATTAGTTCTTGTTGTGATAGATGTGCCTTGATGGCTAGCACTATTACTAACATGGGCATTTAAATTTGCCCAAGAATTAGCAGTGACCGTGTTTCCAATAGATACGTTAGCTGTAGCTGATTGGCCGTAGCTTGTATTCCATACGGCATTTACATTGCCATTAAAGCCATTATAATCTGCCGCTTGTACTACGCCGCCGGTAACATACGTCATCAGTATTTCCTATTTTATTTGATAGTGACAATAGCTTCAACAGTACCTAAGCCAGCGTCTAGCTTATCTACTAACGAACGACCAATAACATTAAATGCTGTTGCTTCGCCTGCTTTAGCAGCTCTTGCCATACCGTTACCAGCAGACACTAACCGATCGCCTTTACTAACAACGCCTGTAACTTGAACTGGTACCCGACCTGTCATAGCTACTGGTGGATGAGTTGCGTCATTGCCAGCGCCATTATTCATCAAGTAAGCAGCTTGTGTACTGATAACTCCGAATACGGAATCACTTAACTCTGTATTAGATTTTGTAATTTCTGCTGTGCCGCCTAACTCAACTACTGTGCCTGGAGCATATTCTGTATCAGCTTCAAATCTTTCTGCTACGTCAGCATAGTTAGCCGTAATTCCATATTGACTACTAACAATACCAGTTGATCCAGCAATAAACAATGCTGAAGATACAACGCCACCTACATTTACATTGAACGAAACATTTCCGTTTAATTGTTTATTAGTTAAGGTAGCTTGTGTACTAGTAGCAGTATCCAATGTAAATGAGCTATTAGCGCCAATTGCTAAACCATTATTGTTAAGGACTCTAACTGTGCCAGTAGTCGATGTGTTAGCATCGGTACGCATAAATGAATTAGCGTATAAACCGCTTAATGTCTGTGCGCTAGTTGCGGTACCATTATACAATGGTACTTGACCTGTTGTAAGAATCGTTGCTAATGTAATGCCAGGTTTAACCGTAGGAAATCCTGCTATTGCCGTTTGTGGTGTGAAGGTGGCGTCTTGTGAAATAATTCCAACAATTTGATTTTCTACATATAATTCAACTACAACGTGAGAAGTTGAAGTATTGTCTACGATAGTATTAGCAATAGCGCCAGTAATACCAGTTGTCTGATTGTAAATTGGACCTACTAATAACCATGTTGACCCTGTCCAAACATAAAGTTGTTGAGCAGTAGTATTATACCATAAATCGCCTTGGCTATTATTTGTTGGAGCAGTACTAGCTGCTTGTGAACCACCCAACGATTTCCAACCTACGCTATTACGAACTTGTAAAACGCCCGTTGTTGTGTTAAACCATAGTTGGCCTACCAAAGGATTTGTAGGAGCTGTGCTGTTAGCAGCATTTTCCAATAAATGTACAAAATTATCATCTAAAAACTGACCGTAACCAGCATAATTTTTGCCCACCAAAGTTTGTGAACAGGCAACTGAATTGATTGTTCCATTTGGTATGGTAGCTAATATGTTACCATTCGTTAGTGTAATTGTATATGACATTTATTTTACTCCGTCCTTTGTATTATTTATGGCCATTTAATATGTATATTTATGCGGCACTTAAATTTGTTAATGTCTGTATTCTAAGGGTGTAATCTATCTGAATTTGACGATTTAAACTCTTTTGCACAGGATGGAAAATAACATGGGTGATTAGGAACAAATTGGTGGCAGAACCGTTCCAACATTGTAATCCTAGCTCATCAAACACATATTCTCCATTAAAATTGGTACTATTATCAAACGCTTGTTGTCCAGCAGGCTGACCATAGTCTAATAAACAAGAAACCAATATATCTGTATAAGGATTTCCCGATGTATGTAATACCGTCATTTTGTTATTTGCCGGGTCTAAATTTGAGGCAGAATTTTGATCCACCACTTGAGCATAAGTTTCGTTATACAAACTAGCATTTTGCCCTGTTACATTAGGTGGCAAATATGTAATAACACCCGTTGGGTCTACCGCTGATCCACCATTACCAAAAGCCATAGTGTAAATCCAGCCTTTTCCTTGATCGCTAAGGGTATTAGCCATAGCAATTGAAATATTTTCATAATTAATGGCATTCTTTTTATCTACTAAAACTTCACCAGTGGTTGGATCAGTAATTTTAATAAATCCTTCAATTTTAGCTAAACCGGGTTGAATAATCATGCTTTCTGCTCCACAAATACTTTGCGTGTTTTTGGGTCGTAAATTTTTATAAACCCGTCAACTGTAACTGACCCTGTATCGTTAGGTCTTTTTTGAGGTTGAACTTGCTGCTGATTAGGTGTTTTATTTTCCATTGTACTGTATTTATTATGATTAATATCCGCCATGTATTTACCTTAAATTCCGCCCCTTAAAAACAGGGCCATTGGATTGTTTGTTATTTGTAGGGGAACTCCGTCCGAAGCTGTATCTACGCCAGGATTATACCAGCTTGTACCTTTACGAACAAATATGCTAACTTCTGTTCCTGCGTCCGGGGCTGTAACAAAAATAACCACAACAGGATCTAAATTAGATAAAGTATATCCACTAGTTTGTAATGTGCCGCCTAAATAAACTTCTACAGCTCGACTATTACTTGCCGCACCAGGATCATACTCACCATTAATTCCGTCAGTAGAATATAAAGTACTATCATATGGTGTAGATGCTACCCATTCGTTAGCGTTATTAACTACAAGTGTTGATGTGAATACTTTTGTCGAGCCATCTCCTAAGAAAGACTCACTTTCAATATAATCCTGATATTGTGCTGGCAATAAATTGCCACGACCCATATCATATACATACGCACCAACAGCGTGTGAATCTGCGCCAGTGCCTGCTGTGCCGCGCAGTAAACTACTAATTGTGTTATCAGTTAAATCAATATCACGATACATAATGCGTTCGCCATCAATAGTCACAACACCCCATACATTGGCAGCAAAATCAGGAATACTTAATGCGCTAGCATTAACTACATGAATAATATCATCTGTGGCGCTGACCGCTTGTGCTACAGTAGTTGTAGTAGCAGATGTCATACGATAAGTGGCTTGCATGCCGCGCATGTCTTGGAATATTCTAAACTCCATAGCTTCTGGCACTACCGAGCTAGTGACATTAATTACCATAAGAATATCTCCAGTGCCAATTACTCCGCTATTCAATGTTAAAATATTTCCTTCTATTGTATAATCTATGTAAGGACTTAATACTCTACAGTTACTATCAACATGTTTTAAAAATACCCAAGCACGAGCTGCATCTGTGTAAGATTGATACAACACAAAATCATTTTCAGAAATTGTTATTCCTTCTTGATAACTATAGGATCCTGGATCATCATTTTGTACTGCCGAGGAATATAAAGTGGTATCAAATCCTTCTTCAATTACAATACCTTCTGTGATTGTAACTGGGCCAACAAATATTTGTGTGGATAATCTTTGTTCTCTAGTATCGTTAAATGTAGTTACAGAAATAACTTGTCCATTGTCTGGTACTATTCCAGTTCCTGGAATAAATGACAATGTTCGTGCTACGGGATCAATAGTATATTGAGCCAATTCGTCTACAGCGATATAAATTTCAGTCCCTGCAGCTGGTGGCGTGTCAAATAAAACAAATTTAGTATTAATGTCGAGATCATACGGTGCGATTGAATAATTATCGCCAAGACTATCTCCACTAAATCCGGTATAAACTCCTAAAGTATAATCTGTTGGGTTTATTTGTAATATTCCATCAACATAAACTTTAACATTAGAATCAGATATCGTTGTGTAATCTATGCCTGTGCGTTCTGGGAATGCATATCCGTTGGTATTACCATCGCCTACATATGGAACACCAGCTGAACCTATTGCGGTTACTCCGCCAATAGTAACCATTGCTACTAGTGGATTAGTATATTCTAAATTTATTGTTGGATCTAACTCGTAATCATCATATTGACCAGTAACGGCCATTAAATATTGTGTAGTTGGTACGCTCCAACTATAATTTGTAGTTACATCATTGATTGTAGTAGGTCCAATTGCTACCAAACTAATAAAATCTGTTGAATTATAAGTATTATCAAAGTTAATTAATGTTGTACCAAATGTCACGCTAGCATTGTCAATAAATGTAAATGCCGTAGTAGTTGTGCCGTTAACAAATACAGCAATTTCTTGTATTAATTCATACTGTACAGGAATTACTAAACTATTTCCTACCTCAGCGCCGTTGTAAACATTTTTGTATAGCTGATTTCCACCACCTAATTCATAGACATATATTGCTAAACGATCGCCATCAGCAACTAATAGTGAAGAATTGGAAATAGTAATTGTTTGATTGACCCAATCTATTGTATAGTCATACCCTTGGGATAAATCATATCCTTGCGTAGTATCCGTAATTTCTATAGCAACAGGGTATGGCTGTAATCCTGCAAAACTTATAGTTGGATTACTATTATCGTAGATAACTTGTAATGTAACTTGTGGGAACCCGTGTCCTAATCCTTGCCAATCTGCCCCTGGAGTTGTATAAACACGGAAATCCAATGTGTCAAACTCAATTCCTGGCACTAATTCTTCAGGAGCATGACTTTCATAGACATCTACATATTTGCCACCGTCTATATTAATATCTGAAACTGCTGTTCCTGTTGGTATTGGGCCGGTTTCCAATGTTCCATAGAAACTTCGGAATATAGTATTAAGTATACCTAAATCATATGTTGGTTGTCCGTTAGCATCAAGAGAAATATTGTCATATACATTAATATCAAAATTGCCACGGTCAAACCCTGTGTCTTGATTAAATGTTACTGCTGATACTTGTACTCCTGGATAATCTATGCCGTCAATTAACAATGGTAAATTAAGCCCTGGATTGTTGACTGTGCTTACATAATAACCTTGTGTACGGTTAACTCCGCTTAATATGCCGGGGTTTACTATAGTCCACTCTGCGGGATCAAAAACAGAATTTTGTACATACCCGTCTGTTCCGTTGGCCGCATATACAACATTATTATGTCGAACTTGCGTTCCGTTAATGTATTTGACTAGTACTGTACCGTTTAATTGTCCGTTATATCCAGCCCCGGTATAGGTAGTAGGATAAGTTAAATTGATTGTTGAACAAGATGATACTGAATAAGTTCCGTTTAGTGCTGAAACCGATACACCGTTTATGGAAATACTATTGCCGTCGGAGAAAGGTATCGAAGTTTGTTCATATTCGAATGTTGCTGTCGCAATGCCATTAGATGCTACTACATTTGTTAAATCTATAATAATAAATTCTGTAGGAGTCCAATCAACAATATCTGATTGATATTCGTATCGATCGTATTTTAATGTTAAGTTTAACGAGCGTACTGAAGGATTGCCCATAATTGAAACAGCACGAGCTATTTGTCCAACAAATTGTAAAATAACAGTTCCATTTGTTACTGTGACTGTATTAGTAATAGCTGTTCCAGTACCAGATCCAGTGCCAGTAGCTATAAAGACTATGCCTGATTGGTTACTATCAGCACCAATTGCTGTAAAATCAGTAGTGCCTACAAATTGAATTGTATATGTTGATCCTATAATAAAATTGCCTGCGTTAATAATTCTAGTAATAGGTTCTGCATTACCTAATGTTCCTGCGGTAGTAACTTTGTAGATAGTATTTTCAGAAGTTATGATAGATTCATTTGATACAACAGTTAGTCCTGCTGACCAAAGAGTTGGTTCTTCTGGCAAGCCGCCGCCACTAATAGTTATGACAGCATCTGTAGTATATCCTGAGCCAGGATTATTAATAGTAATTCCAATAACTTGCCCTGAAGTGTTGATAATGGCTGTCATTGACGCTTGTTCGACACAAGTACCAGTAACTGTGACCACTGGCGTAGAAGTATATCCAGCACCGCCAATAGGAATAGTTACAGCGTCAACACTTAACAAATAATTTTGATACCATTGGCTATACAAACTTGGATATTGCCAAATTTGTGCGTTAGGAGCTGTATTACTTGCCGACGAATGGCTAGTGGTGATAGCCTCAGTATATGGAGTTAATATTGGGCTTACAAATTGCGGATCAGAAAGTGTCGAATCCCAATAAGCCGGCAAATCGTAGTCTGTAATATCGCCTAAGAAATCATCTTCGCCGGTATAAATTAAATTAAATTGTCTAACTTGTACGTGATAAGGTTTAACTTCCTGGAAATATTTAAGAACAAAATTTTGATCTCCAGAAAGATATGATTGATACGGCAATAACGAACGAATTTTATGATTAACATCAACATAACTAGTTTTAATTAACCAAGACGGATCAATAAACTGACTATACACATAGTTAAATATTAATATTAAACTACTATTACGCTCATATTCTAAATCTTCAACATAAATTTCTTCGTTTAAAGCACGGAGGATATATCTAGTTTCTACTTGCGGAGTCTCGTCAAAATATTGAGAATCAAAAACTTGAGCATCGAACCCAAAATTTCCAACGGTATAATTCCATAAATCTTCTTTAAAAGCTATAGTGCCATCTTCTAATCCCACACGAGTCCAACCAATATATGGATCTGGTCCTGAACGCTTATAAATTTCAAATTTACCTGCGCCGTTGCTGACGACTCTTACTGAACTGCCAACAGGAGCTGTTTCTAAACTTAATGTTGATAGTTGTCCGTAATTTTGTACGGCAGCCACTGGGGCTATAGAAGAATTATAACCTGGCAAATACCAATTGACATAATACCAATATTCTGGTGTATCGTAACTTTGTACTTGATGTAAATCTAAGGTTTGCGGAGCAGTAATTTCATATATAGTCCAACGACCGTTTTGGGAACTATCTGATAACACCAAATACTTGTAACCAACTGGTATTGAGGCAAGATTCTGATAGCCTAATATTTCTAAATTAGCTACTTTAGTATTCCAAACTATAGTAGTTGCTGACCCTGTACCAGATCCACTGCCGGTCGCAACAAAACTTACTCCTGCTGTGTTACTACTAGCACCAATCGTTGTAAAATTAGTAGTGCCTACAGTTAATATAGTGTAAGTTGTTCCTATAACAAAATTTCCAGCTGTCACAGTAACATCTGAAGTAGGAATTGGTTCAGAACTATTCAATAAATTAAAACTACGAGTTTCTGAAATTGGGTATTGTGCCAATACTGTATTAGCACGACCTAAATAATTTTCTAATGCTGTAAATCTATCGTCAAACATACTTTGACGAGGACGGAATTGAACTCCGTATTTCATACCAGGACTTAATAAAGGATCGGGTACTGGATTGCCTACTGTGTCAAGACCGCACATACTATCTAAAAATTTACGATATAAATTTGTATTCAAGAAAGACGAATCTATACCGTCTGTAATAATTTGGTATTCTTGATGTATTACCGCATCTGTGATTTCTCTATCAAATCCAATACTTAAAATAGTATTTGAAGCATTTAATAAATTTTGTGCATTATAAATTGCTATAGTAGAAGCATTAAGACCGGCTATGTAAGGTAATCCACTACTTCTAGGATCAAGTATATAACTAGACACAGCAGTTGGACTTAATGTTTTTCCTGATCCAGTTGCCACCGTAGTAATTCCTTTTACCCAGAAATAATATAGTGTAGTAAAGATATTATTTTGTCCTAACTGACTAGAAATAACATAGCTTGTTGTACTTAATGGTGTACCGGTGCCGGTATAATTTGACGGAGGGTTTGCACTTTCAACCCATTGATAGATGTCTACTTTACTTCCTGGGAATGTTTGTCCCCACCGGCGACTAGCATAAACTATGTCATCCTGATTTGGATCAATGAATCTAACAGTATCGGTATCCCACCACATTTGTCCAATATGTTCTTTGCTCCAAGTTTGTCCATTATTGTGTACAGATCCTTGATTATATTGAGCCGGATCTACTGCGCCAATATAATCGATGTTACTACGAGCTATTCCTAATATTTTTCCTTGTAGTGGATCAAAGAAATCAAAATATGTTTGATATTGTCCTGTTATGGTAGTATTAACTCCAGCAGATTGTTCGCCGTTATAAGAAAAAACGCCGTTAATTCCATATACATCAACGACTGGTTGTTGAGTTCTTATTGGTTTCCAAGATGGGGTGTTGTCAGGATTTTGAAATACTGCAGCGTAGCCTGCCGAAGTAGTGTTATTAACTGTTCCGCCAGTGGCACCGACCATTAATTTTCCAGTGACATAACTTACAGATGTTCCAAATCTATCACCCGATTTAATACTTACATTTTTAGTATTGATATAAATTTGTTGACCAAATGCAAACTGACCAGGATTATTAATACTCTTATTGCTACTTGGGAAATAATCATAGGTATACGCTACTCCTCCATTAATAATTGGATTGTAAAAGGTTGTACTGTGTTCGTCAAAATATGTTTGACCGGCATCGAATGTTGTTGGTTCGTATACATTTCCATTAGGAGATCCAACAATTAAGTTAACAGCTGAAGTATCTATACTTAAACTAGCACCAAACTGTCCATTAAATACTGGCGCAGGACTTAATATTTGTTGAGTGAGTACAAAAGTATTAAATCCTAATTGATTGAATACTGACGATACTGTGCCAGGTAATACCGTGATATAATTATAAGGGATACCACCATTTATATTTTTAACTGATATAGTTAAACGACCCGAAATAATTGTTATCTTTCTACCAGCTAACGGAGCATACAAGAAATAAATATTTTGTGTAGCGTTGTCGTAGGTATAATCTGTGCCAGCAGTTTGTTTTATATTATCTATATAAACTACAGTAGTATAAGAACTAGCAGAAGAATATAAATCTCCTATATAGAATATTTTTGTACTACCATCACCTAAAAATTCTAAATTAGATGTTGTAGATGCTAGCACATTTGGAATATTAGCAGCATTTATTGCAGCCGCAAAACCTTCTATTGTGTTATTAGCGCCAGAAGGTACAGTTACTTGAGTATCATTTATTCTTAAGGTGCCGCCAGCGGTTAATGTTGGGTTAGCTATAGTAGAAGTTGTAATTCCATACACTCTAGACTGATTTACTTGGTGATCAACTGAGCCAGCAAGGTCAAGTCTGGTACTATCAAACGGGGCGCCGAGATATAAACTACAATTTAACGGGCAGGAGTCAATAGCAAATCCATACTGAGCATTTTCATTAGGCGTACTGCTATATAATTGTTGTATTTGTGTTATCTGGTTGGTACCAATTTCAATTATATCGCCATAATTGAATGTTATATTAGAAAATACAACATTATTGCCATTGACTGTATATTGACCGTTTGTAGATTGCGAAGTAGTTAGTAAGTAGACCCCATTTACACTTACTGTAGCAGGTGCTGTTATACTACCTGCTACAGTATATGTTGTTTGTGATGGATTGGATACTATAAAACGAAGTACACTTCTGTCAAATACATAAGCCTTACCAGCACTAATATTTGAATTAGGCGCACCAACTGTTATTTGTCTACCATCTGTGCTAGTGGCTATACTAGCTCCAAATCTATCACCTAACAAAGATTGTGCTGAAGTGATTTTTTCTACATACTGCCAATAAGTTGGAGTAGATACATAAATTTCTGCTCCTTCTGGCGGAATAGTAATAAATGTTAGAGCAGTAGTTTGAGAATCGAATGTATAATCTAAATAAGGTCTTTGTATAACTTTGTTTACACTAACAACAAAATTATTGATGGTAGTAGCATTGTACAAGTATTGATTTAACACAAAGTTATTAGCATTTATAATGCCAGTACCAACATAAGAGAATCCAACTATTGTTCCTAGTATATTTACACCAGTAACAGTTATAGTTAAATTGTTAGTTGGGTTGGTACCACCTAATTGTGTTCCGTTTATAGTAAGAACATCACCAATAGAGTAGTTTTGACCACCAAATTCTAATGTAGGATAGTAAACTCCTCTAGTATCTTGTACTGTGAATAAAGCCCCGGTGCCAACTCCTACTACTGAGTTTTGATATCTGTGATAGTATATTTTTTCATCTAATTGTTGTAATTCATTCCTTCTTATTGTTAAATACTGACCATTGTTAGGTGGTGTATTATTAAGGAATGTTATACTAGAAGCATCTATTGTATAATCTATGCCGTAAGTTAACAAAGTATCTTTTGTAAACTCAGTACTTCCGCCTAGATACACTTTTAATTGTGCTGGATGTGCATAATCAATTTGTAAAGCATTATTGTATCTATAGGACAAAATGTCGTTGGCTGTAATATACTGGATAGATTGATCTTCTATTTGTACCTTTTGGTAGGCATATACACAGTTGGCGCCGGGTGCCCCGATGTACATCCAATTTTCATCGGTACTAATAACTCCTGCGGTACCAAATTCTATGGCACTAAAATTCTGATCGGGCGGGACTAATAATTGTGATATAGCCGCTGTATCAGTACCCGAGACTCTGTAAATTACCGCAGCATATCCTGTACCCGACATACTAGTATTTGCGCCGGCCACTGCCCAATTAGATGCTCCAAAAGCTAACATATTACCAAAATTACTTGTTTCTAAGGCATCTAATCTTATATCAGTACTAAATTGATAGTCGCTTAATATATCTTTATAATATCCTGCTACACGACCAGCGCCGTTACCACCGCCAGGTGACCCAACTAATGCAAACAAATTATTTTGAGCTTGAGCTATGCTATAAGCAAATTGATTGTTTGCTGTTGGCCCAACAAGTGTTGAGCTCGTGACAAACGGACTTTGTTTTTGTACTGCTTCCCAATGGCCGTCGCCATCATCATCAACCCAAGCTATTGCGCCAGGTACTAAACTATTAACATAAGGTAATTTTGAAATATCACTTGCTTGAGTTACTCGAGCACTTTGTAAATGTAGCACAAGTCCTGTGCCCGAAACTGTAGTTACATTAGTTTTTGTAAAACTATATGCTATAGTGACTGTAGTGGGAGTTGGTATTGTTAATACTCGATAAACTCCATTGATCGCATTATTAAAATATTTTATAATAATCAAATCACCAATTGACAAATTATGAGTGTTATTAAATTGAGCTACGCTGGTTCCGTTTAAATTATCACTGAGTTGTGTCATAGTAGCGCCAACTGCCGCTGTTCTGTAAACTCCCCAATCATAAGGATTAATTTTAGCAATCCAAATATAAGTGCCAATACCTATTATGTTTATGTTAGCATCAATCGAAGATGGATCCTCGAGACTGAATACTGTTACATCTATATCGTCCAAACATACATAACCTGCTGATGGCAATGCCGTTGGAGTATTACTACCTTCGTAGATAGTTGGCAAAATATCAGTAGAAGTTATATTATAACTTTCTTTCCACAAATTAGATAGATAAATTTGTTGATTAGCTTGACTAGTTTCGCCTGGATTAATTATTTGTATTGTAGATGGATTATAAGGCAGTAGAGCTTGATTTAACTGAATGTCAAAGTTACTCTTATTAGCTTGAGCGCCATAAGTGCCCGATAATATCCCCCAGTTTTCATAAACATTATATGCTCCGCTTTCGTTGCGATTCAACTGAGCAGTATTGAATATCTCTGCGGCTTGTAATGATCCCTTAGTTCCTATAAATTGCTGATAAAGTTGTACTTGTGTTACATCATTAAGATTTAGATCAGTCATATACTGGCGAGGACGGAATCCAATCAATCCAAACGCAAATAAATCGTTGTCAGATGTTAAATTAGCTTGATACACATTATAGGTAGTAACTAACTGATCAGCTTTATTGGCCAAGTTAGGTAACAATCCGTTATCAATAAGTTGATAATTGCTTTTTACCCATTCGACATAATTGAAAGTTTCTTGAGGTTCACTTATAGTCAATGCTTGCCAATAAGTGTTTTTGTACAATACAATTTCACCTTTGGTGTATTTGGTATAAGGTTTCCATTGCTCAACATTGTTAAGATTTAATATAAAACCTTGAGCATTCAGTTGGCCATCCCATTGCGTTGTAGTAGAAGCAATAAGACTTAATCTAGATTGTCTTGCGGCTGTCGCTGGATCATAAATTAAATCATTAAACTGACTTGTGTTGTTTAACACAATCATATCTTCATAATTTGTAAATTTTAAAGTCAAATAATTAATTGTTTGACTATTAGTTGTAGTAATAGAAAATAAATTGCCATCACGATAAACAACTAGATTTCTAACGTCTAATACTTCTGCGTTCTGATCTAATAACATATTTTCTGGTGTAATACTAGCAACAGTATCTACTATACTAATAGGTTGACTGGCAGTAATTTTAGTAGCACAAGGATTTAGATTGATGATTGTGTTTGGCTCCCATCCTTGGGCGGCAAAATTTAAAAATTCTTGGCACATTTGCGACCAATTTAAAGTATGTCCATTAAAAATATTGTCAAATACTATTCCCTGACTGGATAACCATGCTCCATAGCTTAATAAAAAATCGCATACACTAGCAGGAGTAGTAAACACATAGCCATAAGGTATTTGTTTAATGTTATTAGTATATTGAGACGGTACTTGTACAGATAAATTTCCAGCTGTAAGTGTAGAATAAAGCCCTACTGGATTACTTTGTAATATTTCAAAATAAGGCTGGGCACTACTATATCCTTGAACTGAATATCCAATACCTCCACTGCCTAATTGTTCTACTTGTACAATTACAGAACTATATGTAATTTGATTAAACGGCTGATTTTTATAAAATAATAAATCGTAACTAGATGGCGGAACTAACAAACTATTATTAGTAGAATTGGGTCCAGCCCGCTCAGTGAATAATTGTACATACACTGGATCAGAGAACGATGCCATACGATAACATAAACGTACATCTAAATTTGCTAGATCTATAGTTAAATCTGTTGTACTGTTAACTCCAAATTGTTGATTATAATCTACAATCCAGTTAATATAGGATGCTTTGCTTACACCATTTCCGTAAACTTGTACGCCAGTAGCGTCTAAACGATAGCGATCGTTTAACAAATATTGCCCTAATTCTGTGTTATAACGGTATAAATCTCTATCAGCATATAAAGAGAAAAACTGTGCTGGCTTAGTTAAAGCCAACATACGCATAATCGCAAAAGGATAAGAGCTACTATTCCACCACGATGCTTGAACTGGTCCACCATCACCGGCCACCCAAGATTGTTGGAACCCGTAAGGATTATTCCGGCCCATAACACTTAAATTAGGAGGCAATAATTCTCCTGAAGTGCCTGCTGGAATGATTTTACGCAATCCTGGACGAACATACTCAGGAAGAATATATGGTCCAGCTGGATTGCCTACAATACCTGCTTCTAAATCATCCCACAATACTGTGTTGCCTGATGTATAAGGAGCCGGACCATAACGCAATACCCACCAGTCTGGTTCTTCAGAAAATCCAACCATTTCCCAAGGAGTCGAATTAGGAGTTTCTGTATCATAGAAATAACGATAAATGCCGCGCCAGTTACCTTGTAAAAATGGTTGTTGATCTACTCTGTCGGCAGCTTGACTATAATTCCAAGTAAAAGGATTATTTGCCACATAATTTTGTGTGGTATAATCAATTTTGTTTTGTCCTACCCAGGTTAAGAAATCTTCGCTCATTATCTGATTAATTTCTTGATAGGTATACGGAGTATCGCGGAAGAATCCTGGCAACAATCCTGTTGTTTGATCGGGGTAAAAATCTGGATCTACTTCATCAGTAGCCAAAGGAATTGGATTGTCGTCCAGTTTAATATTATTGTAAATACGTTTTTCAAATTCTAACAGTACTTGATCGCGGATATCACCAAACGCAATAGTTATGCTACCATCATGACCTTGTATTACTACAGTTGGTTCAGAATATGTATCGTCAACAAATATACTTGGTGTATATTTAGGATACAAACCCATTTTACTTGGTGTGTTTGGACACCAATTAGGATAAGTTACTGGGTATTCATCAATAGTAACAACATCGCCCACACTTAACGGAACATGTATTGTTAATTTAAGGGCATCTGTAGAAACAGTATACTGACTACCACGAAGTAATAATACCTTGTTAACATAAACTAATAATCCAAGATAATTTGACGATGTAAAATTATACATCTCATTAGTATTAAACACATTAGTAGTAATAGGATTGACTGTTATTGTGTTCGTAGTATAGTTAGTTCCGGCTGGTAACATATCTGACCAATAAAAAGGATCAGAACTAGTTAAACTTGTAGTAATATTTCTTATAGCTAAATCTAATATTTGAGAAACTGTTTCAGTTCCGTTTAAATTTAACTGTGTTACCGCTGTTAACAATTTATTTTTGTATTTGGTATACTCGCGATTATTATATTCCAAGGCAGCAAAAATATTATAATTTGCTGAGCGTAAAAAATATCCTGCTAGTGTTAATGGTGACGATTGTTGTAGTATTAACTGTCCGTAAGGAATAATATTTCCTAAATCTCGAGTATTATTTCTACCGTTAATTGGTCCTTGCAGCGCAGTTAAATTTTCACAAATTGTATTATAATGATTGCGAACTGTACCTAAACTAAACTGAGACGAATTTTCATTAAAAGGATTATTTTCAAGATTAATGGGTATTTCATAAAACCCTTGATCACTTACTTGTTGACTATAAACTAATACTTCAATTACATCTCCAGTAACATACCCCGACCCATTAAGTGTAATAGTTGATGTGTTTGTTGTAGTATTAACAGAAAGTGTATATGTTGATGGTTCTTGATAAAGGCTATTAATAAATACCTGTGCTGGTGGCACATCTAAATTTGTTTCAATTGCAATATCAAATTGTAAAGGTGTTCCTGCATAGCTAAATTGAAATTGCTGCCGAGCTAAAGACGGTATAGTCGCTGTTTGCCACCCAATCTCGCGAGTGAAAGTAACTCTATCTGAATATTGTCGTACAAATCCCGAACTAACATCTATTGTTGAACCAGTACCGCCTGCTGGAGTATATATAAATGAATCGGTATATAAATTATTATCAAACAGTATATCACCGATATTATTAATACTAAAAAATGCTAATGGAATACCCAATACTTCGTCGATTGGATTGTCAGCATTTTCAGCATAACTTAATAATTTACAACCAGCAAAGTTACTACTTGGATATTGTGTAGGATCAGAAAAACTAACCCCACTACTATTATATACATCAAACAACGGAGCTTGATTAACGGCTGTTTTTTGTTGTGTACTAAGCCATTCAGACCCAGTATAATAAAAACTTTTACCTGTTTGAGTATTACCGCTGGTACATACTGTGACTTGATTAACTAAAACTGGATTTGTACTAATTGGCACCAAATCAATTATAGGCACTAACGAAACTTCTGGGTCTACAACTATAAAATTAACTTGATAAATTTGATTTCTTACTTCAAGATTATTATCGGCAGCAAAAATAACTAAACTATCCTGTACTAAAGTATATCCATCAATACCATACCCCAATTGTCCTGCTACATTTAATAATGCGTCAGTTTGAGTGGTATCAATAACATTAACAGGAGTAATTCCTTGAGTGCCAAAATTAAATAATTTAGTTCCGGCACGGAATTCTAAAATAGGACGATTGGCTCTTTGAGCATTTGTATAGGACGGCTGTATGTCATTATATGCCGCGGCCGCATCAATTACATCTACATGAAACCAACGGTTGCTACGGCTCCACGGATTAAGGTCAGGACTTGCCATGTTTATAGTCAAATAATCAGGCTCTACTGGTTGTATAATAATTTCTGTACTATATAAAGAGTCTGAATGATTTGTTGCATCCAGTAATGTTATGCTTGATCCTACCCCTTGGACATAATAGGTATTTCCAACATAACTGCTTGGTGTAACATCTCCTTGAAATGTAACTTTTAATCCGTTCGTGAAAACTACACCAGCTGGGGTGGTATATTCTGATTGACCTAATATTTGAGTATTAACATTAATAGTAGTCGAAGGCGTGGTAGTTGATGGCGCAACTATAATAATTTGTGACAAATATATGCCGCCTGGTCTCCCTACTCCCTCAACATAATAGATATTATTGGAATAGCTATCTGGATAAACGGTTCCGTTAAATTTAATTTTTAAATTATTAGTAAATTTGATACCATTGGAACTAGTATATGATTGTTGTCCTAATATATCGGTATTAACATTGAGTATCCCTAAACTACTTGTTGGCACTAAAAAAATACTTGATCCCACACCTTGAACATAATAGCTATTACCAATATAACTAGTTGGATAAACATTACCTTGAAATACCACTTTTAATCCATTGGTAAAAGTGACCCCGTTAGGACTAACATAATTTTTTTGTCCTACTATTTCAGTATCAACATTTATATAAGCATTAACATTGATTGAATTTATTGTGCCGCCGCCAATATATGCAGCTGTTTCAGTACTATTAAAAGTTACCGAAGATGTTGTACAAGAAGTTACAAAATAAGTTCCATTGTATCCTGCTGGGTTGACCTGGCTGACAATGATTGAACTTCCAATTGAATATGGGGCGGTTAATTGTGTTGTAAAATTTAATGTTACACTAGATCCAGTGGCATTAATTCCTATGACTGCCAAGGGAGAAGTTGTTGAATTTACATTTTCAGTAATAAATTTAATTTGGCCAAATATTGTAGGATCTTCGCTATCTTGATAATAAACCGCAGGCAGCGAAGCAGTTAATAAAGGTATTTGCTCGTATGATCCAAAAGAATTTTTATACCATTGTGTATTAACATATTCTGTTCCGTAAGTTATACTAAATTGCGTATTATTTGTTATGGTTAGAATACTGTTTAATTGTATCACTCCAGAAACATATTGAATTTGCCATAAACTTGCTAAAACTGTAGGATCTGTATCGTCAGTAAACACCAAAGTACGCGAATTAAGATTTGTTATACCGTCTATACCTGTAGGATTTTCTGATAAAAATGTATCAACTAATACACCATCAAGTTGACTGTATGTAAAAGTTGAACAAATTAAATCAACTGTTCCTGTGCCTGTAGATGGATAGTTAATGTACGGTAAAGTTTGATAAAAACTTTGTGCTGTTAAAGTTGGAACATTAAATGTAACAGTTCCTAAATCAGTTCCGTTGTTTGATACTCCAAACACATCTCTATCACTAATGTTAGGTGACCAAGGCAATCTACCGTCGATGCCTGGTTGCGTTTGAATCCAAAATTGAGGACCCGAACCACTAGTAGCATCTATAATGTTTAATTGTCCTCTTAGATTGTAAAGTACATCATTACAATAATAAAGAACATCAGGCGCATCTTGCGGAACTGTAAATGTAACTAATCCAGAATATGCTCCGTTATTAGTAACACCTTCGCTAAACAAATTAGCTGTGCCAAATGATGCTTCGGTTTTAATGTAAAATTTATAAGGTCCCGTTTGTACTAAATTCCAAGTATAAGTGTTTCCACGAACTAAAGTTAATGTCGGATTAGCTGTTTGATCAATAGCCCAACTACTTGTTCCGTTGTTAATAACACGATAATCAACCGCGTTAGCTGTATTTTGTGCTACTACAAAGTTATAATTTCCTTCGCGGACTAATGTTAATGTTGGATTAGTTCCTTCATATCCACTAAAAGTATAAGCACCATTAGTACGAGTAACTGTAAAAGTTTGTTCTGTTGGAACAGATGTAGGTGCTACTGTAACTAAATCTGGCCCGTTAGGCAACCAATAGTATTGAGAATAATTACTATACTTGTCAAAATCTACAAATGGGTCCCAAGAATAATATTCGCTTTCAAATAATCTATCTTGTTGATTTACGATTCCACCTTGTGTTGATAACGCATCAAGTATTCCAGGATAAGTTATAGCATCATCAATTTTACCAGTAACAGGATTTAAAGATATAACTCCAGGTTCTAATTGATAATTATTGCGAATTTTAGTTGGTTCAATAACATAACTGTCATTGGCGTTTACACCTGGACCAACTCTTTGACCAATAAAACCTTGTGTTTGTTTGTATTGTGGTTCTTGAATTAACTGATCGAGGGTAGCGTTCAGGAATTGTGTGTTTACTGGAGTTTGGAATATCTCTGGTAGAAAATCTACCGAACGAATCTGTGCGGCCATTAAATTGCTCCGCTGCCAGAAGCAGTTTGTAAATTAGTACTAGTCAACGACTGTATTACTTCAATATCATTAATAGTAGCACCATTGACAAAAATCTGGTATGGAGCACATTGTATTTCGTATAAATCGCCAAAACTCTTTTGTGGGTTCAATGGTACTAAAACAACAGATGCTACATAAGTTCCTATCTGTGCGTGGATATATGCCGCTAGTTCACTAAAATAGAATGTGTCGCCAAAGTTCCAATTAGCAATATCAAAATAAGCATTCATTGTTGATAAAACTAAATTACGAATTTGATTATCGCTGGCATTTGTATTAGCGGCCGGAATTACTTTAATAATAGCTCTCAAAGCTTCAGGAGCTTTGCTGCCAAACAATGGCTGAAATTCTACACTATTAAGAATCATATTGTCGCTGATCATCTTATAATTTTGTAATCCAGCATACGCTGTTGTTAGTTCATCAATAGTGGGCGGTAAAGGTTCGGTTACTGTGTTAGTAGTATCTTGTATCCAACGTGTATATTGAGTATAATATTCAAGAGTTACAACATATAAATCAATAATGTTAGTACTACCAGGATCAATAAGATTAGTTAGAGAAGAATTATGACGATATTGGAAATATAATTCTTGTCTACCAACTTGTGCTATCCAGCCTGTTGTAGAATTCAACACCCTATTACCAGATAAAGTCAATGTTAATATATAGAATGCGTCACTACTATACGCATAAAATATTTGTCCTGTTGGATATTGTTCTTTAACTTGTTCAATAGCTGCCAATGTTGGATAATCGGCAACTACTATTCCTGCTGGCTGTAACAAATATCTTTCAAGATTATCAAAGTCTACAGTTAATTGGAAAAATACATAGGGTTTAGGACTTGCTGTACTCGACGGGCTTACTCCTACTACTTCTTTGAAAAAATCTGGGTCGCTAGGAATACCGTCATTATTATAATCTTGATAGCCTACTAGTACCTGATAATCATCTACTAATCCATCAGTTAGTACAGGTTGCCCAATAATCTTTAATGTTATATCGCTTAACAATGGCGAATTACTATATGGTTGACTGTTAGTTCTTAAAATTTTAGCAAAATCAGAAATAACAGTTCCAGTGCGACTGTCGTAAATTGACTGCGCTGTGTTAAAGAAAAAGCGAGTTTCTAACACACTACCAAAATAATAATTAAGACTGCGAGAAACAACTGTATATTGGCTTCCATTATATGTTGCTTGTATTAACCAGCTAGCATCTATGCCGGCACCTGATGTATTGCCAGCATTGGTTTGACTCCATGTTGCGCCGGCATCAAGATTGGCCGCTGTTATCAAATACCAAGTGTAAGGGGTGCCTGTAATTGTGCCTGTACTGTCGTATCCTAGTCCAAAATTTGCTTTCAATAATATTTGATTAGCAATGGATTGCTTTAAACTAGTTGAAAAATCAGAAGTTAATACCGGAATAACTTCGGTAGCTATTGCTCCTGTTGGAACATAAGTGTTTAACACTACTGGACCTACGCCGTTGGCTAAATTCCCAATACCACCATTACTACCGTTGCCAATTATTGCTGTAGGAGAAGCCCAAATTACTAAATGGTCACCATCCGATAATGGTAATCCTGGTTGTAATTCGTTGTTACTATCAAAATAATATCCGCTCGGTGGCACAAATTTAACTAATGCAGTTTCGACAATAAATTTAGCTGTATTACTAACTGTAGATCCAACCGGGACTGGATTACCATTGCTATCGACAAAATAACCTGTGGTTTCATTTACAATAGTAGTACTTTCGTGCCACTTATAATTTAAAGGAACTAAATTCGATCGGGGAAAATAAGCGTAATAAAATTGTTTAAAAGTAGCTTGTACTAATAACGGTGTTATATCGTTCAATATTACATTATTAATATCATTTGTTGTTTGATAGGTAAATGTAAATGCTGGTGTGTTGTTAATATACCATAACGCACCATCTGATGAAAAAACATTAGTAGATGAATATTTGCCAGTAGGGTCAACTAAATCTAAATAACGACTTGTGCCAATAGAGCTACGATTTAATGCTGAGCTTTTAATAATAGAATTATATTTTGTAAATGGAAAATTTGTATAATCTTCTCCATTGACCATTCTATTCTGTGTATAGTATCGAGCAGGGGCTCGTTGTTTTATTTGATCTATAGTTTCGCGCGGTGCGGCATTGGTAACAGGTGTAGTGATACCGCAAGTAAATGTAATTGTTTCAAGCCCGCCAGCACGACTAACATATGAAATGGGAATCTGTACTGATTGCATATTTTCTGGATTAATAATATATTGTAATCCATTTGATGCTCTAACATAATTACGGAATTGACCAACTGGTATAGTTGCGAATACATTGTCGCCAAACAATAATGTAATTTGATCATTGGTGCGACTAGTCACGGAGTATGCCGACCTTATAGTCGAAGACATTTGCTCCACTGCTGCAGCATATACTGACGGAACTTGATCCCAAATTTTTGAAATGCCGCCAATATTATCTAGCTGATATAACCAAACATCTGTATTATTGACGCCTTCGATATTAATATCAACTGTACGGTTAGCAATACTTTCAGCTAGGTTAAAATCTTGATGTTGTAGTGTTCCTTGTTTAAAATAAAAGAAATAACCAGTGTTAGCACTTGAATATCCTAAATTATCATTGCGATATAATATATTAAAATTTCCATTAGGCAATGGAGGAGGTTCGTAGATATAAGTTTCGCCTAATGAAGTCGCATTAACTACTTCAAACGGCATGTTAACGCCATCGATGGTAGCTGTATATGGAACTACTGGCAAATATCCTGGCACTAAGTTAATAGTATATTCTTTAGTATCTATTCCAAGGATTACTTGATCATTTCCTGGTGACCCAACATGTTGTGTATCAACTAACGATGCGTTAAGAATTGCTGTAAATTGTTCTTGCCAATCAAAATTACTAGGATCGGCCCAGTTAATTGTGAGATTGGCAAGATTTACACCGTTATAATCTGTCACATTTTCTGTAGTAGAAACAGAAAATACTTTAAGATAACCGCTGGCTTCTGTGTTGCGTTGAGGTGTATAACTTACTAAATTAGCAAGTTTAATAACACTATCACGTCGTTCTGCTGTATCGATATAGTTTTCGCGAGTATTTAAATCTGTGCGGAATGCTAACGCTTGACCCATAAAAGCCATAACATCTAATAAAGCAATAAACTCTGACGATTCAATATAATCGTTAAATGTCTCTGGGTAATATTGACGCAAATAGTCTATAAAACTCTTGCGTAAAGTTTCAAAATCGTAACTTTGAAAGTCACCTTCGCTATAGGTCTGATAGATTCTTTTCCAATCTTCAACTCCAAATAGTACGGTTTGTCTTGTTGTCTTCGCCATGGTTATTCCAATGTTACAAGTATTTATATAAAAAATAAACTGGGTAGTTTAACTTAAACGTAACTTGCGGAACGCTGTTGTTCGTTGAAGAAAACAGTTAAGATTTGTGCAGTTGTAGTCGCTACTGTTTGTAGTTCTAATTCTAGTAATATACCATTTTGCTGGGGATACATATTGATATTATTAAGGTATAATCTAGGATCAGCCCCAACTACCCGTTGTACTTCATTATAGATAGCAGTTTGTAGTTCAGGAGTTTGATTTTCAAAGAGATAAGCCCATAATACTGTGCCGTATCCAGGACGGCCTACTACTTCGCCTTGCCTAATATTAAAAGCGTTTAATAAATCCTGTTTTATTAATTCAAAATCAATGAGTGTGAATGTCTTGTTTTGATTAATTGTGTTAAAACCAATAAAAGTTGTCATATTTTATATTTATTCTATCCAAAATTTGATATTGACGATGCCGCACCTTGTGCCGCTGATTGTGCTTGTGCCAAGGCTTTTTTTGCAGCGTCAATATCTGCTGTAATTCCTAAGCTAGCAGAAGAAGGCAAGTCGTAAGTTGGTGGCGCAATTAAAGGAGACCCTATTACGCGAGTTACTGCTGCATCAACTACAGAACGATCTACTGTATTAGTATACCCTGCGGCTGGTTGTACTCCAGCGACCATACTGCTTAAATTAAAATCACTAAAATTAATACTAAACTGGCTAGATTTTGCCAGTGAATCAATACTGGTTGTTAGACTCGATTGTGCTGTATTAAACGCTGTCTGTGCTGCATTACTAGCTCCAGATGCTAATGATCCTAAATTAGACCCAATGCTTGATACTGTAGAAGTAGCACTATCAGCCCAACCTGAAGCAAGTTCTGTTCCATACTTACTACCTGTAGTTATTAGTGCTCCAATGTCCCCACTTACTGTAGAACTAATTTGAGCTATTGTTCCTGATACATTGGCATTAGCTAGACCAGTAGCTAATCCAGAAATTTGTGCTACTGTGTTTCCAGTTGCAGCTGTTATGTTATTCAATGTGCTGGTAGCAAAACCAACAGCTCCTGTAGATAAACTGGATAAGCCAGATGAAAATGATGCTATAGCATTTGCTCCAAGATTTTCAATTCCAAGTGGAATATCACCAAGATTAATACTGCTAAGACCGGAAAATGCGTTACTGATTGAATTCCCTACGCTACCTAGTACGCCAACCGCGTCATTGTATAAGGACGATGAAGAATTACCAAATAAACCGTTATTGTATCCATTCAAGCCAAATGATAATAATGTTAATGCTGATGCAGTTAATAATGTCCCGTCTGAATTGTATACTTGACCATCATTTACTACTGGAGTAGTTGTTGTTGATGGTACTATAGTTGTCTTGGCTACTAATTGATTATAACTTTGATTCAGTAATTCCTCTTGTATAGAATTTTGTAAGGATTGATTACATAAAATATCTTTTACACTGAATACTCTATGTTTTCCAGTCCAATTGACAGGCGATTGCATAAAATCTACAAAATTATTGGGGTTAGCACCTGTACTAGAATTTAAAGGACAAAATCGTTCGCTATAAGTTGGTTTTATATATCCTGCTCGTTCAAGTTGCTGAGCATTAAATCCGTAACTACCTACACCTTTTTCTTGACTTATATTACAAGCTGAATTATTTACAGTTGTTTTTAAACCTGCTTGTAGTGCTGTTATATTTTGAGAAGTAAGAGTATCTATTCCTTTGGCAGGTAAACTAACTCTTCCAGTGGGGCTACTGTTAACTTGTATATAATCAGTTTGAGTAATTGGATTCCTAACTGGAGTTTGTGCTACACTTGCTGGTAGTTGTGCTACCAACGGTAATCCAGCTATAACTGCTAACAAAGTTTGATCATCTACACCTGCTGTGCCGCGCTTTAAACGAGATATTCCAAATTCATTAAGTGCTTCTTGCGGATGTGTAAGTCTATCACCTTTTTTGTAGCCAACAAATGTACCAGCAGCCATTTGTTCATAAAAAATTTTGTCAGCTTGAGCTTGTGTAGTTCCTGCTGGAACAGTCATTCTAAATTTGCTTCTAGAAGGAGTGAAGTATTCGTAAATGATGTCAGCCATGTTAATTTGTCTTAGTAATAGTTGTTCCAGGAGGTATAGTTGGTGCTCCTGGAGGAATGGTATTTGGTCCAGTACTTAAACTAATACTATTTTGTACCCCTTGATTATGATATGGCCACGGCTCATGTGACGGAGCTCGAGTGGTAATACTTTGTATTCCGTCTGCTGATACTTGCCATCCTGAACTAGCAGCAAATTCGCTGTTTGGCATTGTGTATTCAATTAAAGGATCTGGTATATCTACACTAGGAGCAAACCCAGGATTTAATTCTATTGTAGGTGCTTGTAATACCAACTCTCCAGTTGAATTCCAAGATCCGCCTTGACTATCTAATGCTAATTGACCGTTACTCTTAACCCCAATAGTCGCTTCACTGAATAATTTCATTGCCGCTTTACTAGAACCAGTAAAAAAACCTTCGCTTTCTAGTGTAGTTCCTATTTTACTTTTCATATTGATATTACCGCCAGCATAAACATTAAAGTCTTTGTCGGCATGTAAATTAATTGTACCTTCTGTGCGTAAATTAATGGAATTTGTTGTGTAAACATCCAGTGTGCCTTCTTGACCAAATTCTAACCATACTTGACCATTGGCATGAGCAATGTAAAAACAATTACCATCGTCTGACATTGTAACTTGATGCCCTTTAGCAGTACGGATACGAACTAAAGAATTTTTACCCGATATGTCACCATCATCCATTACAAACGAATGGCCGCCTTTACGGCCAACTACTTGTATGTCTTGCTCTGTAACAGATCCAGATTTTAACTGGGAAACAATAGTTGTATCTTGTAGCCCACCTTGATAAATTGGTCTACCTGGAGTTGAAGTGCCATGAGCATTAGATGGACTTTCGCGCTGACTAGAAGATGTGATAGGGCCACGAATTGGGTCATTGGACAATCCTTGCTGAAACATTACACTTGCTAGATAACTGTGTACTGGTTTAGGTTGATCGAAAAATTTTGGATTTTCAATTACACCTACATTTTGTGGAGCATTGTTAATTTCAATGACTGGTTGTAGTGGAGCTTTGGCAAAATATGTAGATTGATTTTCATTTTGTGGGACAAAATTATTAACAGCCCCTATAGCAGGAGTCATATGGTTCATACCTTGCTGTTGTATAGTCCCAATATAATAACCCTGTGTAGGATCACCGCCAACAAAGAAACAAAGAACAGTTACACCTACATCAGGAGGACTAGACGATGTGCCGTAACTCATTTGATTATTAGTACTGCCATATGTGCCTACGCCAGTACTTGTACTTGATTTAGGACTAGCTCCAGCCGAAGGACTTACATAACTTACTGTGCGCCACAATGATTTGTCTGTTTTATTTCCTGCTCCAAATTGTTCTATATAAACTTGAACACGACCGCTGCGGGTTGGGTCTACATTATTCATGATTTCGCCAACAAACGGACCAAACTCTGTTGGCATCCCACCAGCATCAAATTTATAATTAGGTAATCGTCCTCGACTTTTTTGTATATTATCCATTAATTATCCTTAGGCGCCATTGTTTGCGTTTCTGTACTTAATCGAGCAGCACGAGTCCGTTGATTTAATCCGTTGCCAAAAATATTGTTAAGAGTTTCTGCCGCTGCCTGTTGACCTCTTGGTAAAGTTGGGGTAATATCCCCATTACTTTTTGGAGGTTGAATTGGAGCTTGTGGTTGTAAATTCTTTTCTACTACAGGGCCAACGGCAGCTTGTACAGCAGGGTTAGGATTACCTGCTGTACCTTGTGTTATTTCTGTTGTATCAAAATCTCTAGAAGGTGTTCTCGGAGTACTGCCTCCTCTAAGATCAACAAAACTTTTTTTGGCTTGTTCTCTAGCTAACTTTTCATTTTCTGCCGCAGCTAAAGCATTATTTAAATAGGCGCTACCTTGTATTTCTTGTTCAAATTTTCCTTGACTGAATGTGCTTATAACTGACTGTGCTACCCATACTGTATGTGCTTGCGGTTGTAACAAAGCTAATGACCCGTCAGCATTTCTTGTTTGCTGGTTAGTATCTATTAGCCCTGTATCAAAATTATAATCAGCAGGACGGTTCCATATAACATCAAACAATACTTGCCCGGCATCAAAATTTATAGTCCCATCTGCATTAAAAGGGGCAAATGTAAAATTTTGAGGAGTGGTACTATTTGTTATTTCTCCCTGCATTAACCAAGCCGGATCGCCTATTACTTTTAATTTGATATTTGATTGGTTACCTAACGAATAAAGATAATCTGCGGCACTGGAACCTATCAAGGCGGCACCTTTATCAGCATATTGGCTACTAACACTAGCACCTGCTGCAAATTTTCTGGGTATTTGTGGAAGATTATTAGTTGGTGTAATAGGAGTGTTTTTTAATCCAAATAAATTTGGAGTATTATCTGCTGGCGTTCCGTCAGACGCTGGTGCCCCACTATCTTCTGCTGACATGATTACTAAATTGTACATATTATCGTATTCTGATTCAAAATCGAGAATTTGTGTATTTTTTCCAGTGAACCAATAATTAAATGTTTTATGGGTGCCTAAAAAAGCTCCTGGTTGAAAATATTGACTTTTTATATCAGTGATCGAAAATTGACTAATAATATATGTCATTCTATAAGCATACTCTTGTCTAAGGTCGTCCCATCCAAGATTAGTAGCACGAAAATTAATCTTATACCAATTAAACCCCGTATTGTTATTAACAGTAGGATTTGGTATAGGACTACCGGTGGCTTCGTCGTAGATTACATTAGCTTGATCTGTTACAAATGAACTACCACGCATAATTTGATCTATAAATTGTACTATTTGTGTTCCCATTTCAACACTTATTACTCTGGCAGTATTTTGTAATTTATTTGAGGCTGGATTTAATTGTGCGTTAGGATTTTTAGCATCAGCCATGGGCGACGATTTGTAAGCTGTAGTACCTTTTAATGCTACTGTGGCTTGTGCCATATTTACAGGAGCAAATTCTATTACATATTCATCAGCTATAGAATATAATTTTTTCTTTACTAGATTTTTTTGAAACTGATTTAACGCATCACACAGTCCAGTAAAAACTGTTATAGAATTAGCGTTAGGAGCAGCTACAGTTGTTGGAGGAGCATGTCCTGGCAACATTGAGTCGTCTTCCCGTGTGGAACTCAGTTCTCGAGCAGGTGTGGCATTTTTTTGCGCAGCGGCTGTTCGTTGCGAATACGATTGTGTTAAAGCAGAATAATTAAAAAAACTAGAATTATTTTGTCTATTCGATGGCATAATTAGTACCCAGCTTGATCGTAAGGATTAAAACCAGGCTCAAAGGCTGGTGATGCTGTTGGTGTAGGTTGAACAGAAGCTGACGGTGCTCGTGGTATAGCTGGTACCCCAGTTCGTTTACTATCGTCGGGACTAACTTCATTAGTATTAGATTGATTTCCAGAAAGTATATCACTAACTGTTTTACCAACTAGGTTAAAATTTTGTTGTATAGAACCTCTAGCGGCGGAAGCTCCTAAAACATACATTGTACACAAACCTTTTATTCTGTATTCGATAGCTTTACTCGATAATTTAAAATCTAAACTTGATATAACAAATGGATAAAATTTTGTAATAATAGCGCCTCCTGGATTTCCACCTTGCAGTAAATTTCCTTGATCATCATATCCATAAAATCTTATTACCATAACATAATTTGCTTGCGTATAACTTGGAGTAGTAGTTGCACTACTGCCTGTAGTATTTGGTCCTACTCCTGCTTCTCCTGGAACAGTATTTGTTGCGCCCGTGGTCGTATTATAAGAAGACGGAGCTTGTTTATACAAAGTCTGAACTGCTTGAACTAGATTATTAATAAGAGATATTCCATTTGGTTCTAATATAGTAAATTCTATATTAGTAACATTGTGTGCAGCTCCGGTGCCAGGGCCGCCACCTGGAAATCCGCTTACTAAGGTTAAATTATCTAAATAATAATCTAAATTAAAAAAAGGACTTCGTTGTCCCAACGCTGAAGAATTTGGGGTAGTCATTGCTCCGCCACTTTGTATTAATAATGTCCAATCTGCAAAATTTGGTGGCCCTAATTCTAAATCGTTAAACTGTGTATCGCTGATTAAATATAAGCCTAACGAATATGTATAGCTAGCATATTGATCCAATATGTTTGGTTGTGCTTTAATAAAACCTACACTTGGTTGTGTAGCATTTATATTATTATTAATTTTAGAAACTGTAGCTTGCCCACTGTCGTCATTTGGTGCGCCAACTCCAGCACGGTTTGATGCGGTTGGCGGCAATGGGTTGCCTTCATCATCATTTATTATACCTAACGGGTTAGCTGCTGTTTGTGTTGACAAATTTTGATTTAGTTGATCTTTTTTGACCACTGGTGGATTAGCCATTGGACCAGGCGGGGTTTGTTCTGAAGTTGATTGCGTTTGTTTTAGAGCCTTTATTTCATCTTGTTGTGCGGCCACTGTGCGTTGACTGGTGCTGCTAAAATTAAAAAAATTAGAGTTGCCTTGTTTATTAGCTGGCATGTTAGAATCCCAACGCTGATTGTAGTGTTGTAATCATTGGCAAATAGATTTGCACACCTGCTTTAAAATCTAGGGGAGGTGCCGTTAATGTGTTTGGATTCCTCTGATAAAATACCCACCACAAATTACTGTTATTGTATAAATCATGTGCTAGTAGATCTGGTCTATACTGATAGGTAGCATTAATTGTGAAATATTGATCACTACTTAATTTAGGTATGGGTCTATTAGTCATTGCATCTAAAAAATATTGACTAAATTGAGTTCTATAATATGGGCTTGTTACATCATAAGAAGTAGCCATTACCAAAATCCTCCTCTTAATCCATCGCCGCTGGCATAATTACGCAAACTGAATTGATTACTCATTTTCTGTCTACTTACCATTGGCAATAATGTAATTGTAATAGCCATCTTAGTTGGTACATAGGTAGCACTACCAGACGCTAAATTTGGAACACCAAAAGCTCCAAACGGAGTATTAGGTATGGCACCTTTAGTTGTAAACGCATTGGCCAATCGCTGTATACTGGAAAAAATATTATTTGTAGCAACACTTTGTTGTAAAACATTTTGTGCTGTCGCAGGCAAATTAACATTGTTTGTCACTTGAGCTCTAATATAATCAACATCGTCAGGTAAGCTATATGTAAAATCACTTAATACACAAGGGTGTTTATTAAATTGGTATTGTCCAAAACCTGACAAGAACAATAAAGGCGGTGGACTACCTTTTTCGGCATCTTGTCCGTAAAACATTTTACCTGCGCTACGCAAAAAATGTATTACTGCTAACAAATAATTTGCTTGTTGTGTATCTTGGGCTGTAAAATTTGCTGTAATAGTTACTGTAGGTACTTGGCTATTTTGATAAAAATAACCTTTAAAATTGGCGTGAGTTAAATCATACGGAGCATAATTTGATTTGTAGCTTATATCAATTTTAGGAGTATAAGGAAATATAATTCCGTTGGTCACTTGTAGTGGTTGTAGTATACCTGGTTGTTTGGCATTATACAAATAATCTGATTGTGGAGCTAAACTTAATCTTACTCGCCAGTCCCCGTTACTAGCCTCTTGCCCTAATGTTACTGCTCGTATTGGCTGTTGTCGAGCATTGTTGATGCCGCTTTGTATTTCTGATGCTAGCGGACTACCTGAAGATGTACCTTCGCCTTCATCTACTTCAGCTGCTCTATACAATACCCCGTCTTTAAATGTATTACCCAAACTATCAGTAGTAAACCCAGGTTCGCTATCATCATGATCAGGAGCTTGGGGAGCTCTATTGATTGCGCTATCAGGCACTATTTCTTCGCCTGGAGATAAACTAGCTTCCGGGTCTACCTCAGGAGATACTGTAGTTTTAGTATCAATTTGACTAGCAGAAATCCCCAGAGCGTTTAATTCTTCGTCTGATATACCGGTTACTGTAACTGTTCCTATTGCCATTTTGATTATCCTATACAATATTTATGGTTTAAATAATGTGCTCATATTATGTTAAAAAGGTTGACAAACGGTTGACTGATGTTATAATAAATATTCACTCAGGAGATCATTTAGTGGCCACAGCACCCTTAGTATCACAAAGAAAAGTCATTTATCTCAATAATAGAGATATTCTAAAGCAAATACATTTAAGTAAAAACACATATTGTACATACGTAGATCCCGTAAACGACCACCAATATGACATTATTTTACCCAGTATTTTAAAAATAAATCAGCGTACAATAGCAGAAGCTAGACGAAATCGCTCTGATCGTATTAAAAAAGAAACAGGCGTAGTTATAGATCCTAAGAAAATACCCAACACTGATTTAGTTTTTCGTGTTACAACATGGGAACATATACCTATGGCTCCTAAAAAAATCCCAAAATCAGCTACTACTAAAAAGAAAAAAATAGAAGATATCTTTGAACTTGAATTATTAGAAGAAGACCCAGTATTAGATCTTCCTATTCCCGAGGACTCCGAATCAGCTACTGCAAAATATGTGAGATTACCATTCCCACCATTTTTCCACTATCGTGTAGATGATAAAAAACAACCGTTTCTCGTGGGTAAAAGTCATTGGGTTGGAGATTTAGAAAAAGGTGAATTCAGCAAAGATCACGGTAATATGACTCGAATACTAGCTAATATGTTTATTAAGTTATGTGACAGATATGCTACTCGTAGTAACTGGCGCGGATATACTTATAACGAAGAAATGCGCGGTGCTGCGCTAGTACAGTTAAGTCAGATTGGACTTAGATTTGACGAAAGTAAATCACAAAATCCATTTGCTTACTATACTGCCGCTATTACTAATTCATTTACTCATGTGTTAAATTCTGAAAAGAAAAATCAAAACATTCGCGATGATATGTTGGAAATGAACGGTCTCAACCCAAGTTGGACTAGACAAGCCGCTGGTAAAAAAGATCCAAATCTCAATTCAGTTGTTACCAATATTGACGTTTCTGAATACAATATTGAAGATTAACCAGTTTAGTTGTAATTTACAATTTAGAAGTGTATAATCAAGGATATGACAAATCTATTCCGTAAGGTAGCAGTTTGTACTGACCTCCACTGGGGCTTAAAATCCAATAGTCTAGTACATAATCGTGATTGTGAAGCATTTATTGATTGGTTTATTGCCAAAGCTAAGGAGGAAGGTTGTGAAACCGGAATGTTCCTCGGCGATTGGCATAATCATCGTGCTAGTATCAATTTACAAACATTACAATTTAGTGTTCAAGCATTAGAAAAACTATCAAAAGCGTTTGATAAGTTTTACTTTATCCCCGGCAATCATGATTTATACTATCGCGATAAACGGGACATCCACGGTGCTGAATGGGCTAAACATATTCCAAATATTATCATTGTCAATGATTGGTTCAAGGAAGGCGACGTTGTTATTGCTCCTTGGCTAGTGGGTGATGATCATAAAAAATTACACAAAATGTCAGCCAAATATATGTTTGGACATTTTGAACTTCCACATTTTAAAATGAATGCCATGGTAGAAATGCCAGATCATGGAGAAATTAGCGTAGATAGTTTTGGCGGGGTTGAAAGCGTATATTCTGGACATTTTCATTTACGCCAGCAAAAGAAAAATATCACATACATTGGAAATTGTTTTCCACATAACTTTGCCGATGCTGGTGATGACCAACGAGGTATGATGGTTAAAGAATGGGGCAAAGAAGATCAGTATTTTGCTTGGCCTGGACAACCATTATATCGTGTTATGAAGCTAAGTGATGCTATCGATAACGGTGCTAGTATATTTGTGCCTAATATGCATGTTCGTGTAGAGTTAGACATTGATATTAGCTATGAAGAAGCTAACTTTATCAAAGAAACATTTATTAAAGATTATAATCTGCGTGAAATGGCTTTAATACCTAGCAAGAAAACTGATATTAATACCGACTTAGCTCCAGGAGATGTTAAGTTTGAATCCGTGGATCAAATTGTAACAGATCAGCTTACTAATATAGCATCAGAGTTTTATGACAATAAGTTATTACTAAAAATTTACCAAAATCTATGATACAAATAAAGAATCTATCAGTTAAAAACTTCATGAGTGTAGGTAATGCTACACAAGGTATCAACTTTGATCGCCAAGACTTAACATTAGTTCTAGGTGAAAACATGGATTTAGGTGGAGATGGATCACGCAATGGTACTGGTAAGACTACTATTATCAATGCGTTAAGCTATGCTATGTATGGTACTGCTTTAAGCAATATTCGCAAAGACAATTTAGTTAATAAAACCAACGGTAAGAACATGATTGTTTCGTTAGACTTTACAGTTGGCAACGTAGATTACAAAATTGAGCGTGGGCGCAAGCCTAACTTGCTAAAGTTTTATGTCAATAATAAAGAAACTGAAGCCGACGACAATGCTCAGGGTGATAGTCGCGAAACACAAGATGCTATCGAAAACATTTTAGGTATGAGTCACGATATGTTCAAACATATTATGGCATTAAACACTTATACTGAACCGTTTTTATCGTTGAAAGCTAATGATCAGCGTACTATTATTGAACAGTTGCTTGGCATTACCATGCTATCTGAACGAGCTGAAAAAATTAAAGAATTAAATCGTACTACTAAGGAAGACATTACTAAAGAAGAATTTAGAATTCGTGCTGTTCAAGATGCTAACAAGCGTATAGAAGAACAAATCGAAGCACTAAAGCGCAGACAAGGATTATGGGTAACTAAACATGACAATGATATCAAAGAACTTGAGAAGGCATTATCGTCGCTCCAGGAAATTAATATTGAACAGGAAATTCAGGCGCACAAGGACCACAAAGCATGGGATCAACGGCGCAAGGATATCAACGATTTATCTGGTCAGATCAGCCGCACGAAACTGGATGTTTCACGGGAAGATAAAACGATTTCCAAAGTATCTAAAGAAATTGAAACGCTCAAAACCCATCAATGTCACACGTGCGGTCAACCCTTTCACGACACAAAGCACGAATCAGTACTGGCAAGTAAGCAGGAAGATTTGGATGGAGCTCGAGCAAGCCTCACAGAACATACACAACTCTTATCAGAATTGGAGACTGCCTTCGAAGCCTTGGGCGTGTTAGGAAAACCTCCTAAGATGTTTTACGATAAAGAAGAAGATGCTATCCAACATCGTACTACTATCGAAGGACTTGTAACACAAATAGCCAGTAAACGAGCAGAAGTTGATCCATATGATGAACAAATTGATGATATGACTAATCAAGCATTAGAAGAAGTATCATATGATGTGTTAAACGATTTAACAAAATTACAAGAACATCAAGAATTTTTACTTAAATTATTAACAAGTAAAGATAGTTTTATTCGTAAAAAAATTATTGAACAAAATTTATCATACTTAAACGCTCGGTTGACACACTATTTGGATCGTATTGGCTTGCCACATACCGTCGTATTCCAAAATGACTTAACTGTTAGCATTGAAGAACTGGGTCGAGACTTAGATTTTGATAATTTAAGTCGTGGTGAACGCAATAGACTTATATTAAGTATGGCTTGGGCATTCCGTGATGTATTTGAATCGCTTTATACACCAATTAATGTGTTGTTTATTGACGAAATGATTGATAACGGGTTAGATACACAAGGTGTAGAGTCAGCACTAGCATTATTAAAACAAATGTCGCGTGAACGACATAAGAGTATTTGGTTAGTTAGTCATAGAGACGAGCTAGCAGGGCGTGTAGAAAACATTCTTAAAGTAGTTAAAGAAGCAGGATTTACCAGTTATAACACAGATATAGAGACAGCATAATGAAATTTTCAAGTACCACAATATCGGCGATAACTATTAGTCCATGTCTTGGCTTTATGAAAATCAAACTATTGAAGCATTACCAGAAGATTGTATTGGATTCGTTTATCTAATCACAAATACACTCTCTGGCCGGAAATATGTAGGAAAAAAATTAGCAAAATTTAGTAAAACATCATATCGAGTAGTAAAACTTAAAAACGGTAAGAAGAAACGCAAAAAAATTAAAAGTAAAATAGATTCAGACTGGCAGCAATATTACGGCAGTAACATAGAGTTGAACAAAGACATCGAACAACTAGGCAGCGAAAATTTTACAAGAGAAATACTATACTACTGTAGGTCCAAGGCTGAATGTAGTTATGTAGAAGCTCGAGAACAATTTAATAGAAAAGTACTGGAAACTAACGACTATTATAATGGACATATACAAGTTCGTGTACATGGTAGTCATATAATCAACAAAATTTAATCATCATTGTAAGGCATCATTAAGACAATGTTTGGTCGAGGTAGCTCGACTCGCAAGGAGGAACGGTGAGATACCCGGTCTGGATGGGCTTGTGTGTCACAGGATAGTTGCTAACTTAAGGCATCAAATGGTTTGGGCTCCGTTGAAACAGATACGACCCATGCTTATAGGACTTGGATTTATTATCGGGTTACTAGGGTTCCGTTGATATGTGAAGCTAGAGTAAGGGGTACCGGTCAACCGCCTCTGCGTCGTAAGACAATCTCTTTATAATAAATGACTGTGCAACTCAGATGAAGTTTGTACCAATCATGTTCGCCGTGTATACGGTGAATTGTGACCGATTAATCTAGATGAAGTATCTAAAAACAAAAATATAAGACGAGCTGTTAAGCGAGTCTTAGATTAGCGTAGCTAATCTTTCAATTCTAGAAGAAAGGTAAGCCAGACTTCTTAGTTGTTTCTAAATTAGCCGTAACGATTTCGTTGATTATTGTTCTTTCATCAAAACTAAGATGCATAGCATCATTGTAACTGATGCCACCGCGCATGTACCAAGAAAGTGTTAGCGCCTCTCTCCTTATTGCGTTTGACTCTTTGCCTAATTCATCAATCCACTTGGCAATTTCGTCAGCGGTCAAACTTAAGAGGCGTCCCCGAAAAAATCAGTCATATTCAGTGTGAGTGTCTGCTGATACTGATGTTTACATTCAGAACATTCTAGATCTAATGGTTTCATTTCAGCACTGGATTTAGCTTCTATAATGAAATCTCTAATTTTACCGAACAAAGTTCTTTCACAGTTATTTAAAAGCTCTAGGATATATTCAGATTCAGTAACTTGAGCTTGCGGAGTTTTAATAACAGCAATACTTTGAGCCAGGGCTTTAATTGTGATTTCAGTTATTTTTTTGATAATTTCTGAATATTTTGTAGCTCTATACTTTTCTATATCATCCCCTTCTTCGGGTAACTGACTTAAAATTCTTTGTTCGTCATATTGTGATTTATTATTGTCAGTAAGATTTTTGTAAGTCATTGGTTTAAGATAGATTTCCATATCGCCGTGTCGAATAGGCGTAGAATAATCTGGACTTTTCATACCATCCAGCATTACTCGTAAATCAACTAGTCTTTGGTCTTCGTGCGTACATTTTGGGCAAATTGAAGTAAATGGCATTTCGTGGCCATAACTAGCTATTCTTATAGCTATTAAAATACTATCTACATCAGTAGCTGGCATGTACCAAGCATTTTTGATACTAGGTAAACAGCTCTGGACTACATTAACAACAGCATCGCCATTAAACAAGGCATCAGGTGTGCGATAAGTGATTTCGTCTATAGCAGTCATCGGAAACACTGGAAATTCCTTATTAGGCGTCATTTCCAAGGTTCCGGGCGGATAATATTGCCCTTGACTGGGTAAACGGATGTAAATTGACGGTTGTCTAAAAAATTGTTTTAACGGATTGGTAGTTGCATTCATGACATTTCCTTATGTATAAATATAATTATGGCAATAAATCTGACCCCCGAAGAAATCCAAGAGAAGATGTCCCAGTTGTTTGAGGACTTTGATAACAAACGGATCACAGCCCAGCAATTAAATGCTGGCATGAAAGATTTAAAAGTTGGAATTTTGGGTTTTGGTGACGAGCTAAAAAAATTAAAAAGTGCTCTGGGTTCTAGTGCTACCCAGATAGCTACTAACATGGCCCAAGGTGCTCAAGGGCAAGCAGCATTTAATGCTGCTATAAGTACTGGCGGTAATGCTGTGGGCGACTTTGCTATGCAATTTGGTCCAGCAGGGATAGCAATTGGTTTATTCATTAAAGCAATAACATTTGGTATTAGTGAAATCAATAAGATAACTGATGGCTTGTTTAAAGCCAATCAGGATCTAGCTGGCATAGGTGCCCTTAGTGGCGGCATGATGGAAGTTAAAGATCAAATGCGAAATTTTGGTCTTGGATTAAACGAAGCTGGATTCGCAACATTAAACAAAGTATTAGGACAGAATGCAGTTAGCTTGTCTAACATGGCAGGTAGTGCTAATTTAGGTGCTAAACAGTTTGGTCGTGTAGTAGATGAATTAAAACCTTTGCAAAATTCATTTATTACTATGGGTCTTTCAATTGAGGCTCAAGCTGAAGGTATTGGCGATTATCTTAGTATACAAACAACATTAGGTCAAGCTCAACGAATGACTACCCAAGAATTAGCAGCAGGTTCTGCTGATTACTTGAAAAATATGTCTACGCTTAGTAAGTTAACTGGAGAAAGTGCAAATGCGTTAAAGAAAACACAACAAGATGCGCTAACTATTGAATCATTTTATGCTAAACTAAGAACATTACCTGACACAGAACAAAAAAATCAACTGGCAAGATACGCCGTTCTGAACAAAATAGACAAAGATATGGCAGTAGGTTATGCGGGACTAGTATCTGGTCGACTAGGACAAAGTAAACAAGCAAATCAAATTTTTCAAGCTACACACGGAGTAGCAGCCAGACTAGCCCTCGATAGTAAAATGGCTCTTGGCCAGTTTGTAGTAGAACTGGGCAATGCTACTGGGGGAACAATGAGATTACAGCAAGGCCTAGCGTTATCTAGTAACAGTTCAAACACGTTTGGTCGTATTCAATCTAATGTAGCTTTAATGGAGTTGGGTCGCAATAAAAAAGCTCTCGATGCTGCTATTCATGCTGCTAACGCCACAGAAGCAAACGCAGCCGGAATGGATCCTTTGACAAAAGGTCAAGCTGATTTTTTACAACAGCAAAATGCCGTGCGCGATGAATTTCAGGATATGGCATTCAAATGGCTACCAGAAGTTAACGCTGGATTTCAAGGACTTTATAAAATCATACACAGGATACTACATCCTTTTACCAGCTACGAAGAAAGTTTAAAGCAAGCTAATCAACGAGCTCAAGACAGAAAAGATTTAGCTAGTGCTGGTCCTATATCAGGAAGCGTAGAACAAGTATTAGCCACTATAAAAAAACGCGAGTCAAGTGGTGGCAATTATAATGCTCAAGCTAGAACTGGTAGCGCATCGGGTGCTTATCAATTTATCGATAGCACATGGCAAAGTCTCACTAAGAAATATGGAATGGGCACTCAGTATGCCAAAGCCAAATTAGCTCCAAAAGAAATACAAGATCAGATAGCAGCCAAATATGTACAAGAAATCTTAGACAAAAATGGCGGAGATATTAGTAAAGTTCCGTTAGTATGGTATACAGGTAATGCTCAAGGGCAAATGTCTCCCCAACAGTTGGCAGCCAACAGCGGTTTAAGAGCAGAAACTTATCAAGCCAAATGGATGAATGAATTTAAAAAAACTAGCAGCAGTAGCGGATATAATGGAACTTCAGTAACCGGTGCTTCATCACAAATAAAAGGAGATTTGGACGACAACAGCCCAGTTAAAACAAGCGCAAACAAGTCTACTAGTGGTATGTCATACGATCAACAGATACTAGCACAACAAAAACAAACAAATGATCATTTAGCTCGCATAGCCAAAAGCAACCAACAAATACTGCAGAACAGGTAATATAACACTAAATATAACACTATGGCAATTAATAACGGCAAAAATGGGCGCAACGGTGGCTGGCGTAAGTATTTTAAAGTAGCTGATGTCAATCAGCTGGGACAGTTAAGTCCAATTTCTGGTAAAAATAACTTTGGTCTTCCTGGATACAACCGCCCTGGGTCAGACTTTGAAAGTGGCACTCGTAATGAGTTTGCTTTTCGCAACTATGCTAGCCGTCTTCCTGAAGTATATTCCGGACATCCTAATCGTTTAGAGCGTTACAATCAATATGAAAATATGGATTGTGACAGTGAAGTCAATGCCTGCTTAGATATTATCGCTGAGTTTAGTACTCAAGCTAATTTAGACAATAACACTCCTTTTGATATTGAATTTAATGATCAACCAACCGATCACGAAATTGAAATGGTTAAGAAACAATTAATACAATGGACTAAACTTAACAAATTAGATCAGCGTATTTTTAAATTATTCCGAAATACTATTAAGTACGGTGATCAAGTATTTGTTCGTGACCCAGAAACATTTGAAATG